AAGAAGATTTCCGTGATAATTTCTATAGAGATGCTGACATGGAAAGCGAATGGCTTGAAAGTGCTGATATCAATACCATGCAGGATGTCGAAGTTAAGTACAATATGACTTGGCCTCATTACTCTACCCCAGAAAGAGAAACAGGCGGAGTTAGTATAGAAGATGCCGCAGATAGTTTTAGTCGTGCTATTGGACGTGAAGTGCAGGCCAGCAACAACTATCACAGCCGTAGTGTAACTAGGCCAGATGCTAATAATCTACACTATGTTGTAGAGCCGGATGGCAGTTTAGAAGCAGACGAAGACGAAGACGGAGGTTTAGAGTTTGTTAGTCCAGCATTGCCTATTAATGAACTGTTAGACGACTTGAAAAAAGTTAAAGCATGGGCAGACAAAACTGGTTGCTATACCAATGACAGCACCGGCTTACATATTAATGTCAGCGTTCCCAACTGGAAGGGCGACATGGCTCAGTTAGACTATGTTAAACTTGCTGTTCTAATGGGTGATGAATATGTGCTCAATGAATTTGGTCGTGCTGGTAATACCTATGCTAAGAGTGCCCTTATAATGGTTAAAGAACACATTGCTCAACGTCCTGAAGATACAAAAGCATTGCTAGACAAAATGCGCGAACATTTAAACACCAGTGCTGCCAAAGCAATTCACAGCGGTAGCACCTCAAAGTATACAAGTATTAATACTAAAACAGGCTACATAGAATTCCGCAGTCCGGGTGGCGATTGGTTAAATGAAAACTTTGACAAGATTGAAAATACACTATATCGTTTTGTTGTTGCCTTAGATGCCGCAGTAGACGAAACAAAATACAAACAAGAATACGCTAAAAAGCTTTATAAGTTATTAACAGGCAATGACAAAGATGCTACAAATACCATGGCTTACTTTGCTAGATATGCGGCAGGTGAATTACCTCAGAGTGCATTAAAGAGTTTTATTAAACAAGCACAGTTTGAACGTAAGGCAGGTAAAGAACCCAATGGTAAGAAAATGTGGTATAGGGTTGACAAAGAAGGACGTGGAAAATCTGGTGCCAGCGTTGAAGTTGTTGCTACATCAAAAGAAGAAGCATTACAAAAAGCAGCCAGTGAATGGAGCTTGAAATTAAGTGCATTAGGTGCTGCCGCTGTTTATCCTGTTCGCCCATTTGATAACAACGCAGACAACTGGGAAGTATATAACGACCGTACTGGTGAAGTTGTTGGAACATTTAAAAGTGTAGATCCTGATGGAACATCGGATAACTATGACGCAACTGGTGATGATTATAGAAAATGGCGTTATCAAAATGGCATTAGTAATACGGAACCAAGAAGCTTTAGTCGTCGTCCTCGATTTGACAAGAACCGTTATGAATTGTTTAACTTAGATAGAAATAAAAGGTTAGATGAACCAGTTCCTGTAAGTGCTACTACAGATGAACAAGCATTGACTTTCTTAGATGATTATATTAATCACGGACCACACGGATTACAGCCATTCCAAGCAAAACGTATGTTTGGTATAAGACGTTGGGGCGATAGTAATGCTGAACCTATACTAGCAACTCCAATTCGTGCCACGAGTGGTGAGCCACAACCTGCTGGTAGCGTAGGCCGTGCCGCTACAAGTCCAACAGAACAATGGAAAATTATTGATGGCTTAGGTCGCGAATTATATCGTTTCCGTCCTGCAGAAAATACAAGAGCAAGAGCCAATGTATTGGCAGCATCATGGATAAGCACAAATAACTTCAACGGTAACTATCAAGTCGAGCCAGTAGGAGAAAATGATCCAGCACCACAACAGCAACCACAATCTCCGTCGAGTCTTGGCGCTAGAACAGATAGACCTTTTGTTTGGAAGGTTCAAGGCACTAATTCTGGATATCAAAGAACAGGCGTAGAAGTTATTGCTTCTAGTGAGTTCGAAGCAAAACAAAAAGCTAGACAACAATGGAATTTAAACACAAGTGGACAGTCTGAAGAAGAATACTTTAGAAATAATGGTTGGATTGCTACTCCTGTTCGTCCTGCACCGCCAAGACCTATTCCCGGCGTCACTGACATTGAGCCTGATATAGAACAAAACTTTACATCTGCGCCTGGTAGCACAACAGCATTGCCTAGTCGACTCATGTCACCTTTTGTTTGGAGGGTTTTCGGATCAAATGATTCTCCGCATCAAAGACAGGGTGCAGAAGTTGTTGCTTTTGATGAATTTGAAGCGATGCAACAAGTTAGGCGTGAATGGAATTTAAACACAAATGGGGCAACTGAAGCAGAGTTTTTTAGAGCTAATGGATGGCGTGCAACTCCGCATCGTCCTGCTACTTCAGGAAGGCCTGGCGCTGTAAGACCTATACCCGGCAGCACTACAGACTTACAGCGACAACGTGCCGCTGGAGGCTTTACAGGTGCTTGGAAAATATTAGATACAGACACTGGCCGAGAATTATATAGATTCAGTGGAATTGGTAATTCACAGGCAGATGCTAATAGAGTTGCCGCAGACTGGCTAAGACAAAATGCTCCAGAAGATTCAGATATGACACAAATTGAAGTTGTGCCTATAATGAGATAATATATGAGATTACTTGAATTAAAAGAACAAACAATAGACGAAGCTCCAATGAATCCTGCTGCCTTTGGGCAGGCTATTGCCACTGGGCAAGAAGCAGGAGTATTAGTTGGCTACGAATTTGAAGTTTGTATTCCTGAAGAAACTGTCAACTCTAATACAAAGAAAAAAACAGTGGCCGGTGTTACTAAAAATACAGTTGCTCGAGACATTTTAGATAACCAATTATTTGACTATTTAGATTTTTATACTCTGTCTATAGAGAATTTTGACAATACTTTTAAATTTAAACGACCCGTAAATGGTTTTAATTCTATAAAAGAAGTTTACAATACGCTGGCCGCCGAAAAGTTAACAAATATTAGATCTATATTCAATAAAATTCCAGAAGATGTTCGAGCAAAATATGTAAAACGTGTCAAACAACAAACAGATCAATGGACAGCCAGCGACACTGTGCCAGGTGAGTTTGGCAAGCAATTAGACTTTGCAATGAGATTGGGCAGGACTATAGCGGGAACTACTCCTGTACATAGAACTGTGAGAGACCTAGCAAATAAAATGGCACAAGAAAGCAATATACAATGGGGAGAATTGATTGGTAGATTGTTGGGTATCGAACAGGGACCAGGCGGTTACGGATATGACATATCAGAGGATTTTGGAAGAAAGTTTAATCAATTGTTTGATTATGATCCCGATGAAGCCCACAGTATATTGAATTTAGATGGCGATGACGAATACGATGAATACGATGAATACGATGAAGATCCCAGTTACGCTGATGCTGCCGAAGTTTTAAAATATCACGTAGCACAAACCATGGGTACCAAGGTCAATGTATTCACTTCATATCATGAGAGAAATAAAAACATGAGAGACTGGTATATTGAACCAGATGGTAGTTTACAAGCTGACGATGACATGGACGCAACAGCTGAAATTGTTAGCCCGCCACTGCCCGCCGTAAAAGCCATTGAAGACTTACAAAAATTCTATGCCATGGCTGGACAACTTAAACTATATACCAATGACAGCACAGGCTTACACATTAATGTCAGTATTCCATTAAAATTAGATATATTAAAATTGGCAGTTTTCTTAGGCGATCAGTATGTATTGAAATATTTTAATAGACAGGATAATAGTTATGCAAGTAGTGTTACTACAAGTTTAAATAGACACATACAAAGCGAACCTGAAACTAATTTTAGTATGAAGGCGCTTCAAGGAATAGTGGCAAATTATAGCGGATCACACACAGCAAGTATCAGTAATAATGGAAAATACATTAGCTTCAGACATGCCGGCGGTAATTATCTAGCTGACTATAACGGAATTTACAATACAGTAGGACGATTTGTTCGTGCTATGATCATTGCCACTGATCCAAATATGTATGCCAATGAATATAAAACAAAGTTAGCCAAGTTAATGAATCAGGATAAACCTGCCAGCAAAGACACACCTGCTAACAAATTGGTACAGTATGTTAGAACGCATGGCGTTCCTATTTTAACAGTTCATGTTGCAAATATGTCAAGAGCAAAGACTGCAGATTTAATTTCAAATCAATTTGGACAAGCATTTATAGTTGATTCTATAACTGCTAATCCAAATGCCAAACAAGAATTATTAAAAGCCGGCGGCGGCACAGGCGGGACCAGATATACAAATCAATTGATAGACAATTTGACACCTAATAAGTTTTTTACAGCAGTACTAAGTCCAAACCCATCACGGTTTTCAAGATTTCTACAAGGGCAGCCTGCGCCAGGTATTCATAGTATAGAAAGTAGAAACTGGAACACCCAGGGATATTATAGTTCAGTAAAAGGAAATCTTCCTCCCACTGATCCAAGAACACAGACATATATTAAAGCGTTACTAAAGATGCATTACAAAGGATAATGGAATGAGATTAAACGAATTTATAAACGAAAGCATTGACGATGGCAGAGCATATATCAAACGCTACACACGCAAACGTATTGACGGATCCACAGAAGTTCGTTATAATGTCATTGACGGTAATGGTGTTACTAAAAAAGCATTTGATGATTTAGAATACGCCAAAGGTTACCTTAGAGCTAACAGAGATTTGTTAGACAAGATTTAATTGAAATAAATATAACACTATGAGATTACTAGAAATTAAACAGGCCATAACTGAAGGCGGCAAAAGCGGTGGCATTCGCTACAACAGCGAAGTGGGCTTGCTTTACGGCCTAGTGGGTAAAGGTCCGTTTGACCCTAAGAATCCTGAACTGTCTATTCCTGCCAGTATCTTAATGAATCCTGAACAGACATACAAAGATATTAAAAGCCTGTTAGCACCCAACTATGATGAAGCTACGTTTGATGCTTGGGCAGGCAAAGGCTCAATGGTACGTGAAAAGATTGTGGCTAAACAAGGAGCCGAGCCTACCAAGCTTGGCTGGGCAGGCGGACAAAATATTGCCGCCGGCGTTACTGACGTTGAGTTCGAAAGTGGTAAGACGGCTGGTATTAGTATCAAAGCTGAAGGCGGTATTACCTTGGCCAATTTAACTCCAAAGGCCCTGGGTATTGAAACAAGTCGCGGCATTGACGTGTTTGCCATGCACGCTGGCCAAGAGTACAATGATATGAAGACCAAAGTCTTTACTGATGTACTAAAAGCCGCACAAGATACACCCGGTACGCAACTGATTCCATTAAATCGTTATGGCATTACCTATGATGACAAGTCTACCAAATACACTATCAACTTGAAAGGCGACAAAAATGTTACCATGACAGCACAACAGATAATGGGTGCCATTAGTAAAAACTCACAATGGCAGCGTGTATTCGGCGATTGGTTCCAAGCTAACTGGACCACTAAGAAAAGCTATGCTACTCCTTTGTACTCTAAGATTGCTAAAGTTTTTGAAGTTACCATAGAGCAAACACTAAACAAGTCTGGCAAGCTAGCCAGTATACTGCGCTTTGGAACAAAGCCTTACTACTACCTAAGTGCCAAAGGGTTGTACTATGTGCCAGCACAAGATGAAGTAGCTGACATTAAATTAAAAGGTTTGAAATACGCACAACCAGACGGTACCAGTCAGCGATTCATTGCTGTGATTGGGCGCCCTGATAGCGAAGATAATGCTGAACTAGATATCTATGTACGCTATGCCAATGGCATGTTCGAAAGCAATCCAACTGTGCGTGTACAAAGTTTAAAGAATCCACAGTTCATTGGATGGGAACTACTTTAATTAAAATAAATCGAAACAAATTCGATAAATAAACTTATGAAGATTCGAGAACTAACAGAAGATGCCAGTGACATGGGTTCAGGTAGCGTAGCTACAGTTTCCATGCCATTTATGCGAATGCACCGCAGAAGAAAAACAAGAAGTATGCGTAAAGAATCAGGTACTGAAATACTACGCAGAATACCATATGCAAATATTGCTGAAGAATTAGCATTAGCATTAGAAAAAAAATGGACAGGAAAAAAGGATTTATAATGGATAAAGCAAAAGCCCGCAAAATGTATGAACTTGCAACTCGTTTGAGCAACGTTAATGCCAGCGAACTAACTGAACAACAACTCGGTGAACGCAATTTAATGATTACACGACTACAAGAAGAAATGAATAAACTACGCGAAGCTGGGTTGACTCCTTCAGTTAGCGACCCAGCTGACAATGGTCCAACCCAAGGCACACATTATAATGTTAACAAGCTAGGTGGTGAAATTGGTGTTGATCCTAGAGTTTTAAGAATAGCTATTCAGCGTAGTATGACTGGTAATCCAACTAGACAAGATACACTAACACTAGCTGATGCATTTTTAGGTATTTTGAAAAACGGCGATGACCAAACTATTCAAAATATTGCTAACATTATCAAATCTGGTAATCCTAGAAAAGAAATTCCGCAAGAAAGCACAGCGGCAATCGCAGAACGTAATGCCTTTGTTGATGCTATGCGTCAAGTTAAAAAAGGTGAGAAGTTTACAGTAGGCGGTAAAGAATTTACCAAAACAACCAGCCATGGTATAGGTGGCAAGGAAGAAGTAAAAGAAGAAATAAACACAGAAGCTTATGATAGACTACGAAAAGTTTTTGACTTCAGCAATTATAAGGGTTAAACCATGAATTTATTTGAACTATTTGAAAGTCCAGTTATTGCTGGTGCAAACAATTTAAAAGCCATTGCCAATGCGGCAACTACCAGCACCAGTGCTACTATTACACTTGGTGGTGAGCCAATTACATTAGAGCATCCAGAAGCTACATTTGTATACGGTTTGTACAAAAAATCACTACAGAATGGTCGCCAGGAACAATTCATGCAAATGCTGGCCGATCCAAGATCATTTGATCAATTAATGGCTGGTATGCGTAATATGATGAACAGAGATCGTGGTCCAGAAATGGCACAAGCGGCTGCTCAACGTATTGGTCAACCTGGCGTACAAGAAGGCATGCCAATTGCTGAAGCAGTCCCAGAACAAAACGACACACTAGCGCACATTGTCAAACGTTTCCCTAAGGAAGTTAAAGACTTTGCGGCAGGTCATGAACTAAGTGATGAATTATATCACGCACTATATGACTACTATTTCCTACATGGTGAAATGCCATATGGTACAGCAAAAGCTAGAGATGGTGATCCTTATGAATGGATTCATCAGCGTTTCGATCAAGATGTTCATGACTATATTACAGAGTCCATCACAGAAGGCAAGAAGAAAGTCACTGAACGCTATGATGATGAAGACGATGATTGGTATGGTTTCAACGACAAAACTCGTAAAGCCGCTACTGGTGGTACTGTAACTAAAACTAGTTCAGGTGTAGTTCACAAAGGCAAATACGGCAGCGAATATCAAGGCGATGACGGTGACGAAGAAGATTATGATGAGTGGGGCAACAAAAAGCCTGCGGCCAAGGCAGCGGCTAAAGTTGCAAAAGCTGATGCTAAGGCTGCAGCCACGCCTAGAGCCGCTGGCCGTCCAAGTTCGAGTGTTCAAACAACCGACGCTGGTGAAAAGATCACTGATTATAGACTATGGTATCATAAGTCTAAGAGATTACACCCAGAACGTAAAATTGTAGGTAGTGCAGAAAATGCTGTAGCAGTTATTCCAACTGGTGATAAATTTGCTATCATTGGTTCCTGGAATTCAGGTGCGGGTATGTTGGCACAAAAAGCAGGTAAGAAAATATCCGCTGTGCAATTACAAGCGTATAAAAGCGCAAGGGGACGTCCTGCTCGTCGTGCTGAAAGTGCTATGATGCCAAAGGGTCGTGGTCGTCCAGTGCGTGAGTTTATCGAACAACTACGTTGTATCGCAGAAGGATACAAAACTAGAGAAGAGATAAGGTCAGTTCTATGAGATTATTTGAATTCGCACAAGAACACAGTTTAACTGAAAGCGATAGCCCTGTAGCCAGTGCTATTACTCGTAGAATTTTATTACAACGCACAGACTTATTAAGTAAGTATGGTCCTGAAAAAGTTATGGCTGCAATCGATGATGTAGCGGACTTTGTAGGTGACACTGAAGAAATTGGTAGCAGTGACGTTAGCGGCTGGATCAAACAAGTTGAACAGTCATTGGCTGATATGACTGGTGAAGGTGTGGTAGAGGCCGGCGGTAGATATGGTAGCAATAATCCAGACACTATGAGTCCTAACAATTATGATCGTTATCAACAAGATCAAATGGATCAAGGCAAGCGTGATTTCAAACGTCAAGAACATGATGCTGAGTGGGAACAAGAAAAAGCTCACAGCGCGAATTTATCCGCACGTGATGCAGGTACTTGGTATATTCGCTTAAACGGTAAACTCATTAGAGACAAACAAGGCAATCCTTATTCATTCCGTGGAAAGGCTGCCGCAAATAAAGCCGCACTAACAATGCAGGCCAAACTGTTTAATCAGGGTAAAGAGTTTATGTTGACTACTAACCCCAACGATAAGCAACAAGGCATGGAGTAATACCAATGAGATTACATCAACTTACTGAATCAAAACAAAATGTAGCGGAAAGCGCCGAAGATCGAACAAGTTATCAGGTTGCCAAAATATTATCCGACAAAGGTATTAAGTACGAACGTGGCGGCGAAAACGAATTAATCAATACAATCGGTATGGTCCTTGTTAAAGAATTAAACATGAGTCCAAAACAAGCTCGTGGATTGATTAGCTATGATGAAGATTTTATCAGCGACACAATGAGCGAATTACAGCATATGAGCCGGGGTGTGAAAGAAGAATTCAACGGTGAATACGATGATGAAGCAGGCATGGCTAAAAGTAATCTACGTACAATGGCTCGTGCTGTAAACGGTTTACTAGATACTATAGAAGACAATGACAACTTGCCAGAATGGGCACAGGAAAAACTTGCTAAAGCAGAAATGATGACAACTAGTGTTTGGGATTATTTACTAAGTCAAAAAGAACAAGGCATGGATCCTAAAGTAACAGAGGCCGATGCGCCACGATTTGATCCACTTGTTGCTAAAATAGCAGCCAAAATGAAAGGCCCAACAGAAAATGATGCTATAGCCGCATTAATAACTGTACTCGGCACTAGCGCATATAATGAACGCCCTGGTTTTTATAGGTTATGGCTCGGCCAAGCGATTGACAAGTATAGTAAAGAAGGTATGGCGGCCGGCAAATGAGATTACACGAGCTTACTGAATCAATCCAAGACTTAGATTCTCAATTTGATATCATTGAATCTTGGGTAGAACAACTTGCCGAACAACATGGTGTTGATGCTGATGTAATTTGGGAAGACTTTGAAGAACTAGGTGATAATGACTTACTAAACGAAGCTGCCGCTTGGCAAAAGAAATCAGGTAAAAACAAGAACGGTGGTTTAAATGCCAAAGGTGTTGCCTCTTATCGTAGAGAGAATCCTGGCAGTAAATTACAAACAGCAGTTACTACTAAACCTAGTAAACTTAAAAAAGGCAGCAAAGCAGCCAAACGCCGCAAATCATTCTGTGCTAGAATGGGCGGCATGAAAGGTCCAATGAAGGGCGATAATGGCAAGCCAACTCGTAAAGCATTGGCTTTAAGAAAGTGGAATTGCTAAAATGAAAATACAAGAACTAATTGAAGCTAAACAACGTTTAGATCCCAAGTGCTGGAAAGGCTATAAAAAGCAAGGCACTAAGATGAAAGGCGACACTAGAGTTAACAACTGTGTGCCTGAAAGTGCTGATCAAGGTGTGGCGGAAGTTGCTGGACCTGCTGTCGATTCAAAAGGCCGCACACAACGTCAGTGGATTCAAGCTGTCAAGGCAAAGTTCCCCGATGCTAAAATTATTCAGTCTAAGATGATTGATGGTCCTTGCCAAGCAACATTAACTGACGGCAGAACACTTGTATGGAAAAAAGTAGACCAAGTTGAAGAGATAATTGATCCAACTGGTGCTACAGCAAACGCATTACGTTATGTTGGTAGAAAAATAGCCACTGTTTTTCCATTGTTAGCAGTAGGTGGTGTAGGTGCAGGATTGGCTTACGCTGGACTAATGGCTCCTATTGTAGCCTCAATGGGCGGCGTGGGTACTGCACTGGCTGGGTTAAGCACCGAGGTCATGGCCTACGGTGCTGTTGGCGGCATGGCGGCGACACCATCGTTGATACAAATTATCAAAGATTTATTTGCCGCAGATGAAAATAGTATTCAAGCAGGTATTAAGCGTTGGGTAGAAAAACATGTAGGTGACGAAAACGATGTACTAGAGTTTATGAATTTACATGCTCAGAGTGCATACTTGAAACAACGCCTATTCCGTTGGAGAGCCAAACAGTGGGAAGTTAAAATGAAACCCGATGAAGCAGAAGCCTACTTAGAAAAAAATAATAAGCATTGGTTAGACATGGAAAAGCAAAAAGTCATCGATGCCGAAAAAGCAAAAGTCGATGCCGCAAAGGCAGAAGTAAAACCAGGTATGGCAGAAGGATTAGATGCTGATCAAAAGAAAGCTCGTCAAGTTCCTGGAACTGAAATGCCAAAAAAGACTAGTCCAGTACTAGGTAAAGCACCCAAGCAACATCCTTTCAAAGGTCGTGCTGTTGGTGACGGTCTATAAATAAAACTATGAGATTAGAAGGTTTTGTAGCCAAAGGCTGGGGCTCGGAAAACATTTGGGCTACCAATGACAAATACTGCGGTAAACTATTAAAGTTTAACCAAGGTGCTAAATTCAGTATGCACTTCCATGCTGAAAAAGAAGAAACATGGTATGTACTCAGTGGTAGCTTTATTGTTCGCTGTATTGACACAGCCAACGCCAATCAATACGAACAAACTTTAAAAGAAGGTGATGTATGGCATAACAAACCATTATTACCACATCAACTAATCTGTGTAGAAGAAGGTGTTATCATTGAAGTCAGTACACCTGATTCAGTGGAAGATAATTACAGAGTAGGCAAGGGCGACAGTCAAAATGCGAGTAATGGTTAATGGTACTTTTGATATCCTGCATCGCGGGCATATCGAAATGTTAAACTACGCAAAAAGCAAAGGCGATTATTTGTTAGTGGCAATTGATACGGATCGAAGAGTATCAGAATTAAAAGGTCCAACTCGCCCTGTTAATAATCAAGAAGATCGCAAGTTTCATTTAGAAAATTTAAAAGCAGTTGATCAAGTACTGTTCTTTGACAGTAAAGAACAGCTAATAGATATAATGAAATCATACAAACCCGATGTATATGTCAAGGGCAGTGACTGGCAAGGCAAAAGTGTCGAAGCTGCCAATCACTGCGATGAAATAATTTTTTACAGCAGAGTCGGTGATTACTCTACTACCAACACCATACTTCGTATTAGTTCGTCAATTGAACAAAAGATAAATAATTAAAAGGATATTATCATGGACGAACTTTCACAAGCACTTAAAGTAGTTTTAGCAAATCACTATGCTTTTAGTTTAAAAGCACAAAACTTTCACTGGAACGTAGAAGGCCCTGACTTCAAACAATATCACGATTTGTTTGGCGAAATCTATGAAGAAGTTTATGGCAGTGTAGATACTATTGCTGAACGTGTTCGTACTATTGGCTTTTACACACCTGGTAGTTTTAGACGTTATCTTGAACTAAGTCAAATTGAAGATCAAGTTGAGATTCCAAACTCTCGTTCAATGATTGAAAAACTATTAGCAGATATCAGTACTGTACAAACTAGTATTAAAGTTTGCTATGACTTAGCCGAACAAAACAGTAATCACGGACTAAGTAACTTGATGGCTGAAAGACAGGATGCATTTGCAAAACATGCGTGGATGTTAACTGCTACATTAAAAAATAGATAATGCAACAAACTGAAAAGATAGTAAAAGATTTAGTTAAAGTAACATTAACAGAATCTCAAACTGCCGCGCTAGTATCATTTATTGACGATCGCGGCCAAACAATATTCAAAAACAGCAACTTACTCAAAGTCATTAACAAAAATGATTTTGACGCTGTTCCTACTGAACTAAAAAAATGGGTAATTGAAAATGGTAAAGTTCGCAGTGAACTTGAACTGTTACGCCAAAAAGAAATTTCTCTGTTTACCAAATAACACTTGACTGATGATGTGTAATACTATATAATAGTAGAACACATTTTATTAAGGAGTGTTTATGGAACCGCGTATGTTTTCCGGCGATGAAAAAGCCAAAATTAAAAAACTATTTGCCGAAGGCATTCAAGTTATGGGTGAAGTTGCTGCCTTGTCCGAAGGCTTGAATGAAACTATTAAAGCCATTGCAGAAGAACTAGACATGAAGCCTGGCGTACTTAAAAAGGCATTGCGTATTGCTTATAAGAATGAGTTTGCCAAAGAGCAAGATGCATTTACTGAGGTAGAAGAAGTTCTCGAAGTTGCAGGTCATCGTTGATTAAATTCCTAAAAGAGCAAACATGGCAATTTTATTTTGAATGGCTATGTACGGCTGTTCTTATTATCGGAGTTGCCCTGACCAGTTATAATGTTTATCCTCTAAACATTTGGCTCAGTTGCCTAGGCAATCTAGGTTGGTTTGTTCTCGGTATACTATGGCGTAAGTGGAGTTTGATTATTGTTCAACTTATAGTTACATTAATCTATGTTGCAGGAATATATAATATACTATGAGTTATGTTGACGCAATTTATGTAAAAGATAAAGACCTTATTAATGTAGTAGAACGAGTTGATGGAGTAAGAAAGTTTAAAAGTTTTCCTGCCCATTACCTGTTTTACTATGCTGACAATAAAGGTCAATACACAGGCATTGATGGTAAAAGACTGACTAAGGTTGCTGTGGCCAGTAACAAAGCTTTCGATAAAGAAAAGCGCATATATGGACACAAACAACTTTACGAAAGTGACATTAAGCCATTAAACAGATGTTTAGAATCAAACTATCTAAACAGTGACGCTCCACAAGTCAATAAGGCATTTTTCGATATTGAGGTTGCTTACAGTAAAGAAAAAGGGTTTGCTGATCCCAGCGATCCGTTTAATCCCATTACTGCTATCTCTGTACATTGTGGCTGGCTGGATAAACTAATTACATTGGTTATTAAACCTGACCTAATGGCACAGGATCAAGCAGAAGCTATTGTAGCTAGATTTGATGACACTATACTTTGTCCCAACGAAGAAGATATGTTGGATACGTTTCTAACTATCATTGACGACGCTGACATTATCAGTGGTTGGAACAGCGAAGGCTATGACGTACCTTATACAGTTAATAGAATTATTAAACTCATGGGTGCGGATCATACTCGTAGATTTTGCCTATGGAATGCTAAACCTAAGAAGCGTGAATACGAAAAGTATGGTAAGATTAGTGAAACATACGACTTTGTCGGTCGTGTACACTTGGACTATCTTGACTTGTATCGTAAGTATACCTATCATGAACTTCACACATATCGACTTGACTATGTAGGTGAGATTGAAATTGGCGAAACTAAAGTTCACTATGAAGGCACATTGGATCAACTGTATAACAATGACTTTGAAAAGTTCATTGCGTATAACAGACAAGATACCATGTTGCTGTTCAAGATGGACGCCAAGCTACAATACATTGACTTAGTTAACGTGTTGGCCCATGCAAACACAGTTACACTACGCACAACAATGGGTGCGGTGGCTATGACTGATCAAGCTATTATCAATGAAGCTCACGGGCGAGGAGTAATGGTAATGGATCGTAAGCGTGGTGATGGTATTGAAACACAGGCCGCAGGTGCTTATGTAGCTTATCCTAAAAAAGGTGTACATGATTGGATCGGGTCAATGGACTTGAACAGTTTGTATCCTAGTTTGATCCGTGCTCTTAATATGAGTCCAGAAACTATTATTGGACAGGTGCGTCAACAACAAACTAAACAAGAACTTACAGCATGGCTGGACAGTGGCAAAGGCTTTGCTGACTACTGGGATGGAAAGTTTGCTGTACATGAATATGATCAAGTCATGGCTAAAAACAAAGCCTATGATGTTATCATTGATTGGGAGAATGGCACCAGCACAGAAATGTCGGCCGCCGAAGCATACGAGTTAATTTATCTAAATGGTAACCCTTGGATGTTAACTTCCAATGGCACAATCTTTACTTTTGAAAAGCAAGGCGTTATTCCTGGATTGCTAGCACGTTGGTATAGTGAACGTAAAGAACTACAAGTCAAAGCCAAAGAAGCATATGGTACAGATATGTTTGAGTATTGGGATAAGCGACAGTTGGTCAAGAAGATTAATTTGAACTCGTTATATGGTGCGTTGCTCAATGCAGGATCTAGATTCTTCGACCTACGCATGGGACAGAGCACAACACTATGTGGTAGACAAGTTGCCAAGCACATGGCCAGTCAGGTAAATGAAATGTTTACTGGAGAATATAATCACTTGGGTGAAACTATTATCTATGGTGACACTGACAGTTGTTACTTTAGTGCTTATCCAGTTTATAAAAATCAAATTGGCCGCAATGAACTTGAATGGACTCGTGATAAAATCATCGAGTTATATGATACAGTGGCAGATGAGGTCAATAATACATTTCCTGGCTTTATGAATCAAGCATTTAATTGCCCCACTAACTATGGTGAAATTATTAAAGCAGGACGAGAAGTTGTCGCCAGTAAAGGCTTGTTCATTACTAAAAAACGTTATGCCGTTCTTATCTATGATAAAGAAGGTAAACGCAAAGACAAAGATGGAGAGCTCGGCGAGATTAAAGCCATGGGACTCGATCTTAAAAGGTCTGATACTCCTGAATTCATGCAAAAGTTTCTTGAGCAAATTTTGCTTATGGTTCTCAATGGACAAGACAAGCAAGACGTTATTGATGCCATCAATGAATTTAGAACAGCATTCAAGGAACGTCCAGGTTGGGAGAAAGGTACACCCAAGCGTGTTAACAACTTAACCAAACATACCGAAGTCTTTGCAAAGACTGGTAAGTGCGGAGTTGGACATGCTATGGCGGCTATCAATTGGAATAGATTTAAAAAAGCACACAGTGATCAGCGCAGTATGGATATTACTGATGGTATGAAAGTTATTGTATGTAAACTTAAATCCAATCCAATGGGTATAACAAGCATTGCTTATCCAACTGATGAACTTAGACTACCAGAATGGTTTAAAGAATTATCGTTTGATAATGCGGCTATGGAATCTACTATTATTGACAATAAAGTGGACAACCTAATTGGAGTTCTTGACTGGGATATCAGTGCTAGTGATCAAAAAACTAGCTTCGATATGTTGTTCGGGTAACTAAATAAAAGACAGGATATGTTTGGCACATATCCAACACTTAGCAAAGTATATTTTGGTAATATACAATTTGACTATCTAAACCTAAATATAGTATAATATACTATACAGGAGAAATAATTTGAAAGACACAATTTTTGACATCGTCAGACACACAGCAAGCCTTGGCTTTTTTGACTTGGCTAAAATTACAGGCACAGATGAGGAAACTGAAATCTGGACTTGTGATGAAAAGAAAACCGTTGTACTAGACGCAAAACTAAAATCACCAAACGCAGGACTAATTGGTGAAGTTGGATTAGGTAACTTAGGTTTCCTAAATGGTATTACTGGCCTTTATAATAAGGAAGGCGCTACTGTAGAAGTTCTTACAGCGGCACGTAACGGTGAAACTATTCCCGACTATCTGCTATTTAAAGACGCTGATGGAAACAACGACAAATATCGTTTGATGAGCAAAGAGATCATTGACACACAACTGCAACAAAGCAAGTTTAAAGGTGTTAAGTGGGACATTAGCTTTGATCCAAAGAAAAGCAAAGTAAGCGAAATGGCACAAAAGGCCAGTGTTTACTCTTCAATTGAACCAACGTTTACTGTAAAGACTGAGGACAATGATCTTGTTCTTGTTTTTGGTAGCGACACTGCTGGTAGCCACTTTGGGCGAATGACGCTTGCTCAGGGAGTTACAGGCAATATTAAAGAAGGCTATGCTTGGCCTATTGATAAATTTTTATCAATTCTTAAACTAGGCATGAGTGGCGAGTGTACTGTACATTTTAGCCAAGTTGCATGTATGATTACCATTGACAGTGGTATCGGTACATACAATTACATTTTACCAGGACATACACGATAATGGCAACAAAAAAATTGACCCCAGTAAAGCGCAAGCCGGATCCAGTCAATGACGTTGACATTGACGAAGAAGTTACATTACCCAAGGCAAAAGTTGTTGGAACTAAGAACACAGCTTCCAAAGATTCTAAGCCAGAGGTTACGCAGAAAGAAGTTCTCGACGAACTTAAAAAGCAAACAGAATATTTACATAGAGTAGACTGGAAGCTTTGGATGCTAATGAACATGGTTCGTATCATCGGTGAAGAAAATGGTTACACCTTTAAATTTGGTGGCATGGATACTAAGGAGAATGAATAATGAATGATAAACAAGCAGATGCAATGTTAAAAAGTCTCAAGAGAATCGAAAGTTTTCTTGAGGCGATTGATTGGAAACTATGGAACTTCCATCAAAAGGTTATCGGAGCAGGTACTACTGAAGCCGACGATATAACTGACGAAGATGAAGAGACGGAACAGTTAGCCGCTGTTATCGAATCACCAAAAAAAGCGGTAGCCGCTGAAACTACAAAGTCAGCGGCTGTTCCTGGTTATCCTACCATCGAAAAATGGAATTAAAATGAAGAAGATGATTTGGGTTACCTTTCGTAAGGAAGGCATACACAAGTACCCAGCGGCTCTAACTGATCCTAACTTGGCTACCGGAGATGAATATGATGTCAGCTTTCTTGGCTATCCTCACAGACACATGTTCCATTTTAAAGTAGCCATTGAAGTGTTTCATGATGATCGTGACATTGAATTTATTCAATTTAAACGCTGGTTGGAAAATCTTTATAAAGGTGCCATACTGGCATTAGACTTTAAAAGTTGCGAGATGATCGCAGAAGATTTGTACACACAAATTAATGCTCGCCATCCCGGCAGAGCAGTGACAATAGAAGTAAGTGAGGACGGTGAAAATGGATGCTACATTCAATTTGAACAGAAGTAAGGTTAGAACAGTGCATAACAATAATAATTCTTATGTTAGTCGTGCAATGATTAATATCAATGATATTAAATATGACTTGCTAAAAATTGCCGAGTTATATGACGGTGTTTTACAAGAAGGATTGGGACACTTGCCCGCAGATATGTTCCTGGCATATCTCAGTGATATGAGAAACGATCGGTGGATTCATAGTTATGAAATCACTGAAGTTATGCTCAAAGAGTATAGCTACACATATGATGTTGGTATTCAAATTACCAATGATCGCACTCCTAAGAAGCTAAAGATTCATGTTGGCTTATATAAGAGTACTTGGCCCGACTTGGCGTCTACCATGAAATATAATGGTAGCGGTTATGTACGGTCTTAATTTTTGTTTTAAAAACCTAAATACAATCTCCAACAAAGGAGAAATATATGTTAAGTAAAAAAACTAGAATTGACTTACAGGCAAGGAACAAAGATTATGCTGTGTTCCTTCCAAGTATCAGCGGCTTTTATCAAACCTTTATCAGTAAGGAAAGGAACAATCCTGGAGTGGATGTTCTTCCTGGTCGTGTTCCTGCTGAGTTTGAAAATGGTATAGAAGGATTTAACTTCCTTAACAAAGAAGAAGCATACTTCTACTATCCAGATTCATTATATTCAGCAGGGCACGCCCAACTAGATATTGCCAAGAGTGACGTCGAAGAATCAATGATTCAAAAGCGCGATAAGAAAAATAATTTTATTCTCGGCGATAGTGGTGGATTCCAAATTGGCAAAGGTGTTATTAACTTTGATTGGCAACGCTTCTGGGAGAAACAAGGCGATGCTGGTTATATTGGCACTGCTGACAAAACTCGTATGTCTATCCTTAACTGGTTAGAACATACCGCTGACTATAGTATGGTACTTGATATTCCGACATGGAGTGCCGCCCCTATTAATCAAGAACGCACTGGCTTAAAGACTTTTAAAGATTGTCTAGATGGAACTTTGTTTAACAATGATTTTTTCTTAAAACATCGTAAAGGTCAAACTAAGTTTCTGAATGTTTTACAAGGCGGCAACAATGTTGATGCTGAGATTTGGTATGAAGCTGTAAAGCATTATCCATTCGAAGGTTGGGCCATGGGCGGTAATAATATGAAGGACGTAGACTTGATGTTACGTCGTTTAATTAAACTACGCGATGATAAATTGCTTGAACCCGGTCATGATGTTATCCACTTCTTGGGTACTAGTAAACTCGAGCTTGCTTGTTTGTTAACTGCGGTTCAGCGTAACATTCGTGAACATATTAATCCTAATATGAAGGTAACGTTTGACTGTGCTAGTCCATTTTTAGCTACTGCTTATGGACAAGCGTATACACAACACGTTCACCAGAATAAACGTTTTAGTTATATCATGGATAAAGCTATCGATGACAGACGTCTTGCTGGTAATACAACTCCGTGGCCATGGAGTAGTCCCATTGGCGATAGAATGACCATGGGTGATATTTGTTATTACAAGCCCGGTGACTTGAACAAGCTAGGCAAAGAAAGCCGCACCAGCTGGGATAGCTTTAGTTATTTTATGATGATGGGACATAATGTCTTTCAGCATATTGAAAGTGTACAACGAGCCAATGCGTTACTAGATACTGCTTGTGCCTTACACAAACCAGATCCAAGTAAGTTTAGTAAAGCCAAAGGTGTCAGTGCAGAGTTAAGTAACTGGGTTCCTCGTTCAGTAATTTATGGTGTCGAACTTATTAATCGTGTGTTTACCAGCGAAACTCCTTATACTGAATTGGATAATGCTCAAGCATTACTGGCAGAACTTAATGGCAAGAAAACTCTTAAGACCACTGCTGTTAGTCATGGTATGTTGTTCGAAGACCTTGAGAAAGGTAACGACAATGATGCAGAAGCGGCTGAAGCATGGGATGAAGACCAAGCTGATGAAATTCTTGCTGAGGCATTAAATGGCTAAAGCACTTATAATTGGATTAGGGTTTGGACAGGCTGTTTATCTGCCTGTGCTAACTGAACTTGGTTATGAGGTAATTACTGTTGACATGGATACATCTAAAGGTGCTGATTTTTCAAACCTAGACGATGCTATCCGTGTTCACGGTAAGTTTGATACTGTGAACATTTGTACACCAAACTTCACACATATTAAATTAGCAAGAAAAGTAGCCGCATTAAGTAAAATTGTTTTTGTAGAAAAGCCAGGCGTAGCTAACAGTGAAGCATGGCGATGGCTTTGTATTGATTATCCTCAGACTCGTTTTATGATGGTAAAGAATAACCAATATAGAGATACGATTGAACAGTTCAAAACACTAGCCAATCAAAGTCATACAGTTAGAATTGTTTGGAATAATAAAAATCGTATTCCAAACCCAGGCAGTTGGTTCACTACCAAAGATTTGGCATTCGGTGGAGTTAGTCGAGATTTAATGCCTCATATGTTAAGTTACTATGTGGCCTTGACAGACTATACAAAAGGTAATAAACTATACAGCAACGCAATACAACGACATGAACTCAAAGATCTTATTGATACTGATTATGGTAGCGTCAATCATGATGGCACTTACAATGTCGATGACTTCTGTGAATTCGAATTTAAAAACGGCGATACAACTTGGGTCTTAACTGCCAACTGGAAAGACAATAAAGCCGACGATGTTTATATTAGTTTTGACATGAAGAATAGTGCTGCCAAGTTTGTTCTAGGATTATGTCCAGAAGAAGCATACAAGTCTATGATAGAAAACGCTGTTACAAACCTAAATAATGATATGTTCTGGAAAGAACAATTACGACAGGATCTTTGGATTCATCGGCAAATAGAAAACTTATGACACGTATATTACAAACAACTGGCCAAGGTAACTTTACAGAAACAACTTGGATTAATCCAAAGTGCGGAGACTATGAAATTACTGTCGAAAGTATCATGACTGGTGTGTGTCGCAGTGACATCGATATGATGAATGGAGACTTTGGCCCGTTACCTATTAATATGCAGGGCCATGAAGGTCTAGGTCGCGTAATCAAAGTTGGTAAAAATATTGGTATGACGCAAGTAGGAGATATTGTAGCTACACGTGGTGAACCTGCTTATGCAGATGTATACAATGTTAGGGCCAACGAATATGTAGTGGTTCCAGAAGCACATCCAAAATATATATTAGAACCCGTTGCATGTGGAATTAATATTGTACAGCAACCTATTAGAGAAATTGCAGAACGTGCGGGTGCGAGTAAACGTTTACTAATACTGGGCAGTGGCTTTCTTGCGTGGGTTGCTTTCAATGTTATTCTTATTCATCATTTGGATTTTGAAATCACAGTAGTTGGGAATAGTAATAAAGAACTTTGGGGTGAAGTTCTTCATCAAGAATATCAAGGCACATTTGATGTGGTCATTGATCTAAGCAGTAAGATGGATATTTTTGAGAAACCTATTCTAAATAATGAAGCATTAGTAGTGTTTGGAAGTCAAAAGAAAGTAAGTACAGACTTCTCCAATTTACTTTGGAAAGCCTGTACTATGATATTCCCAAGTCCGAGAACAGACGGCTTTTATCATTGTATGAAGGATGCGGCATATTGGATTGAGCAAGGTGATATTGTAGTTGACAGTTTCTGGACTCGAGCGTATAATAGAGACACTGAATGGCAACAAGCATTTGCTGATGGCCTCAACCGCCCTGCGGGTTATAGCAGGGGTTATATATATTGGAATAATAATGGCAATTGATACAATAGGCCGTAAGGCTACAACTTATTTTATTGGTACAGAAGTAGAACGTACTGCTATGTATGGTGAACGTACATTGTTTGTAGTGGGTGTTCAGCCTGTGGATAAAATTGTTAGTTTACTTAATGAACATAAACTACGTCACATTTATCTTGGCACAAGTCAAAGTTTTACTCCCAAAGACTACGACGACTGGAAGGCATGGGATAAAATGATCATCGAATTACTAGAAGCTGGTTATTGGGTTACGTTAGACTTTGGCGTAGAATACGCCGATACATTTAACGAAGAGGGATGGAGTGAGTTCAATACATTTATTCCGATGATCAGTGTCAAACTTCCCTACATTAAACTATACAATTACAATGCTACATTAAAGATCGATGATACTACGTGGGGACACAGTAACCCAGGAGTATGGTGTCATAGTCTACACGACTTAATGGATAGAAAAGTTTACACAGACTGGAAAGATTATGTAGGGGACGAAAATGTCTAAAATCTTTCTAGTTGATTTAGAAGCAGTTAGCACACGTTATACTGGACAATGGAAAGAACATGTTCCACAATTACTTAGAGAAAAAGGCCATGAAGTTCAAGTTATCTCTGGTCCCACAGATATCCCTAGCGCCGCTACTCCTGGTGCATTTCTCAATTTTGGGGGCACTAATATCTATAAGGCAAACCAAGTTGAACAGCTTGGAAGACTTTTTTGCGAGGGATCCATTAATTCCGGCGATCACTTTGTGTTTACTGATGCATGGCACCCAGGTATTGTTAACTTAAAATATATGAGTGAACTGCTGGGCATTCCAGTCGTTACACATGGCTTATGGCATGCCGGTAGTTATGATCCGCAAGACTTCTTAGGTCGTCTTGTTGGCAACAAGCCTTGGGTACGCAATGCAGAGAAGAGTTTCTTTCACGCATTTGATCACAACTACTTTGCCACAGACTTTCACATTAACATGTTCTCAGATAATTTGTTTCATGATGAGGTTGTGGAGATGGAAGATGACAAAGTTATCCGCACTGGTTGGCCCATGGAATATATGGATGATACACTTAGTCCATATAAAAAATTAAACAAGCGTGATCTTATTTTATTCCCGCATCGTCTTGCACCTGAGAAACAAGTTGAAATCTTCCGTGATTTAAAAACTCACTTACCGCAATATGAGTTTATTGTTTGTCAAGATGAACAATTAACTAAGAAACAATATCACACATTACTGGGACAGGCAAAGATGGTGTTCAGTGCTAACCTACAAGAAACATTGGGTATTAGTTGTTATGAAGGCGCTGTAGTAAATGCTATCCCAATGGTACCAGATAGACTAAGCTACAGCGAAATGTATTTAGATGTATTTAAATATGAAAGTAAATGGACAGAGTCATGGGAGTCGTACAATGTTTATCGTCCTGATCTATGCCGTGCCATTATAACACACATGGATTACTATCACACTCGATTACGTCAGCTTAAAGAACAAACAGAATATCTGGCTATGAATTTCTTTAGTGCGAAAGATCTGTTAAATAATCTGTAATGATTGTTATATATTTCTTATTATGGACGTTTACGTTGTACTGGATACATCGTATTGGTCATAAAACGCCATTTGTAAAAAATTGGCACAGAGATCATCATAGTTACATAGTTAATTATGGATCACCGGGTTGGCAATGGAATAATTTATTTTTGTTTAATGATACTTGGACTAGTACATTAGATTTATATGTAACCGAAGTTATTCCTACCCTACTGTTCAGTTTAATTACTGGGCAATGGTGGATCAGTGTATTCTATTATATATGGGCAGCCTTCTTCCAAGAAAGATTTGAACACAATAGTAACATAGATATGCCATTAGTTACTACAGGTAAATGGCATTTAATACACCACCAGCAACCAACTAAGAATTACGGATTGTTCTTTCCCATATGGGATATATTATTTGGAACCTATAAACGTGTGGACCAGCGAAAATAATTGGTATAAGTGGAGTTATGGCGCCATGGCTGCGTTTGAAAAACAAACCAGTGACTTGCCATTTAACACTAGTTACGACTGTGGCTTCGTTGGTGCCATTGGTTCTTTTAAAGAAGAACTTATAAGGGCGGCATCGAGTACACTAGATCATTATCCTGGATTAAAGCCATGTATATTCTTCAGTGGTGGGTCTGACAGTGAATTACTACTGAGAACATATTTAGATATAGGATCAAATCCTGAAGTATATATTGTTAGGTATGAAAATGATTACAATATATACGATGTAAGCTATGCTATTACAATCTGTAATATATTAGGTGTTAAATATCATCTCATTGATTTTCAATTGGAAAAGTTTTATGATAGTGATGCTGAGAAAATATCTGAGCTTGCACAAATTGACAGGCCTAGAGCATTACCTTATTGTAAGTTTATGGAACTAGTTGACGGATTACCAATTCTAGGGCAAGGTGATCCACATTGGGTTAGATTGAATGATAATTATTTACAGAAAGGTGAATGGAGATACCGAGACATGGAGGTATTTATTGGTTGGGACAAATACGCAAGATATTTAAACAGGCCAGCTATACCAGAATTTTTTAAATGGACGCCTGGTTTAATATTATCACATACTAAACTAGATTGGTTTAATAAATTGACAAATGATGAATACTCGGGCAAATTAGGTACTAATTCTACTAAATTGCAAGGTTACAAAGAAATATATTCAGACATGATTCACAGACAAAAACAAACTGGTTTTGAGAAAACCGACGCGATGATTAATAGTTTTGAACAATTTTTGTCAAAGAAATATAACGGTTTGCCTTATAGGCAACACCAAGATAGAACATTAGAAGAACTCAGGAAAGAAATATTAAATGATTAAAATACAAAGTTATACTACAAGTCCTAGTTGGTATCAAGTAGACACCAGTCATAATCTACCCACTGTTACTGGCGCGGTACAATGGAACGGTAACAGTAAATGTTTTGAAGTTAGTATTGGTAATAGTTGGCAACGTATTGATAATACTGTTCAAGTTTCTCATAATTATGATATGAATATGGTTGCTCAATGGGTAATGAAAAAGATGTCGGAGGAAGAAGAAACTAAGAAACTGCGTAGTAAATATCCAGCACTAGACGAAGCATACAATCACTTAGAACTGATCAAAGCATTAGTAACTGTAGGGCCGGAAACAAATGATATTCAACAAAATTAAAAAGTTAAAAGAAGATGGATTAAAAGTTGGCATAACTTTCAGTACCTTTGACTTATTTCACGCAGGGCATGTAGCAATGTTATCTGAAGCAAAAAATCACTGTGACTACCTTATTGCCGCATTACAGACTGATCCTACAATAGACCGTCCTAATACAAAAAATCCTCCCATACAAAGTATTGTAGAACGACAGATACAACTCAGTACCAATCGTAATGTAGATGAAGTTGTTATCTATCAAACAGAAAAAGACTTAGAAGACCTCTTGCTTATTTTGCCTATTGATGTTAGAATACTTGGAGTAGAGTACGCAGACAAAGAATTTACAGGAAAACAAATCTGTACAAATCGAGGAATTGAAATTGTATTCAACGGCAGGGATCATAGTTTTAGTTCAAGTAGTTTGCGTAAACGTGTAGCGGAAGCAGAAAGTAAAAAATGACAACAAAAATAGTAATTATTGGTTTAGGATTTGTAGGTAACGCTATCCACAAATCTTTAGATGGTTGGATGAGTAATGATACAATCAGTTTGATTGATCCGGGCAAAGGACTTAATACTCCTTATAGAGATATCGAAGACTATGATGCTGCCTTTGTTTGTGTACCAAGTCCACAGAGCGCAGATGGTACTGCTGATACTAGCATACTAGAAAATGTATTGGCTACACTTGCCAGCGTTGACTTTAAAGGTGTAATCATTAGTAAAGTTACTGCACCACCTGGCGTTTATCAACGTCTACAAGAAAGTTATCCAAACTTAGTACACGCTCCGGAATTTTTAACTGCGGCCAATGCGGAAATAGATTATCGTAGTGGTAAGTTTGCTATTATCGGCGGTGCTGTGTCGGCATACAGAAACGAAGCTGAACGTATTATTAAAATGACACAAACTAGTTTAAGTAGTGTTTTACATTGTAGTATTCAAGAAGCGGCATTGGCCAAGTATAGTATTAATTCTTTTCTAGCCACCAAAGTTGTTTTTATGAATGAGCTGGCATTGTTAGCCAACGAGTTAGACTGTGATTGGGAAACTATTCGTAATGCAATTACATTAGATAAGAGGATTGGGCAGAGTCATATGCAGGTACCCGGACCTGACGGTGATTATGGATTTGGTGGCATGTGCTTTCCAAAAGATACAACCGCATTACTCAAATGTGCGGAACAAGTCGACGCAAAGCTAAGTGTTTTGGACACAGCAGTTAAAACTAACCTTATTTTACGCTTGACAGATCCTAAATAATAGTGTATACTTAATACAACTGGCAACTACCTCTGCCTTAACATAGGAAAAAATTATAATGACAGCAACATTTAAAAAAGACGAATCCGTTCATGGAACAGCCTTTACATTTAAAAAAGACAACATTGTTGATACTGCGGAAATCAAAAACATGACTGAACCAGTAAAATTAGAAACAGGCCTGGACGCAATGGCAGGCGATGGCGGATACCAAGAAGAAAAGTATCTAGGAAACTATCTACGTTTTAAGATGAAACGTGACGGCAAAAGGTTCTGGGCAGGTGATAATATTAGTGAATATGTCAACGACCATAACAAAGAGCAACTGATCGACGAAGCTGAAGAAGCATTTGAACTAGTGCTGGATCGTTTGCTTATTGACAGAGAGAACGATCCTAATAGTAAAGGTACCGCAAGACGACTTGCTAAAATGTACTTTAATGAAATAATGGCAGGAAGATATGAACCAGCACCAGACGCAACAGCATTTCCAAACGACTCGCAGGATCGTTATGAGGGCATGTTGGTTGTTCGCAGTGAGCTTCGCAGTATGTGTAGTCATCATCATCAACCCGTTAGTGGCGTTGCTTATATTGGCATTATTGCCGCGGAAAAGCTCATTGGACTCAGCAAATACACAAGAATCGCACAATGGTGTGCCCGGCGAGGTACTCTCCAAGAGGAACTTGCTAATGACATTGCTAGGGAAATCGAAAAGGCCACGGGAGCCAAAAGCTTAGGCGTATATATACAAGCAGTACACGGGTGCTGTGAGAATCGTGGTATTATGGCACATAGCAGTCTAACACAGACCACAGTATTGAAAGGATCTTTTAAAGAAGATCCGGGTGCAAAGAAAGAATTCTTTGACAATATTAAACTACAACAGGAGTTTGCTTCGCGATGAAAGATCCAGTAATAGAATCTAATGCCAATGAATTAAAGTCATTAGTTGATCGAATTAATATTATTATGAGCGACCTACAAGATATGAATGTAGAAGTTAGGATTGCTTATATTGCCAAAGACGAGCCAGGACATCGTATTGATACAGATTCTGATAGACAGCGTATTAAACTTTGGAAAGTAGAAGAGCGTAATGGCTACATCTAAGCCAGGCTATGGTGCTATCCCGCCCGGCGGTACCAACGGATCCTTTCTAACTGCTAATGGCTTGAATGGTACTAATTGGTCAGCTCATAACATCCCGCAACATACTAATGCTGTTCAAATCGGTAATCCTGATCCTGTTATTACATTTAAATTGGACGGTGATATTGTTACCAAAGCAGGAACTATTACAGCAGATGATTGGATCTCTGTTATTAAAATCACGAAACAGTTGATCATGGACATGAGCAATGATGAGGAATTAGTATCTAAATATCCATATATACGAGACGCGGCGCATATTTGGATGATGAACAAACTTAAAGGAGAATGATATGAACGAAAATATTAAACAACTAGCCATAGAGTGTTATAACCCTTATGGCAATTTTGACACCAAAAAGTTCGCCGAGTTGATTGTGCAGGCATGTGCTAAACGCTCAGAAGAACTAGGACAACCTGAACTAGGAACAGGATTAATGAAACATTTTGGAGTTGACCATGAGTAAATTTTTAAGTTGGTTTGAGCGTAATCGCAAATCCATTGGCTATGTAATCGGTGGCGTCAATTTAGGATCTGGCGTTGGACATATTATTAATGGCGATATTGCCAATGGTGTGGTATATGTTATATTAGGATTGGTACTAGTTTTAGATACAAGGATGTTCAAATGAGTAAAGTATATCTAATTAAGCCTCTACACAAGAAAAGTGTAGTATGGCACGTAGAAATGTTTCGCGAAAATGCCGATGGTAGTATTAGCTGGTTTAACATTGACGAAACATATCGTTGGGGACAGGGCTTTATCGAAGAAGATCTAGACTGTAATCTTCCTTGGCAAGGTGACAATGTTGCTTACGCTCGAGCAGATGTAGGCTGGGGTTGCGAATTCGATGATAGTTGCAGTGTTGAATGGGAATTCAGCGATGACATTCCAGAATTAGAACAACAAGAACTCAAAGAAGCATACTACGAAGGTGGTGCAGGTTGGTTGTATGATGGTGAACATGATTGGCAGGAAGAAGATTGTGCGGTACACATCATTGCACCATATCAAGTTGATTTGTGTGAAGAAGATGGTACGGTCATTGAAGAAAATATTAAACTTAAATCGCGGCCGGTAACAAGCAATGAATGGCCGTTTGTATTTCCAAAAGACAGCGAACAAGGAGGCTAATATGGCAACACGCAAAAAGAAATCAGATCTTATAGGTAATTCAAAAATTATACTATCAGAAACTAAAATAGTTAAAGAAAGTCATTTAACAATTACATACAATAATGGTTATCCTGAAAAATTAGAATGGGATGACGAGGCGTTGTTACGGGACGTTAGACTTGCTATTCTGACAGCAGAAAGTAAGATACCCGTAAGTGAAGAATCAAAAGAAAGATGGACGCAAGAAGCAGGCGGCCTATAAAATATAAATGGGCAAGTCGCAACAACTGATATCTCTTAACTTTTGGGAATCCAAACAGTTAGAATATTGGATAGAAGATAATTTTCCAGATTGTCGAGTTCGTTGTCTTTACGATACTTGGAGTGATCCGGAGCAAAAAGAATGGTATGCCATAGAAGGTAATATTACACTTGACATGGAACTACTTCTGAAGTTAAAATATGGTAATAAATTAAAAGGCTCTAACGCAGGAATAAGATATGGATAAAATTAAAGTAAGTGAAATCTTTTATAGCGCACAAGGAGAAGGTCGATTTATTGGCGTACCTAGTGTGTTCTTTCGAACATTTGGTTGTAACTTTAAATGTGGCGGTTTTGGCCTGCCCACAGGAGAAAAGACTACTGAGCCTGATGACATAGGCGCTAAAGTTCACTTGTATAAAACATTTATGGATCTGCCACTAGCACAAACTGGTTGTGATAGTTATGCTAGTTGGCATCCTGCATTTAAGCATCTAAGTCCTTATTATAGCATTGATGAAGCTATCGACGAGATGTTAAAGCTAACTCCCAACCATGCTTGGAAACAGGACAATGGCAATGACGTACATCTTGTCATTACAGGCGGTGAGCCTTTACTAGGATGGCAACAACTATATCCAGATTTGCTAAGTGAAAACAAGATGCGCGATCTCGAAAACTTAACCTTTGAGACAAACGGCACTCAACACTTGCATGAAGACTTTAAACGTTTCTTAACAAACGACTATCACTTGCGTAAAGATCAAATTACATTTAGTGTTAGCCCTAAGCTAAGTGCCAGCGGAGAATCTTGGAAAGACGCCGTCTGTCCAGAAGTAGTAGTAGAATATCAAACACGAGGTTTTACATATTTAAAGTTTGTTGTTGACAAGTTAGAGGACTTCAAAGAAGTAGATGCCGCAACAGCAGAATACAGAGAAGCAGGATTTAAAGGTCCTGCGTTTGTCATGCCTGTAGGTGGCACTGATGCCGCATACTTTGCTAACAGTAAACACATTGCTGACATTGCTTTAGAACGAGGTTATCGATATAGTCCTAGACTACATGTAGACATTTGGAGTAATGGGTGGGGTAAGTAATGTTTGGAACAGGATATACCGGAGGAGATCCAATGAAAGCACAAACACCTGCAAAAGGTATAATGTTTGATGCAGATTATGGCAATAGTAAAACGTACACCATTGCCTGCGATTGTCAAGATGGTGATCATCAAGTTCATATGTGGATTGAACTGAACGGAGATAAAGATACACAGGACATTGAAATGACATTCTATGTAAATACTACCACGCCCTTCTGGAAAGAAGGATTTAGTCGTGTTAAGGCCGCATGGGATATTTTAGTACATGGCTATAGAGAAGATCAGCATTCATTGATCTTAAACAAACAAGCGGCATTGAATGTCGCTAGTACAATTACAACTGTAATAGAAGAATTAGAAGGAATTAAATGAGTTATTTGTTTACCAGTGAGAGTGTGTCGGAAGGACACCCAGATAAAGTTGCTGATGCTATCAGTGATGCCGTATTAGATTTAGTTATGGCGCAACAAAATCCTTCACTTAGATGTGCTTGTGAAACTCTTGTTACAACTAATAGAGTTGTTGTTGCAGGCGAGTACAAAGGTGTTTTGCCTCCGGAAGAAGTAGAAGTTGCTATTCGAAAAGTTATCAAAGACATTGGCTACGAGCAAAGTGGGTTTGATTGGCGTACTGCGGAAATTACAAACTTACTTCACGGGCAAAGTGCTGATATTGCTTTAGGCACAGATAACTTCGGCGCCGGGGATCAAGGCTTGATGTTTGGCTATGCGTGTAATGAAACTGACACCTACATGCCTAGTGCAATTTATTGGAGCCATCGCATTGTAGAAGAGCTTACTCGTCTACGAAAAAATGGTATGATGGAATGGCTCGGCCCAGACGCTAAGAGTCAGGTTACATTTGAATACAATGATGATGGCTCACCTAGACGTATTGCCAAGATTGTATGTAGTACACAGCATAGAGAAAGCGTTAGTCTTGGCGATATTAGGACTAGTGTCAAAGATGTTATTAAAAATATTTTACCCGGTAAGTATGTTGATGACAATACTGAGTTTTATATTAATCCTACTGGCAGGTTTGTTATTGGTGGCCCTGATGGTGATACAGGTCTCACCGGTCGTAAGATTATTGTTGATACTTATGGTGGGTATAGCCCTCATGGGGGCGGGGCTTTCTCAGGGAAAGATCCCACAAAGGTGGACCGTAGCGCCGCTTACTTAACTCGCTACTTGGCTAAGAACATTGTAGCAAGTGGCAAGGCGCCCTGGGCCACATGTCAAATTAGCTATGCTATTGGTATGGCGCAACCAATGAGTTTTTATATTGAAACAGCTGATACAAAACAAAGTCGTGAATTGACTAAATGGGTTCAAGAAAACGTTGATTTAACACCAAAAGGTATTATTGATCGTTTTAACTTATTTAGGCCTATATATAACTTAACAACTAATTATGGACACTTTGGTAAAGCATATTTGCCATGGGAAGAAGTGGACTTATTTTAATGTTAAACAAATTAAAAAACCTATTTGCTAAAAAAGAAGTACCAGGTAAGAACTGGAAAGAAAGCAAAGAACCACAAGTCCGAGTAATCAATACAGACTTTGATGAAAACAATCCAAGACAGGGGTTTATGGAATTGGAATGGAATCCAGCTTTCATTACTTTCCTTAAAGAGCACAACTACCAAGGTACCAATGAAGAAGAAATCGTCGACAAGTGGTTTACCGATTTGTGTAAAAATATTGGACAACAATTAGATGAAGAATCCAAATTTGTAGCCGATGCTGACGTTTTACCAAAGAAGCGTAAAAAAGTTGACAAAAACGTTTAAAGAAGGTATAATAGCATGTCTTCTAAAAACTTAGCTTTTAAGGTTAATTGGGTCGGTGACAGCCATATTGTTGTTGCGCTCAAAAAACAAGAAGAAGATAATTGGAAAGAGTTCTTAATGACAGTTAGAGAATACGCAGAGTTTATGTCTCTTATGCAAGAGTTTAATCTGGCTTTCAAAGAACAACTTGATCAGAAAATTATTGAATCTTACTTTAATGAATAAAACTTACTTACTTGTGGATGCCGCTAATATGTTCTTTCGTGCTCGTCACGTTGTTCGCGGCGAGGATGCAGAAACTAAAGCAGGTATGGCTTACCATATTATGTTTAACAGTATTAACAAAGTATGGCGTGACTTTAAAGGCAGTCATGTTGTGATCTGCCTCGAGGGCCGCTCGTGGCGCAAGGATATCTACGAAGGTTATAAACGTAATCGTACTGAAGCTCGTGCGGCTTTGAGTCCAAAAGAACAAGAAGAAGACCAAATGTTTTGGAAGGCATTCGATGACCTTAAAGATTTTTTTGAAGCCAAAAGTAATTGTACAGTACTTCAGCATCCTCGCTGTGAAGCCGACGACTTTATTGCTCGTTGGACACAAGTACATCCGGATGATACCCATGTTATTGTCAGCAGTGACAGTGACTTTTACCAATTGCTTGCACCAAATGTAAAGCAGTTCAATGGTATTACTAAACAGTTGATCACAGTTGATGGCATCTTCGACGAAAAAGGTAAACGAGTAAAAGATAAGAAAACCAAAGAGGATCTTCCTCCTCCCGATCCGCAATGGTTATTGTTTGAGAAATGTATGCGCGGTGATACATCTGACAATGTCTTTTCGGCATATCCAGGTGTACGTGAAAAAGGTACAAAGAACAAAGTCGGTCTTCGAGAAGCATTTGCAGATAGAGATACCAAAGGCTATAATTGGAACAACATGATGCTACAGCGTTGGGTAGACCACGAAGGCGTCGAGCACAGAGTTCGTGACAAATATCTATTCAATAAACAACTGATCGACTTGACAGAACAGCCAGAAGACATTAAAATAGCATTAGATGAAACAATTGCCACTGTGTCAGGAAAGGCTCCTGTTAAACAAGTAGGAATGCATTTTGTTAAATTTTGCGGTAAATGGAATCTTATCAATATCGCAGACAGAATGGCAGAACACGGCGAGTATCTAGGAGCAACATATAAATGATTTTAGCTAAAAGTATTATTAAAGATAAATTTTGGATTCTTGAAGAGAATGCCAAACGGGTTGGTATGATGAACTTTAAGGATGATAACTATACTATCAATCTTAAACGTAGAGATTTTGTTGTTCGTAATACTACTGAACTTAAAAATCTTGGCATCGAATTTGTTGTTCGTGATTTAACACAAGGCGGCAATATTGAAGTAATGGGTTATCCTACTGATCAAGAAGAAGTCTTTAACATCAAAGAAATGGACGGATATCCTACATTTACTAAAAAATCCACAAGTAAAAGTACTCATGTGGCAGGATGGTATGGATTGAAGTTCAAAAATGGGTGGGTTGCTAGCCTATGCCCTAGATTTACTACTATCAAAACCAATGTATTTGTGGGTCCTTACAAGACCAAGATGGATCTTAAAGTAGTTCTAAGCCAACAAAAAGAAACTATATTAGAAGATTAAGTTAGCATTTAATCTGTTTCTCTGATAAATAATAGTAGGAGAAACAGATAATGGCTAGACCGAAACCTACTATACTTTTAACATATACAGATCCAACAAGTTACAAAAGCGAAGAGATTTTAGAAGCTGAAGCCATCTATGCTGTTTTCTTTCAAGGTAAACCGTTTAATCTTAGAACACACTTGAACAGTTTACAAGACTATCCGGGTCCAAAATATAAAAAAGTAAGTTTTAGCAATTCAGGTCATGCGTTTAATCTAATGGAAAAGATGAATAAACTTTTTAAATGTAATGATTTTACTGTAGTGGAACTTTTACAAGGCGCCGAGGTCAATGAATATGACCTTATCAAAAGAGCAGATAAGTAAACTGGTTTTTGGTGAGATACAAAAATCAGTTGATACGCCATTGACCTTTTTTAGGGTTTATAAAAATAGCAAGGGAACAAGATTTACTGGCTTGGGTTTTGATCTAGCTAGTTTTTTATGGAAAACCTATACAGTAAAGCTTCCACAAGATTATAAAATTGCCAACAAAACTCTGCTAATGCTGGACAGCAGAATGGAATGGCCCTACTATCTTAGTAAGAAAAAACTTATATTATTCAGCGAAATGGATGCTTTTGAATTTACTTTATACTCAGGTGATATAAATTTATGGGCGCACAAAGAATGAATGCCAATGGATATTATTCAGTCAATGGTATAGAATTTGACAACAAAATTACTGCACTGATTCGTGCTTCAGAATTAAACACTGAAGTTAAATGGCATTACTTTGATAATGTATTTGAAACTGCGAAAAACAATAATTTATTAGTAGATACTAACTTAGAAGAATTATACAAAATAAGAGCACAACAACTTAGAGACAGCTATGATTATCTTATTTTAAATTATAGCGGAGGCAGCGATAGTCATAATATATTACATGTGTTTTTAAAGAACAATATCAAATTAGATTGTATCTATATACAATGGCCCGAGCGGCTGATGGACAAAGGTCTGTTCAATGTTAACACCAACGACAAATCTACATTTAACTTTCACAGTGAATGGGAACTAGTATTAAAGAAAGACCTAGAGTGGCTAGCACAATCACACCCAGAAATAAAGATAGAACTATTTGATTGGCTGGACTGTGTCGACGAAAACTTTTATACTGATAAAATATTTGAACAGAATGTTAGTAACTTGCCCAGCATGGCAAGAAGTATCAAGCAAAATAATTACAGTAAAACCGAAACAGAACTAGCTGGCAAGGGTAAACGAGTTGCCAGTATATTTGGTATAGACAAACCTAATATTGTAAAGCATCAAGGTAAGTGGCATTACTTTTTCGCAGACACAGCATTCATGGCACAAGCGAATCCTGGAAATCCCCATGGGCTGGAATATTTTTATAATACTCCTGCATTTCCTGAATTAACAACAATACAATGTAAGAAACTAGCCAAGTGGTATGATTCAAATCCCAGTCATTTGTATTTGGTTAAATCACGCACAGACAGAATCGCAGAAAATCCTGCTGTAGCAAATTTCACGCACAGGCAGAACATGGATGAGTACCATCAAATGGCAGAAATTGCCAAACTTGTGTGTTACCCTTACTGGGACTTTACTAGATTTCAAGCAGAAAAGCCGTTTAGTGTCTTGGATAACTTACAACTAGGTGTACGAGCCTGGGATAACATTTTACATGCTTTGCCAAAATTTAAAAGAGCACAACAAGCATGGGAATATCATTGGACCAGCTATTTAAATAATATAGACATTGCAAAGATGCGAAGCAAAGATACGGTACCCGTAATAAGATCAAAATATTATAAGTTATAACATGGAACTTTTTAATCCACATTCCAATGATTGGTTGAAAAATAAATTTTCAATTTATAATGATCTCCGTAGTCGCGATACCGCGTATTGGAGCGATACCTACAACATGTATATTATAACCAGATATGACGATGTTGTATTTGCGTTACATAATCCTGAAATTTTTTCGTCAGCCTATGGTAATCTTATTGTAGAGGATTCTCGAAGGTTTAATACAACGCTGGGTGCCAGTGATAATCCCACACATGATTTTCTAAAGAATATTGTAAGAAACGCTTATAGTAAAGACAACATGGATAGGATTACCTCATGCTTCTCTTATCATGCACGTCGATTATTATCGGATAAAGATAATCTAAATCTGTCAGATGTAATATCAGAGTTAAGTGCATGGTGTGTTGCAGAAATAATAAATTTTCCCTATGACAAAAAAGAAGTAGTGGATTTAATTATTGATATACAAAAGAAATCTAGTTTAGCAACAAACACTGATATCGATGATAGTTCATATAAAAAATTTAGGCACATTTTAAAGAAACTATGGGTTTCTAAGACAGAGCCACATGGGCCGGGAATTTATAATGAGTTTTATTACAATGATTCCATGGACCTTGATCCCGATGAACAGCACCCTAGATCTTCGTTGTTCATAGGACCTATAATCTCAGGAGCAAGTTCACTGGCTGGTGGATTACAGTTTCTTACTTTAGATTTGTGTAGAAGCGGTAAATTACATAATTTATTAAATGACAAGTCACTAATACATTCTGCGGTAAATGAATCTTTGAGGTACAATGCAAGTACAGGTAGGTTTAGTAGAACCGTTAATTCAGAGGTAGAATTACATGGCGTCAAATTAATGGCTGGCGACCGAGTTGCATTATGCCTGGATTCTGCCAATAGGGATCCTAGTGCTTTTACAAATCCAGATGTTTTTGATTTAGGTCGCCAGGGATCTAAATCCCTAGCTTTTGGGCACGGTATGCATGCCTGTATTGCATTATCAATATCTAAAAACATTATGTCAACTTGGCTGGAATTGTTGTTTGATATATTTGGCAATTACCGCATAACGACATTGGACTCCGAGCTAGAATATCTAATGACAGCATCCGGAAACAACGATTTGTTAACTAACCTACACCTAGAAAAGACGCAGAATATCACGAATAGTAATTCCTCAGCATAAATATATATAGTAACTAACCCCTAAGGAGATTATATGTTTTTAGTAACTAGAACACAAGTCAGACCCAACACGTCTGTAGAATTTTTTGGTCAAGATAATTCTGCTATAACGCCCGAAGCTATCGCCCATATGCGTGAGAATTATATCACTACCGGCAAACAAATTAATTCTGATCGAATTGTATCAGAAGATGGATTAACTTTGACTGTCGCTACGATTTGGCAATCAGAGGAAGCATTTAACGACTATAGAAATGACCAATTCGTAGTAGACAATCTAATTAACGTTAGCAACGCTTATTGCCAAGCTAATGGTATTGCTTCTACATTAGTCGGCAAAGAACAATTATAAAATAATATTCCCGCATTGTTTTCTGTATTTGATCAGCATCATATTTTTGTTGTGTTCAATCCTGGAAGTGGCGGGAATTTCCTTGCCGGAATCATTAACAACTTACTTAATTCAAATTTAACAGACTTAGATATATCCTCGACTGGCAGCAGTCATACTGTATTGCGTGACAAATCAACTGGCACAGATTATCTATCATTTGGCACATTAATGGAGGAACATGACTCATTTAAGTCTGAAGAAGATCGTGAGCTGTTCTATCTAGAAAATATCAAGAAAACATATACATCGGAAAATAATAAACCCGAAGTTATATGGACACATGATTTTACAAACATTCCTCTTTACCGTAAATATTTTAAAAATTCTAAGATATTGGTTATTAACAATACATCACATGATGAACAGTTGACTGCACTGTTTATGTTGGCTAAGAAAACTCTTTTAGACAAAAATTGCCTGTTGCCTATGTCAAGAGCCACATGGGAAATTGTCATGGAGAGATGGTCGATACATTGTATGAAGCAATTATTGCTGTTCAAGAACAGTGATGATGCTATCAAAATGGTAAACGATCGTTTCAATGCTGAGTACAACAATGACCTACACTATGCAACTATAAGAATGATACTGGGCTTTTATGGCATGTTACACTTAGTAGAAGAAGTTCCAGCACAAAGAAGTGTATATGAATATGTTATATATCCTGCTACAAAAACAACAGGAAAAAGATTAGATCATTATGTCGACGATGAGTGTGTAATATTACCATACAACTATCTTTCCACTGGTGACTATGAGTTATTAGTTGAAAAGATATCTGCAACATTAGAACGACCACTGAACAGTGATGAGCTGGGTTACATTAGATCGTCTTTTGATAGGTATAGGTCGTGTCAAGATCAACTATTATTATCAAACCCCAAGAGTTACTATAAAAATTTAAGAGCCGCTGTATTAAATAAAGTACAATGAACAAAACGGACCTAGGATATTACACCGTAAATGGTGTAAGTTTCAACACCAATAAAGTCGCGGCCATTTTAGAAGCACAAAGAGTAGGTGCCGATATAGAATGGCATTTCCATGATACAATCTTTAATTCTGTCGACTGGACTAAAGAACCTGAACCCTCACTGGACATGATGTACGAAGCCAGGGCGCGGCAAATCAGAGAAAAATATGATTATGTTATTGTATTTTGCAGCGGTGGTGCAGACAGTACGAATGTGATTAGAACATTTATGAATCATAACATTCATGTTGACGAAGTTGTTGCAATGATTCCAGAATCTGGTCTAAACAACTATGATTCCAATGACAAAGATTTATCACCAACAAATCTGATGTCAGAAACAAAATATGCACAATACCCAATTTTACATGAAGTATCTACACGTAGTCCAAGAACAAAAATTACGGTTATTGATATATTTAAAAATGTAGAGGCTGCAGAATCCGACTCGTGGATATTTGAAACTGAGGGTGATATGATCGATCTAGTAAGCCATAGTTATGGCAAATTAGATTCTGTGCCGCACTTAGTTGATATGGCGGAACGTGGTGTAAGTATTGCCGCTGTATGGGGTACAGATAAGCCGATTATTTCATTTATAGGTGATACTGTTGCTACTGTACTTGCAGATGGTCCCGCATATCTGCCCAAATATCCGTTTAAAACAGCGTATCCAAATGTAGACAGAGTACTATTCTATTGGTCACATGATATGCCAGAATTAATGGTCAAACAGGCACATGTTGTTGCTAGAGAATTATTAAAGCCTGAAAATATAGCAGTTTATCAGGCTTGTATTGATATGACAAATTTCAGTAAAAGGCCACAGGTTGTAAATTCTGCAGATGATATTATTTCAAATATGCACAAGCCAAAATTTAATCCTGCAGGATACTATTCACCTAAGACAATTTTCCAACGTGGCATAGTACCATTTGTATATCCAACAACCTGGGATAATAAAGTATTCCAAGTTAATAAATTTGATCTCACACAGACCTTCCTACCTGCGTTCGCAAGCTGGGTTTCAGAATTACATCTAGGGTCTAGGATAACTCAATTAATAGAAAGCGATTTCAAATCGTTCTATTCACAAATTTCACCAAAATACCTGAATCCAAATAAGTCAGGTTTTAGAATGTGTGTTAAAATATTTCCTATTGGAAATAAATACAACTTTAAAAAGAAACTATGAAACAATTTAAAAAATTATTACTGTCATCTGTGCTGGCATTATCTACACTGTTGTCTCATGCAGAACCCATCAAGTTAATAGTACCAGTGGCACCTGGCGGACTGGTAGACAATCTTGCCAGACTAGTTGCACCTGAACTAGCTAAAAAACTCAACACCACTATTGTAGTGGAAAATAAAGTAGGTGCCAGCGGATCTATTGGTACTGCATTCGTTGCAGGATCTGCTGCCAACGGTCAGACATTGGTAATAGGTAATAGCGGCACAATTAATGTGTACCCCATGTTGAATCCTGGCTTTGATGGATACAATTCAAAATCTTTTGTACCTGTATGTTTAATCGGTGGAGGCCCATTGGTATTAACTGCCAGTGGAGAAATACCTGCAACTAATTTAAAGGAATTACTGCAATACTTTAAAGAAAACCCAACTGCGGCAAGCTGGGCAAGTCCAGGAGTTGGAACACCACCGCACCTATTAGGCGAACAATTAAAATTTCAGTATAATATAAATTCCATGGTACATGTTCTTTACAAGGGCATGGCACCAGCAGTGGCGGATGTTATAGGTAACAGAGTATCGTTGATGTTTGATCTATATGGTCCACAAATGGCGGGTCTAATTAATACGGGTAAATTAAAACCTATCTTTGTAACAGACAGTAAACCTTTGGGAAATATCAGTGCCGCACCAGATGCATCTTTTCACGTAAGGGGCTGGCAAGGTTTATTTGTACCGGCAAGCACTCCAGAATCAGTGTTAACAAAATTGCGGTCAGCTTGTGAAAGTGCCGTCAATGAATCTACAGTCAAGGACCAATTAGTTACACTAGGAACTCCGCCATTAAATATCAAGCCCAGTGATGCACAAAGCTACATTGACAATGATACTAAGAGATGGACTACCATTATTAATAGATTAGACCTCAAAGAAAAGAAATAAACTTTATGAGCTTTGCATTTATTTTTCCAGGACACGGATCCGAAATGGCAGTAATGTTGGATTCATTGTCTTCAAGACAGGAAGTAAAGGATACTTTACAGGAAGCATCTGACATACTAGGGAGAGACTTCAATAAAATAATTGAAGAAGGATTACAAACATCCTTTTCCTTGCTACCAACAGCGGCGCCCGCCATGCTCACTGCTGGTGTTGCTGGATTTCGGGCATGGCAGGCATCCGGAGGACAACAACCTAGCATTGTTGCCGGACACAGTCATGGAGAATATTCTGCGTTAGTAGCATCTGGTGTTCTTTCTTTTAAAGATGCACTGGAAGCAGTTCAATATCGTGCAACACTCATGCAGGCCATCAAAGGCAGCATGGCTGCTGTAATAGGGCTCAGTGCTGTTAAGGTCTTAGAGTTATGCGCTAATATTAGAGATGAAACGGGAAAAGTTGTTGAAGCTATTAACTTTAACGCACCAGGACAAATATTAATTTCAGGCGACAAAGAGGCAGTAGAGTCAGCCATTATTGCCGCTGATGCCGCAGGGGCAAAAATAACTCGTAGACTGGGACTTGCTGTTCCTGCACATTCTTCCTTATTAAGACCAGTTTCAACAAAGCTACACGAGTACTTTCAACAAATAGAGTTCCGCACTCCGTTGATACCTATTATTAATAATGTTGATGTTGCTGTACTAACCAATCCAATAGATATCAAAGATGCAATGGCTAGACAAGTTTCAAGGCCTGTTCGCTGGCAGAAAATTATAGAATCAATGTCGTCTCAGGGAATTAAACAAGTGGTTCAATGTGGGCCTGGTAATGTTCTACATGAGTTGACTATACGTATTGATAAAAACCTACACAGTATGGCTATTGTGGATGAATTAACTCTCAACGAAGTTCTGCGAACTTTAAATACATGACCAAAGAAAAATTAATTGACCTCTTTACTACGACAGGCTATGACGTTTTTAAAAATATTGTAGATGTTAAACTTATAGAATCAATTAATAGAAAAGTAGATCTATTGGTGCCGCATCGTGGTCATGCCATGGATCACAAATACTACCCTGCTGATAAAGTAGCGGAATGTAATGATCTGGCAGTGTGGTGGAGTCAAGAACTAAGCGGGTGGCCAGAGGTTCAAGAGATTACTCGTCAACTTATTGATGTAATTGGAGTAATGTTCGACGAACCTAGCTCGTACATTGCAGACATCATTACCAATGAACCAGGTAATACGCATATCAAACCTCACATAGACAGTCCTTACCGATTCCCCAAATGGTGGAATGAAGATGAATTACTGGGCGTACAATGTATATTGCCATTGTGTGAATTCACCAAAGAGAATGGCAGTACTGGAGTGCTACCAAATAGTCATAATACTCGCTGGGTAGTCAAAGATAGTTATGCCGGAAAGTACAATGAAGAATTTTTGGCGGGTGTGGACCAACCAAAAATGGCACCAGGTGACGCACTAATTTATCATCCACGCACACTTCACAGCACAATGCCAAATAATACTGATGTTCCACGTAGAGCTTTGCTTATCCATATAACCAGCAAAGAAATGGCTCGCCTGTTAAAATTGGAAGATACAATTTGGCAAGAAGAATCAAAAAAGATGTCATCTGTGTAAACGAAATACCGAGCTGCCGCGTTATATATATGTAGGGACAAAAATGTCACTATAGTTCATTAATCAAAAGGAAACTTAAAATGAAAAATCTTATCGCTACACTAATCGTTGCAGTTGCCGCAACATCTGCTTTTGCTCAAGCACCTGCTAAGACAGAAGAAATTAAGAAGCCTGCTGCCGCTACAGCAGCCGCTCCTGCACCTGCTACACCAAAGGAAATGCCTAAGGTTGATAAGCCAAAGACAAAAGCTGAAAAAGAAGCTGAGGCAAAGGCAGCTAAACCAGCAGACACTAAAAGTGCTACACCTGCACCAGCACCTGCTGTCAAAGCAGACGAAAAGGCTCCTGCTAAGCCTGCCACAGCACCAACTAAGTAATTTAGAATTAAACGATGAAGACTATGATGGTGGTTCCGACGACATAGTTCTTCATTGTGGCTACGTTAGACCTAGACTTATTACTGTTGATTTAGACAATGATGATGTCAGTGATTATGTAGCACAGAGATTGGCAATAGCCCGTGAAAAGGCTATGATGGCATATAAAGAAAAATGGGCTTAATTGCCCATTTTCTTTTATTGACACAAATTGATTTTGGTGCTATAATATAGCATGACTAAAGAAAAAGTAAACGATATTATTCAATGGTCCGGTGCGTTTTTTATCACAGCCGGACACGTTCTTAATACACTTGGTAGCTCATATCACCAGGATCTGTGGAACATTGCGGCATTTGCAGTTGGAACAACCTTGTTCCTAACATGGACAATCCGTGTTGTAAATAAGCCACAGATGGCTGTGAATATAGCCGCACTGGCTACGATGGCTGTGGGCTTGTATAAAGCCTTTAATTGACACAAATTGGTTTTGGCGTTATAATACATATATAGTAACAAAACAGGAGCAAAAGATGTCCTACGTAATCGTTTCCAAAGGCACAGGCCTTATTGTAACAGATGGCCCTAATTACACTAAGGCTTACAAAACTTTTAGTGCCGCTAAAGCCACTCGCACTCGTTTGTGCAACAAAGCAGGCTGGAGCGAAAGCGACTTGAGCATTGTTGCTCGTGAAACTTATCGTGCGCCAGGTAGGATCACTGTTAAGAACTTGATGACTGGCAAATTGGTAGAAATCGATGCTGATACTCCTTGGGCTTGCCGAGTTGACAGCGAATCTTTTTGGTGTAATTGACACAAATTGGCAATTTTGCTACAATACATATATTAACAAAACAGGAGTCAAAATGACAAAATTTTCCATAGTTAAACCCGAACTGATTAAACAAGCCCTTCGTAAGAAAGCAAACGGTCAAAAGCATATTGCTCGTACAAAAATTGTCGAGGTCGCAGAACATATTACAGACGAAGTGGTTACATTTCTGACAGTAGACAATATGAACGAACTTGCTATGGCAGTAGGCGGCACTTATAAAGACGGCAAAATCATATTTTAATATTATGATTAATATCAACGGATTAACTCATGAACAGGTCGAGATGCTGGATATCATCTGGGGTTTCGACACCAAAGAAGAATACAACGATTGGATGGAAAACTTGGATATTGAAGAATACAACATGTGCCGTGGCCTGATGGAATTGCTGACTTTGGCTATTCTTGATGAATCTCTTGAGAGCCGAGGCCGGCCGGCAGATCGCTATAAAGATGCAAACAAAGTTATCAATCAAGTTAAATCAAAGTTGACACAAAATAAATAATCCATTATAATATGGATTGTTAGGAAGAATTATGAAACGAGAAATTATCACTGCTAAAGTTCCAAAACAAAAGCGACGTGCTGACTTCTTGTTCCATGATGGGCAGTTCAAGCCAAAGTGTGTTCAAAGCAAAGTTTTATACAATCGTAAAAAATTGGTAAAACTTAACATTGACACAAATGGTAAAGACTGCTAAAATAACGGTATGATAAGCAATAGTGCATGTCATACATTTTACACACACAGAGAAAAGGTAAATTTCAAAATGGCTACTTCTAAACTTTTTACAGTTATCGGCGTTTCAACACTTGCAGGCAAAACTAAAGTTCGCTTTGCTAACGACCTCGCCACTCGTATTAAAAACTTGGTCAAGAACGGACACACTAATATTGAGTTGTTCGAACTGCCAACAGCAATGACCAAAGAGGCTGGTCTTGCTTATGCTAAGGCAAACTCCTTGTTTGCTATTCCTGCAGACACAGACACTTCTGCAGAAGATGTTATTGCCGCAGTTAGTAAGTAATAGCATATTATATGCAGGGGTGTTCTGCCCCTGCTTTTTAATTTTATAAGGAAGTGTGATGCTGACTAAACAAGAGATAGAATATATACAGGCTGCACCTGCTCCTGGCATAGTATTCCAAACATTAAATGATATATTACAGTGGGAAGGTTGGAACAGTCCAACTCATAAAGGCTGGGTCTGCTGGGCTGTAGAACAAAGCCTAATTGCCAAAGGCTTACTTGTTAAAGTAAGTGGCGGCCGTGGTCGCGGTCGTAAAAATCATTTCATGTTAAAAGCCTTTTAAAAAGGAAGCGTGATGAGCAGACTCCAATTACATGGTAGACAATTTATGGTGTTCGATCCCAGTGACAAACAACACCGCAAGTGGTTCGCCGATTTTAACAAGAACAGATCATGGTCTCGCTGTCCAGTTCGTTTTGTGGTCAATGACGACCATGGTGATTTGGTCACCCAAATCCAAAGAGAGTTAATCCAACATTATGTTGACAAAGAATTTAAATCCATTAAAGAATAATATGACACAACCTGTTACACACAAAGTCGGCGACAAAGTTCGCAGTTCAACTGGCGGCACGATCACTTACACAACGACAGGTCTAATCCATACAATGTCGAAGAATCGTTAATTGACACAAATTAAGATTTTAGATATAATAGACACATAGTTTAACAAAAGGAGTTAGTAATGGCAAAGCGTGAACAGGCAAGTGAAGCCCGTACAGTAAAAATTAGTGAGGCAAAGCGGTACATCCGCCATGCTATGAAGGCTAAACGACCCGTATTTCTATGGGGTCCTCCAGGCGTAGGTAAATCCGACCTTGCCGCACAATTGGCAGAAGACATGGGCGGCGCACTTATTGACGTGCGTTTGAACTTGTGGGAACCTACAGACATTAAAGGTATCCCTTATTACAATGCTAAAGAGAATGTTATGAGCTGGGCTCCCCCAGCAGAACTGCCCACTAAAGAGTTTGCTAAGAAGCATCCCGTGGTAGTCTTGTTCTTGGACGAGCTAGCAGGTGCCGCACCTGCGGTACAGGCCGCGGCTTACCAACTTATCCTTAACCGCAAGGTAGGCACATATGAACTGCCAGACAATGTTGTTATTATGGCGGCTGGTAACCGGATGTCCGACAAAGGTGTAACTTATCGTATGCCAACGCCGTTGGCTAACCGTTTTGTACACTTTGAACTTCGCGTGGACTTTGCGGACTGGAACGTGTGGGCTTTGAAGAACCGTATACATCCAGACGTAGTTGGTTATTTGAACTACCAAAAAGGTGACCTCTACAACTTTGATCCCACAGTACACGACCGTAGCTTTGCTACTCCACGTAGCTGGAGTTTTGTGTCGGATCTTATTGATGACGAGATGACAGACAACGAGCAGACCGATATGGTATGTGGTTGTATTGGTGAAGGACTTGCTATTAAGTTTATGGCTCATCGTAAGATTAGCGCAGACTTGCCTAACCCCGCAGACATTCTTGCTGGTAAAGTTAAAGAGCTTAAGGTTAAAGAAGTGTCCGCTATGTACAGTTTGACAACTGGCATGTGCTACGAGCTCAAAGACAACTACGAGAACGCTAAGAAGAGCGGCAAGCTGGACACATGGCACTCTAACTGTGAAAACTTTATCCAGTTTATGATGGATAATTTTGAGGCAGAGATGGTTATTATGGGTGCCCATACAGCACTTAAGAATTACAACTTGCCCTTTGACCACAAGAAGCTTAAGAACTTCCCGGACTTCTTTAAACGCTATGCTCACTTGGTAGTGGATGTATCCAATTAAAGAATCTGAGAACAAACGAAAGGCCTTGGAAGTGTTAAACTTCTGGGTGCCTGACGAAGAGAAGAAAGACTTAATTCCTTTTTTGGATGGTACAGTAGACTTAGTATATGGTGGATTGGATTATGCCAGAAGTGTGATAGGTACTGACAAAATTACAAGAAGCATGATCATTGACTACTTTGAACATGCTCAAACTACTTGGCCAAAGACAACTATGCCTATAGGTGTTTCTAGGGCGTTAGTAAAAAGTTGGTGTAAAGAACTAGGCATTAAACCTTTACACTATTATTCTACAATGCATAATAGATATATTTGGTTTAAAGAAGAGCAGGACTCTTTTGCTTTCAAATTAAAATTTGGTTTGTAATTGACACAAATATATTTTGCATATATAATATATACATTAGTAAGGAATACATATGAAACTAGATGTCAGAGACCGTTTAACTAAAGCTCGTGTTAAGATGCTACTAAAGCATCCGTTTTGGGGTAACTTAGCTACCCGCATGAAGATTGTAGAAGCAGGAGACTGGTGCAAGACTGCCGCAACAGATGGTCGCCACTTTTACTACTGTGAAGAATTTATTAACAGCCTAGACGATGATGAACTAGTGTTCCTGTTTGGACACGAAGTCGGACATTGCGTTTATAACCACATGGGACGTCGCGGAGAACGAGACCCTGCTTTGTGGAACATGGCCGGTGACTATCTTATTAACGACATGCTTATCACAAATAATGTAGGTAAGAAGATTACTAAGGTGCCAATCCTATGGGATCCTAAGTACCGCGACATGACCGCAGAAGAAGTCTATGACGAGCTGTTTAAGAACGCTGTTAAGATCCAAGTTACTTTGGACATGCACATGGACGGTACTGGAGAAGAAGGCGAAGGCGACGCTGATGGTAACGGCAAGAAAAAAGGTATAGGCAGTGACGGCAAGAGTGGCAGCTCGGGTATCAAAATTGATGACGAGACAATGAAGAAGATCCGAGATGAGGTCAAGGAAGCTGTTCTTCAAAGTGCTCAAGCCGCAGGCGCTGGTAACACTCCGGTAGGCATTAAACGCCTTATCCAACAATTTACTGCTCCTAAAATGCGTTGGCAGGATCTGTTACAGATCCAATTAGAGTCTAGCTTAAAGAATAATTATAGTTTTACACGACCAAGTCGCAAGGGCTGGCATACTGGCGCGGTACTGCCAGGTATGTTGCCAGCAGAACATTTGGATGTTGCTATTGCCATTGACATGTCGGGTAGTATTAGTGCAGAGATGGCACAGGACTTTTTGTCAGAAGTTAAGGGCATGATGGATATGTACACAACTTACAGTATCCACGTATTTTGCTTTGACACAGAAGTGTACAATCCTGTAACATTTACAGACGACAGTGGAGAAGACATTTACGAATATGAACCACAAGGTGGTGGTGGTACAGACTTTGACTGTGCGTTTAGGTACATGAAAGATAATGACATTAACCCTAAACAATTTGTAATGTTTACAGATGGATATCCGTTTAACAGCTGGGGTGATGAAAACTACTGTGACACAATCTTCATTATACATGGTAATGACCAAATTGAAGCACCATTTGGTGTCACTGCTCACTATGAATTAGACAGGGCTACAGCATAAAAAACTTAGTTTTTATAGACCTTTCGGGGTCTATTTTTTTGACTTTATAATTTAATTAGTGTATAATAAGACTATGTACTATAAATATTTATGGTATATTATATAGGAGTTACCGAACATGAACATTCAAGATTTATCTATTTTACTTGCAGCCGTTGAGTTGGCTGTCAAGCGTGGCACATTCAGCATTTTTGAAATTGGTGCTGTTGGCCAAACTGCGGACAAACTAGCCGCTTTCCTTAAGGATGCTAACGAGCAAGCCGAAGCTGCCAAAGCTGCCGCTGAACAAGCTAGTGCCGAAGGTCAAGCACCTGCTGAAGCCGCTCCAGAAGCCCCGGCCGAGCAAGCCTAATTAGGAGATTACTATGCCCGAATTTATCAAGCATGTTGGGCAGGTAAACAGCACAGGCAAGAAGTGTGTTGTAGTGTTCAGGGAAATCCCTGGCGCTACTGATTCTTGCCTTGTTGTTGAAACTGAAACATTGCCACAATTATATCATGATGATGTGATCTCTGCTATCGAAAGTGCGGCGGCGCAAGAAGATATGGATTTCTTCAAGTATGCCACACGCAGTACTCTTCATGATGGTAGAAATATGCTGGAAGCCATGCACCTAAGTGGTTGGATGAAAAAACTTCCCACCAGTGAAGTCACTATGATGCCCACAAGAGAAATTAAGATTAGTTTACATGATCTTAATAAACAATTATCATCTTTAAACAAGGACAGTAAATCGACAAGTGGAGATATTTCTGCTGATGAGGGAACAAGCACTCCAGCTGGTGTACTTGACGATACAAAAATTGCCAATCAAATGCGTAGTCAAGCGTCATTCTTTCACAAAGAATCACAGCGATTATTAGCTGAAGCTGAAGCACTTGATCCAAGTAAAACTAAAACTACTGTTAAAGAATCTGTTACCGCAGATCCAGAGGTTAAAGTTAAAAGAAAATATACTAAAAAAAAGTAATTAAGGAACCCACGACATGGCAATTAGGAGAAAGGATCGAAGTTTTGAAGAGATCCTTAAAGATGTGGTCATGGAAGAAGTTCCAATAGAATACATCACACACATTCAACTAAAATTGAATGATGGGAATACTTTAGAATTTAGTCAAGAAGAACTATCGGGCATGAAAGATGCCAGAGAAGTTTTAAAGGCACAGGGACTTGAACATTTAAAAGAACAGGTACAAGACATTGAAGTTTTTATTGACAGTGCTAAAATCAAAGGCAAAGTTATTCAATATGTAAGAACTTTATTAACTAGCCAATTTGGCGATGAAAATGACACTAAGAACTGAAATTGATTTTGAAAAAGATACGAACTATGTTCCAGTATTGGATCATGGTTTTGTAGGTCTTGTTGACCATATGGGCAGTGATAACGCTATTGTTCAGGCTGCTCGTGTTAGCTATGGTGCTGGCACAAAACAAGTTCAAGACGATAGAAACCTAATCCGTTATCTAATGCGTCATGAACACACAACACCATTTGAGATGTGCGAAGTAAAGTTTCACATTAAACTTCCTATCTTCGTTATGCGACAACTTGTACGGCATCGTACTGCCAGCATGAACGAATATAGTGCTCGTTATAGTGTGCTTACAGATGAGTTTTACATTCCCGAACTAGAACAAATCCAAAAGCAAAGCACAACTAACAAGCAGGGTCGTGAAGATGCTGAATGGGGCTTTGAAGAAAAACGCGGTGTACAACATGCCTTCCAACGTAGCTTTCATAATGCTTATAAAGAATATGCAAGTTTGCTAGGAAAAGAAGACTCTGGACTGGCTCGTGAGTTGGCTAGAAGTGTGCTTCCAGTAGGCGGATATACAGAATTGTATTGGAAAGCCAACTTGAAGAACTTCTTACACATGGCTCGCTTGCGTATGGATCCACACGCACAATGGGAAATCCGAGAGTTTGCAGGTGCTATGTATGACTTGGTTAAACCTTTGTTTCCTGAAGCCTGTTCGGCATTTGAAGACTACGCTGTTAATACTGTCAAGTTCAGTGCCGGAGAGTATGACTTATTAAAGAATTTAATCAGCTACGAAAAATGGATTACATTAATTGAAAAATACGGTAATGACGAAAAAGCCCTGGGACAAGACGCAGGGCTTGGTGTTCGTGAACTAAAAGAATTTAAAGAAAAATTAGGTTTGTAACGGATCAATACTTATCTCATTTATGTGCAGATAAGCTGGTTGTTCAGTTAACCATTTAATATAATTGGCGGCATCCTGAATTGTAATTGTTTTACGTCCAGGATGTTTCTCTTGCATGTTACTTAAAGTACCGAAGCTAATATAGCTTACTCTAGGTCCTTCATTCCATACTCCGTTAAGACATAGACTATTACAATAGTCACGCAATGCTTTCTTTTCCGCATTGTATAACCAATCTGTGGCTTTCATTACTCTATCAGTTGTACTACCAATAGCAATAATATGAGTTTTCTTTCCTAATGCTTTTAACTTTTTGTACGTTGCTTCAAGTAATAGTGTTTGATTAAACTTCCACAATGCGCTACATAATATAACAACATCATATTCATGCGCTGATTCAGAAAACCTCTGTTGCTGTTCTGCTTTGGTTAAATCATAACCACAGCTTCTACTTATAAAGGTAACGTCGTGTTCTGCTAGAGATTCTTTTAATCCTTCTGCTAGACCATAATTGCTATTGCCTGCTATTAATATTTTTTTCATAATTCTTTCATTTTTTCCATATCATAATATAAATTAGGATCTTCATCCGGACAAGGATTAAAATCACTTCTATTTATTTTAAATTCTTCTCCATTGATGATTCTGGTTAATAACTTAGCAAACACCAAATTATTTTCATCAGTGATGTGATTTTGTAATCTAAGTCTTTCTAAATACATACGATTATCTGGAATACCAAAATGCTTTCTTTCTTCAACGTTTACGTAATCAAGAAAGAATTCTAATCCGCTATACTTCATAATTTCTATGTTCTTAGATTCACCTAATGACGGTAACATAATTAATTTTTTATCATTTTCAATTGATAATTTAACAATTTTTTCTATTAACGCTATATGAACAAAATTGTCGAATTTAGAATCTTGTAAATGCAAATAATATTGTATCGCCGCTTTAAATAATTCTTGTTCTTTATGCTGATACGGCTCGCAAGTTTTCAATCTATATTCTACCGAAGAGAGATTTGGAATTGCTTCTTCGTGGTATAGTCTACCTGGGGCAGTGACTAAAAATACTATAATATCAAAGTTCTTATAATTTTCTATAAATTTTAAATAAGAATAAAATAAACTTGTTCCTCTTCTGGCAAAATTTTCAACTTGACATCTGTTCATTGTAGATAGCAATGAACCCCAACTTGTTAGACCAGTGCTGGCGGCATAGCTATCACCAAATATTGCTATTTTCATTTAAACAATCTTGTATATTCAGGTACAATGTCTAGTATGCTATGCCCACGTGCATGATCTAGGTAGTTGGTAAACTTAACAAACTCTGGAAGTTTATCGCTAAAGTCTGCACCCAACATGTATTTTGTAATACTGTTTAAAATATTTTCTGCGTTCTTAGCAATATCTTCTGGATATTCTGCGTTGAACTCAGTGATACATTTAGCATAGTATTCAACAATCTGTTGTTTCATATCAGCAGGTAATACACGCACATTAACACGCTTTGGGCCGTGAGCTACATGATGTGTAATGATGGGACGCTTCTTTGTGCTGTTAATCTTAGTAAATCCGCTACTGTTTAACTTCCACTTCATAAAACGTGGTATGTGCCAAATATTATATGCTGTTACTGTACAAGCCAACCAAGCAAGTATGTTTGGATTCTTTTCTGCGTATTCATCTAACTTTTGTAAATTCTTGTATGCTTGATTCCACTTTAATGGCCAACGCTGATATTCAACTGTTTCGCCCATGCCATCCATACTGGCACCAACACGAACTTGCTTAAACTGTGTCCACATATCTAATACACGGTTGGGCAAGTTACTCATATTGGTATTGTATTCAATAATCATCTTCTTACTATGACCTGCATCAATACATTTTTGTAGAAACTCGTAGTGACGTTCGATCATCATAGGCTCACCGCCTGCCATATAAACGTGCTTGATGTTTGGAATGTTTGCTTCTATCTGTGTCCAGAAACTTTCACTGTTATGCCAGTCATAGTCTGTAGTAGACAATCTACCATTATCATTACGAGCTAATTTAACTGTTCCATGCGTATCTTTGTATTCATCACTGCCATGATATTCAGTCCATTGCTCGTACCAAGTATGACTATCAGTAGGGCCACACATGCGGCAAGCAAGATTACATAAGTTACCAAAACGCAGATCGTAGTATTCTAAGTTTCTGTCTTTGATACTACCATCTTCTTCTGTGATATAACGAGCATCATCGATGTTAAACTTCCAGTTTTCTAATTCATATTGTCTGCGACTATTAAGACCACTAGCTTCTTCTTGTTGACAACGTCCGCACTCTTGACTCCACTCACCTACTAACATGTTCTTGCGAACTTCTTTCATTAGTGTAGCATTACGGGCAGTTTCCATATTGTCTCTACCAGCATTATACGGAGTTCCATCTTCGTGTCTAACAACACCTTGGTTATCCGTTACATTGGCTTGACAACAAACTCGAATGTCTCCATTATTGCGAACAGCCTGGAAGTTCCAAGGTATCGGGCAAAATGTATTACTCATTGATTCTTCCTTTATATTCTATTATATCCTCGAATTGTTTCCATAAGTCAGGTAAGTCTGTTCTAATATCTTGTCTTCTAATCTTGTCAAGATCCACCGTGTATTGTATAAAAATCGTTATTTGTTCGCTGTTGCATTCTTCGTTAATTGAACCAATTACTTTATTATACATAGTATTTAAATCTAATTCAGCTTCATGAATATCTTTTTCGTCAATTACATTTGATTTTAACTCTTCTAGTAAATTATTTTTATGCGCTAATAATTTTTCTATATGAACTTTTTTAGAAAACAATGGAAATATTAAAGATGGCTTTAAAAACTTAGGATCGTGTACAATATTAACCATATAATTTTTACTATCCCACCATGGCTTACCTCTAAATTCTTGTTGTAAACCAAACCACCAATCAATCATAATATGAAAATGCCAAACATTATATATACTAACGCATGGAACCCATTTTACTATATATTTTCTTGTTAAAAACGGTCCTTCTCCATTTGCTTCATAATACTTTCCTGTATATTGTTTTTCTAACTTTAACCATTCACAAACAGACTCATTGACAGTAGACCATTCACTGGGATAACGTATATAGTCATTTACTTTACCTACACCGTCGACACTTAAATTAATATAAACTTTAAAAAATTGATCTAAACGTGTTAGAACTTTTTCTTTCGGAACCCAACTTGCATTAGTAAAAATGTCTAACGTTATTTGATCAGCCCTGCCTGACTGTATTAGAATATCTAAGATTTTAATAAAATTTGGATGTAGCATGGGCTCGCCGCCTGTGAACTTAATTTCTTCAATGCTAGAAAAATCTTCTATATTCCATTCTTTTTCTATATTATTAATTTTAGTTACTTTTCGTTCTTTGTAATAATTACTTAAAATAGCATCATCATCTTCCCAAGTAGTGCTCAAATCAGAGCCACATGTTCTGCATTTTAAATTACAATAATTACCCATGGTAATTTCTAAATATCTAATTTCTATAGAATTATCTTCTGGAGATGTTAAATTTTTATTGTTACGAGTCCAGTTTTCTTTTTCTCTAAGACTTTTAATTCTCCTACGAGGATTTTTGTAGTTGTTGTTAAATGCAAATTCTTCTTCTTGATAACATTTTCTGCATCCAGGAACTTTTTTATCCTTTAACATTGTTTCTCGAATTTCTTGCCATTCAGATGAGCCTAATGCAAAAGTAAATGAAGTATTTTCATCGTTAATATTAAATTTGTCAAATTTATAAGTTTTATCAGGTAATTGATAATCTACATGTTTGGTATCAAATCTGCAACAAGGTTTTATTTGTCCGTTGGGTTTAGTTTGTGCGTGTATCCATGGCAGGACACAAAAAGTTTTACTCATAACTCTTGTCCCCAGGGAACAATGGCAACTTGGTGCCTGGCGCACGTTTTGGTATCTTACTGTCGGCACTACTCACACAACTTGTTCCACCGCAGGGCATAGGCTTGTCGTACAACTTAAAGCCTGTTTCAATATGCCCTAATGGCACTTCGCTACAGCTATAACTACGCTTTACGGTGCCATCTGGCTCACGAATAATAATACTGCGATAGCCACTGCTACATTCCCAGCCGTGAAAGTTGTTAAAGTTAAACGCATTAAAACGTTCTGCTTGGTCCATGAACCAGGGATTGCCATCTTTATCTACAAATTCAATTTGATAATGCGGATCAATATCCACTTGTTTCTTACGCTGAGTATCTGCTTTGTCAATCATAAATGTTGGCTTTGGGCGTTTGACTAGTCCAGACTTTAATGCCTTTTCTTCTGTGTAAGCACGTTGTGGCATACCATTGTGTAACTTAGCCAACATCTCAGGTGTATACCCATCTACTACTCTGCTTGCGGTTGGATCGCTTTGTGGCTTGAGTGTTACGTTAATACCTCGGTTATGAAAGTATAAACTTAGATCATATATCTCATTAAACTGCTCCGGAACCATGACCATGTTGATAGTTATCTGTGTGTCGTATTCTTGGCATAAGACTAGTTTGTCAGCAAACTCTTCTACCTTCTTATCTGTATCAACGTGTTCACGATGGCAACTTGCTGTGATGCTAGCACGGTGGAAGTTCTTAACTGCTGGAACATATTGTTCTTCAAACCATTTAAGAGGGCGACTCATATTACTGGTCATGTGTACGCTGGTATAGTTTGTATTGGCAGCATCATCATTTAAATGATTAAGGATATCAATGTAAGCAGGATGGAATGTAGGCTCGCCGCCACTTAGACTAAAGTGGAAACTATTAAATCCGTTTTCTCTTGATTGACGTTTAATCTCATCTACTGTGTGTAGCATTAGTGGAGTAGGACGATGATCCTTTGTATCACTGCGAGCATAGGGCCAGCAATAGCTACAACGATAGTTACAGTAGCGTCCTAAGAGCCAAGATACAGTAAACATATCGCGGTATAGCATTGTTCTCTGTCCAACTCTAACTAAGTCACTGTAAGGTATCTTAGTAAAGTCGTATTCACTGGTTTTTAAATCACTCATTTTGTTCGTATATAAATTTTATTTCTTTACCTGGTCCGACTTCACTGGGCAAGCCGCCATATTCTTTTACATACCAAGTTATAGCAGCCTTGTACCATCCGGTACTATCGTGTCTGCTTTCCTTGTTAAACTTGTATATGTTATCGTTAGTAGCTTCCATACTACTGATAATTCTGGCAGCTTCTAATTGTAGCATTCTTAAAGGCATATTGTCAATATCAATCATAGGTCTAAATTATTCATCAATCTAATTAATTTGTCAGTTTTCTTTACTGCTTGTTTACGCACCAAAAAATCTTCGGCTATTTGTTTGTAATCAGGATTATATGCTGCCGCTAGTCGTTGCTTCATTGTGTCGATGAATGTTATAAAATTCTCTTTGAAAACATGTTTGGTATTACCTGCTTCTTTTAGTATAGCCTGTTCTGCCAGTTCTATATATTTAATATATTCTATCGGCAAATGTGAGATATCCATTTCATCTGGCCAACTGACAAAGTTACCGTACCATGTGAATTCTTTTTCTGGAGCATATAATTTGAATTGTTCGTAGACCCATGTAATATACAAGTGAAAACTTTTCAAATTAAAAATATTAATAGTGGGGCTCATTACAATTAATTCAGTTTTGGGATGTTGAATATATCTTTTAAAGTTTTCTCCGAAACGTTGCCAATCTAAACCATGGCGAAGACCTTCAGCATCTTCGCCAAACGCTTCATTACTAACTCCGATACCCCATGTTAGTTTACTGGTATCCATTCTAGTAATAACTTTGTCCATTAAGAATTTTTTACTATTAGCATTAGTACATATTTCAAGTCTAATCTTTTTATCAGTTAATTTAGCTACATCTTCAATGTAATCTACCAACTCATAGAAACGTTCACTGGCTGTGGGTTCGCCACCTAAAAAGATAAAAATCAATTGAGTAGCAGTGACATCTTCTCGTAATATATAATTTTTAATCCAAGACTTGAAAATAATATAATCATCTTCTTTTGTAGAATCCCTAACAGGCAATCCTTCCTCTTGAGCAATTTTACTACTGCTATTTGGACTACAATATAGGCAAGCCAAATCACATGTACTATCTGTTTTAATTTCTATATAATGAACAAACTTATCATCGTCATTGACTTTGATTTGATTGTCTTTGAGAAAAATATTATCCCATCTATTGGCCCAATCTCTGTATGCCGAGTTTCCTTTAGTATAGTCATCCCAACATGCATTACAATCACTGTGCGCGATGTTCTCCAAGCTTTGCTGCCTGCGCTCTTTAATTACATCACTTAGACTAATAAATTGTTCTGTTAATTTTTCTGGAAAACTATGTCCTTTTGCTTTACAGCAATGGCGTAGAGTTCTTGATTCGAAATCAATGTTTATATCAGTCCAGCTTTTGGAGCAGTAAGTTGTATTCATATGTTATATGTTAACTATCATTGTTTCTTGTTTTTTATTAATAAAGAAACTTTCTTCTCTACCACTGCGTTTATAATGAGTCTCACCGTCTAAATATTCTTCTTCTATAGACGAATCTATACCAGCATATATATCTAGAATCTTTTGTTCCTTGGGTCCGATACAAACAGCAACGATTGCTTCAATTGGCTGTGATTTAAAATCGCTGCCAAACTCTTTGGCCAATAAGCTAGTAAATCTATCATTAAATAAAACATCTTCCATACCACAGGCAACAAATGCTGTTCCGTATCCCAAATCTTCCGCTGTTAGTTGTGCGTATGTTGCGCTAATCATTGCGTCACGAACTGAGCCTTTGACCATGACATAACGATCAGCTTCACTTTTGACTTCACTATAAACTCTGTCGTATACTTCTGTGCCATTGTTTTCTTTAATATCAACCATTTGATGCTCGGGGGCTGGATTAGTTACGTAAAGTAAAACTAAAGGTGCTTTGGTTTGTAACAGATAAACTTGTTGTCCTTTATCACCTTCACATGAAGTAATGTGATCACACAATTCTAATTTTAGTTGTTTACCCAAATCTGATTCCGTTAATGCAAAAACTTTGTAACCATAAATTTTGTTTTTACTAGGAGCACGTCTGGCGCTATCCAAAATTGTTTGTATATCATTTTCATCTATACTATTTTTCATTAAACGAGTAGTATGTCTCGCCTTGATTAATTTATTAACTGTTGACATTGTGGATCCTTAAATATTAAATGCTCTGATAAATATTTAGTAAATATAACCTGGATAAATTATGACCGAGCACCTAAATGACTATGGTATCAGTAATGAACCTATAGATAGCTTTTCAAAAAGAAATAGCTACCCTGCATCTTGCAAATACCCTCAGAATTTAGAAATACCTAGAGATGTCAATATGAATTCTACCATTCCATTTTTACCAATCGACGACTGGAAAGACACTGAAGATTGGACAGAAATGCATAGAGAAGCGAAGGCATTAGAAAAGCATTTTGTTCCTCACAGACATCATGAAAGTCACAGCGGATGGAGCAGTTTGTGTATACACGGTATCACTAGTGTTCACACTGAAAGCCCGCATACATATGGATACACCGACGACAATTGCCCCTGGAGATGGACCGATGTCGCTGATGTATGTCCGACTATTACTAAATTTTTTAAAGATAAATTTGACTATAACAAGTATTTTAGAGTTAGAATTATGAAACTTGCACCCGGGGGATATATAATTCCACATCGCGATACGTTGGATATTAATCAAAGCCATATTGGTCCTGTTAATCTAGCATTAAATCACCCCGAAAATTGCAAGTTTTACATGGATGATATTGGTATGTTGCCATGGACAGCCGGGCGAGCTATCAAATTAAACTTATACAATGTTCATGCTGTAGTTAATCACAGTAATGAGGATAGGTATCATATCATTGTTCACGGTCATATGGGCCCCAGTTGGAATGACCGTATATATCAAAATTATTTAAATTGGAAAACTGTATATGCGTAAGACTTATGTAAATGCTCTTGTATTTGACAAGAGCGGGATCGGCGTTGATGAAGTTGTAAGGGATAGCCTACGAACATTTTATAAAAGAAATTTGTATATTGATAAAATCGAAGGAAATCCTTTAGACAGTATTATAGAAGACACTGAAGATAAATGTTTAGAAAGAGCATCAGAATCAAATTTTGATTATCTAATTTTAACATGGGAAGGTAATATAATTGATATACATGCCTATCATGATGAGTGTATCAACTATATAGATACGTCGGGCGGTGACTGGTTAGTTGCTGGCCATATTATGGATCAATATCAAAATAGACTATTGCATAATGATCCAAAGGCCGCAGAATGGGCTGACAGCTTTTGGTTGTTTCCTATTACTGCTATTGTAAATGTCAAAATGTGGGAGAAATTAGGAAAACCAAAATGGGGAGAGGCCATGGGAATTCAAACTGTTACTAAAGGAATTCCAGACGAAAGCTGCGTTCATGATAATTATACTCCTCTGTCATTGACTTTTAGCGATCATACAGTTTCCGCCAACACTAAAAAAGGCTGGAATATTATCAATACATCATTGTCCAATGGCATAAAAGTAATTAACTTAAACAACGGCATACGAACCAGTCAAACTTATTTGTATCCTGAAAACGATGTAGATAGATACAACAAATATTGGCAATCATTGTACATGATGCCAAAGCTAACAGATCAATATAAAAAAGTTTTAGAAAAGATCTTACCCAGCAAATATCCTAGACGAATCAATGACATAACATGGCAATGTTTCATTCGCAATACAGAAAATTATTTTCCCGAAGAAATAAATTATCCTGTTAACATTAATTGGGAAGAAATAGATACTATTGCATTGCCTTCCAGCGGATTTAAAGACTTTATCGTCAGCATGAGTAAAAATTCTGCTCGTAAAACAGTAGATGTAGTACATTTTGATATCATTAAACAATGTACAGAAATTCGTAGAAAAATAATAGAACGTTGGGATGGATCTAGAGAAACATTTTCTGACACATTATTAGGTATCGGCAAGGAATATAGAAACGACCCGTTACATGCTTTCCACATGAATTCAATGAAGGATATTATTGAAGCATATGAACACTTATTACCGTTTTTTAACAGCGAAGAAGATTTAAAAGAATGCTGGCAAAAATTTAAATCATTTAAACATAGCTATATAGAAGCAGACTTATTGGACGATCCATGGCCAGCTATTAAATTAATCAACAATAAAAGACTTTATATTTGTTTAAGTGATATTGCAGGTTGGAGAAATAATATCATTGGTTATGGATATAAAAACTTACGCAATGAGATTTCAGGCTGTATAGAGAAGTTACAGAATAAAGGTATCACTGGATATATAGATTATAAAGATCCAGGAACAGACTTACAAATGTGGCAAACATTCGAAGATGCTATCACGCATTTAAAATAAAATGACTAATAAAAAATATAAAATTATTTCCAAAAATATTGTAGCAAAAGGAAAAGGCATTCTTAACAATACTTGTATAAGGTACATAGGCCATGCCAGTAGTCTTTTTAGTTTATTTTATAGAGCATATGCAGATCGTCATTTAACATCACTGACTGACGATTTCTATGACAATTATAATTTTATTATATATGATAATAATCAAGCCAATATAGAAATGTTTCAAGCCATTCTGAAGTGGGATGGTGTTTTTGATCATGATAACAAATATGATTCTACAGCATTTCATGCTCACTTAGATATTTTTAAATCTCAGATTGGCATTAGTATAGAAAAGTTTAATTGGCACGAAACGGTTGGATTGAACACAAGACATAATTTTTTAGATTTTAAAAAAGCATGGGATCACTTTAGATCTCGTCAGTTTAAATTCGTCAATATTGATATTATTAAAGAAACCAATAGGTTTATAGAAATAATAGATAGCCTAAGGCCTATAGGTAAGTCTACGCAATTTTTAAAATTAGATATATCTTATCATGATACACCTGAATACAAAGAAGCGATAGATAATATTTTACATAGAGTGTGGCTTAAAAACATTAAAGAATATCTTACTGTGGTAGAGCTATCAGACAAAGATAATAACCCAATCGAAGACTACGCCGGTAAATTATATTCTGAACGAAATCCTTCTTTCTGTATTCTGCCATGGATGCATATCCAATATAAACCAACAGGGCAAAGTAAACTTTGCTGTAGATATGATATCGGAAATGAAACATACAAAGCTAAACAAGAACCAAATAGCACTGATAAGCTATTACAACTAAGCCATGTTAGAGAAGAGTCAATGATACAGACAACTACCATGGAAGAAAGCTTCTTTGGAGACTATTGGAGTGCCGCAAGAGAATATACTGAAAATAATACTCCTTTAGTAGGATGTCATAAATGCTATAAAGAAGAACGAGGGAATAAAGGTGAAGTATCTCAAAGTATGAGACTAGGATCTGCTATCTTATATAACGGTGGACTATTGCACAAGCGATCAGAGTCTGAAAGACCTAAGTTAGAATTCTTAGAAGTGGGTTTCGGTAACTATTGCAATCTGGCTTGTCTAACATGTAATAGCTCGTTGAGCACGACATGGCATACTGATGAATTAGAATTAAATCAAGTTGTAAATAAAAATATTAAACGTCAAGTGTTTAAAAAATTGGATAACTTAAAATTCGTTCCTAACGAAGAAACGCTACGTACTCTGCGTGTTATTAAATTCACCGGCGGCGAGCCTATGATTAATCCGGAGTTTATTAAGTTCATTGACTTAATCTGTGAACAAGGTAAGCCTGAACAAATTAGTCTAGAAATATATACAAATTGTAGCTATATTCCTAGCCCCAAGCTACTGGAAAATTTAGCTAGATTTGAAGCAGTTCAATTAAATCTCAGTATAGATGCGTACGGTCATGTCAATGATTATGTTCGCTATGGTAGCACATGGGAAGGTGATGCAAAACAAACAGTTAGCAATGCTATCGACCATTGGCTAGCATATGGTAAACAATATGAAAATATTAGCATCATAATGTCAACTACACTAAGTGTACTAAGCGTATTAGAAATACCCAAGTTAATGACATGGTGGATGGACAAATATAAAGATTCCGGCAATAAGATTACTGTCTTTAGATCTGGGCTTCTTGCCACAGAATATGATGGTTTCTTTAAATTGCAACCAGCACATGATCCTAGTTATATTAATTTGAATATACTTCCCGCAGAATATTACAACAAAGTCCTGGACTGGGTAGAAGAGTATCGCAACAATTTTACTTTAAATTATCCTGATCTAGAAGGTATACCAGAATGTATTAGTGCTAGTTTGCTCAAATTGACACAAATTATCAATAAAGCAAAAGGTAATGCTGAAGAAGCAACCAATTTATTAAATTATTTGTCTAACATAGACAGTATTAGAAAAAATTCATGCGAAGCTAGTATACCTGAAATAGTATCTAAAGTTAAAGAATACTTGCAAGCTCAGGGTACACCAACTTAAAATCTGTGTTATTATGCTTGTCCATGAAGTTTATATAATTTGCAGTTTCAATTAATTCTGTCGAGTAATCTTCTGCATTCATATAATTAATCGCATAATCACCGTAGCGAATAATCCGCTTCTTTTGTTGGTTAACTAGTCTAGTACTAGACCATTGTGTGTGCGTCCATAGCGTGGGTTCATCTAACGTTAATTTAAACGCTGTCCACTCAGCAGTAATTTTATCTTTAATGTCTTTTGGTAACACTTTGGGATTGATTGCTTTTGGAAACTGTACTATGCTAGTATGGAACAATCCGCCTGCGTTGTTAACAAACTTAACAATATCAACAAGTCTGCTTATATTGTAAATGCTAATAGTTGTAGTCAGACTCATTTCGATATTTTTAAGTTCGTGTAATTTTTGAACATTGTCTACTATCTTATTAATATCACCATAGGTTCTAAAGTAACTGAATGTAGTATCATCACCATCGATACTTACACGTAGAATAATCTTTTTAAACTTAGGCCAATGATCCAATACGTTATAGTAACCCAATCCCAGTGCCACTAGATTACTGTTATAACTTAGTGTTATGTTATGTGCGTGATCAGCCATTGCATCAATCATTTCCCAATGACGCTTTTGTTGTAGAGGTTCGCCGCCAGCAATCAATACTTCACGTAGATGCGGGATGGCATTTTTAAACTCTTCAAAGCTACGTTCAGGCAAACTGATATGTTTCTTTTCTAATCTTCCAGCACCATGCTTGATAAAAAATGTTTTTACTTCAGGATCTTTAAATGCCAATACTTCCCATTGACTACTGTAAGTAGGACTACAATGTCTACAGCGTAGATTACAAGTATTATCAAAACGTATTTCAATGCTCTGAGGCTCGTAGGGCATTGAATAGTCTTCTGCTACCTTACTTACTACTTTGTCAAAATCAATATTATAGCTATCTTTATATGTTTCATTACATGTTTGTCTAGTACTAGCAACTCCGCTGTCTTCAAAGTCCCAGCAACTACGGCATCCAGTAGGACGCTCGTCATTTAATACAGCTCTACGAAGTTCTCGAGTTTCGTTACTGTTCCAAATTTCACTTAATGTTTGACTACGATAGTCTCCGATACGATCTGGATAACGCCAGCAAGCACCGACTTTGCCCTCGTGCTTGATGTTTTGATGTATAAAAGGCATTATACAGAATGTTTTGCTGTCTTTGTTCATAATTTGGCTTGTATGTTATTCCACCATTCTTGTAAAAATGGATAATCTTTTATTACATCTTGTGTTGTTGGATATTGATCAATGGTATCTATCTTTTTCGCATATGAGAATGCCCTGCGTATCTGTTTGACTCTATTATCATTTAAATTTGTTAAATCTAATTCACTGATATCTAATGTAGAATGTTGTTTAATTAATTCTAACGCAGAATATAAGTCATTGGCTATAGATTCTTTTAACTGCGATTTGTATTCATCTAATATTTTTTTAAATTCATCTACCCATTGTTCTTTATATTTTCCTAGATAATCAAAGCATAGATACTTATTGTTATTGTTATGTTTAACTAATGTGATATCGTGTGTAGGTAAATCTTGTTCTATAATAAATTCTAACCATTCTTTAAATCCGCATAAAGTAAAGATTGTTATAGTCAGTCCTGAACCTAAATTCCTGTTTTTACCCTGAGCCTGTGATTGCTTAAAATGTTTATTAAGTTCATCAAAATTACTTTTCCATTTCTCCCAATTTAATCCTCTGCGTATATATTCTCCGGCTAGGCCGCCTGCTTCACAACTTGCATGAATATTAACATCTGAGAAAGGTTCTAGTAAATCTACTAATCTCGTACCTTTAAATTTAGTTATGCTAAGATTTGTTATGTAAGAAACCGACAAGTTAGTATTGTTAGTTTCTTTTAAGTAGTTCATAAAATCCCAATGCTGTTGCTCAAACAACGGCTCGCCACCAATCCATTGTAATGTTTTAAGTCTACGCTCATCAGCCGCTAATATTAGTTCTTGATAAAGTAAATTATTTCGTTCATCTGAGTCTTCTATCGAATCATCGTGGCTTGCGTGTTCTAAATTATGTATGCGTTCTTCTAATTCAATTTGACTACTAGAACTAGAACTACAATGTCTACATTTAAAATTACAAGTTTTACCAAATCTATAATCATAATAAACAGGTTCAAACGTAGTTGATCCATCTACTTCTGTTTTTGTCATGGCATCATCATAATATTTAGAATAGTAAGTATTCCAATGGTCTTTAAATAAATTAATTTTATTTGCATCACCTACAGTAACATCACATTGATGACAAGCGGCTGGAAATTTATTGTTCATTAGAGATGTTCTGATCTCTTTCATATACGTAGAGTTTTGAAATTCTACAAAAGTTTTTGCTGTTCTGGTATTCTTATCTGTGGGTATTTCTGCTGTACAGCAAGCCTTTCTGACATACTGACTATCATGCATTGCATGAACCCAGGGTGCCATACAAAAATTTTCGGGCATTGTCATTGTTTTAAAATATTTTCCTTGTCAAGATTGTTTGAAACATATAGAGTAGTATTTTCTTTACTACCGCAGGTATGCAAACAAGTAATAAGATTTCCATCTTCTACAGTATTATTCCATTTAGAACTAATATTATACTGTTTATTTAAAATTTCGTCAACCGAATATATATTCAAATCAAAATCGGCAAGATTGTAATTCTCATTGAGATTCCAAGAGCCTGGGCTATCATGTGTATGTGTACCTAAATAACAACAAGGCATTAATAAGCCATTGGCTGCCAAATATATTTCTTTACGTTCTAAACTTTTACAAGTAATTTTATTTTCATTTAGCTTTTTATAGTTGTTTATTTCAAATTTAAATAATGTAATCGGTACATGTTCTTCGATGCCCACATTAGTATGCCTGAATTGTTCATGAGCAGGAGGCTCCAATGTGAACACATGTTTGCCTTCTACCATAACCTTAAAGTCTTTTTTGCCTCTAAATTTTTGAGTAACTTTAAGTCTAAACTTAACGCCTAAGTCTTTGGCCAACTGTTTGGCCGTTTCAACTTGATGTTCATTGTGTCTGAATACAATAAAGTTCCATTGAGCATTTCCACCGGCCGCCACAAAGGCTTGTAAGTTAGCATAAACTTTATCATACTTAACACCAATTCTATATTTCTCCAATGATTCATTGTCTGTGCCATCTAAGGCAAAGTTAATTAGTACATTGGGACGAGCAAGACTGGCCCACCAATCTTCACTGCGGTAGCCGCCATTAGTATCTATGCTAACACTTTTACAGCCGTTGTCCATTAAGTAGTTAACAAACTCTGGTAATAGTTTGTTTAAGCAAGGATCTCCATAAACCCCGCTGAAGTAGACATGATCCAATTGACTAGTAAACTCTGGAGTGAACAGTTTATAAAATACATCTGCTGTTAAATCGCCTTCTGCTAAGTCCGGCTGCACGTAACCATGCCCGGTGTATCTGCTACACATAGGACATTGGCTATTACATCTACTACTAGACTCGACGTGAACTATTTTGATTTCATCGTAGGCAATCATTGAAGTCACCGTTACGTAGTATATAAAAGAATGAATTAAGGTCTACTGTTAATACTCTATTGTTTCTATTGCCATACTCGATTACTGCTCGAATGACTTCAGGACAATGATAGCCAAAATCATCTCCGCATATAACTGGAACACCATTAAACTTTATCAATTCCTTTGATACGTTTTCATAAGTATGGTCTCCATCTAAAAATACAATATCATAGTTATCACTGTTCAGCGTCAGTGATTCTTGCTGAAATATATTTTTAATTAAATTAAAGTTAGCACTTTTAGAGACATGTAGTTCCCATACTTGCCTAATAGTTAATTCTCTTGTCAATATTTTATCGCGAACATTTAAAATGTTTTCTCTTTGTCCATATAAAGAATCAACTTGCTCAGGATTATTCATAACGTCCCAAAAGAATTGTGCGTCCCATTTATCGCAAACGTCCAGAGTATGACTTGATTTCATGCCACTTAATATAGACAATGTACTTTTGCCAAAGGCAGCACCCACTTCTAATATTCTGGTATTATCTGGTAATAATTTTACTAAGTTAGTAATTTGATCAGACTGTGTTTTGTTTATCCAGCCTGGGATATCATCATTTAATATCATCATTTTTTAATTGTGGACATCATCGATAATCCACATTTCATAGTTACACCACTGGCAGGAAAGTTAACGCCTGCATGAGCTTGACAACGATCAAACACAATAATGCCGCCGCGCTTCCAGTTGTATACACCTTCTAATTCGAATCCTTCTAGCCACTTTTTATTAAAATGTCTAAAATATCTATTGTATATTTCATCGCTGATTGTTTGCCGATTCCAATCAACTTCCCAGATACTGCCATCACGTTTGTAGCATACTAAGTTATCATAATTGCGTACTGTATAGAATACATTTGTATCATACTTAGGATCACCTTTAGCAAAGTTTGTTCCATACATTAGGAATCTGTTTTTAAAGATTGCTGTGCCGCAGTCTAATTCTGTGCTTTCTCCTTTGTTCTTATCACAAACCCACAATGGGATAATAAACTGTTTTCCTGGAACACTGTTGCTGTCCTTTAATGTATTAGGATTACCTGTATCGATATGCAAATTATAAGGCGTGGCCGTAATTAAAAAGTTACCTTCCCAAAGTGAGTCGTTGGTTAGTTCAGGAATAACTTCCTTTAATTTACCAAAAAATTTATCTTGAATGCGTTTATTATCTACATTGAAATGTAACGTTCCGTTGCGTTTAACTCTACGACTGCGATGTTCGCGATGCATTAAATCTTCTAACCAGACTAATTCTTCTTCATCAAAAACATTATCTACAGCATAGCTACTATCACTCCAGGTGCTCATCCACTTGAGATGTTCTGCAGAATCAACAGGGATAAATTCTTTTACTAGATTATCTCCGTGTACGTATTCTAAATTAACCATGATATTAATGTCCTTTTATGATATTTATTTGTTCTAAGATGTATTCTGCTAAAAATTTATAGGCATGTTCGTCAAAATGCTTGCAGGAATATTGTTTAAAACCCGAATTCAATAAGAGTTGTGTCATGCCGAATGTACTGTCCCATGCATCTGCATATCTAATTATGGGTAATTTTTTTCCTAATAAAGACATTTTGGGCAATACCTCTGGGTGTAATACAGTGGAAGTAAAAAAAGATTCTATATTTAAATCGTCTAGCACCGCCTTAAGAGAAAATAAACTGTTGCGTAAAATTTTTTCACTAAATATATCATCGTTAAAACTTTCGTAATGCATACGTACAAAGTCTGAGAATTTATGGTTAGTAAAGTCCAGGCACCACGAACCAATGCCGCCGGCTATAATTTCAGTATGTATAGTATCATAATGTAGTGGATCTTCTGGCACTATAGTCAATGTTCGACCAGTATTATGATTGACTGGCAATTCAAATCTAGATAATTCTGATCCTGCAAAAATTACTAGATATTTTTCATTATGACTATACTCTTGCTCTAGATATTCATAGAGTACCCTAATTGAACGATAATTAGATCCTCCCGGTGCTCCTAAATTCACAGAAGTTTTAAAATTACCCGCTTTTTCTAATTGTCGAACCCAGCTTCTGTTATGGCAAGATTCTGCATTCAAATCATCTCCTAAATGACCGTATACAAAGCTATCACCAACTACAACAAGGGTTGTGTCATTGAATACCATTGAAAATATCTTTCATTTCAGGAAACGTAGCATAGAAATCCGTGCCTCGCTGTTTATCCAAAAGTTCGATATATTCTTTCATTTCTGGTAAACGTACACTCCAGTCCTCGCTCTTAGCAAACTTGACCATACCGCGCAGACGTTCGATGCCATAGTCAGCGTTTAGCCACATCTCTTCAGTGACTTTGCCCTTATGCCATTCAGGGACACCTAGTTGCCAATTAGCTTTCCACCATGGAATAAATTCTTCATACTTGCGTTCAATTTCATCTTTAAACCATGCTGGCAATATTTTAACATTTAAGTGCGGTGGATGGTAAACAAAATGATAATTGATACCGCCTGCGCCAAATGGCCACATGTTAATCTTCTTAAAGCCGTGTTCAAGTTTCCATTTTAGGAACTCTGGAATATAATAAATGTTTAATGCTTGTACTGCACAGGCAATAGAAACTTCTGTGTTAGATCCTGTTTCCTGATCTAACTGTCTAAATGCTTCCAAGTTTCTTCCCCATACACTTGGATAACGAATGTAATCATTTCTATCTTCGATGGCATCAACACTATAATGATAACGAACCAACTTAAAGTGACTCCACAATTCAAACAAGTCTTCACGCCATTCGACACCATTACTGTTGTATCGAATTTCCATGTCCTTGGCATAACCTCGTTTGATACATTCTTCGAGAATCATATAATGTTCTTCAATGATCAATGGTTCGCCACCTGCAAAATATAACTGTTTCATGTTAGGAATCTGTTCCCATAACTGTGTCCAGAACTCAGGATTGTTTTTATGCCAATTGTAACTAGCACCATTCTCTTTGCCTTTATTACCCCATTGCATTGTATCTTTGAGAGTTTCGTTTTTAATCTCTGGATACATTGTATTCCATTCAGGGACCCATAAACTGCTATCATGCGGGCTACACATTACGCAGGCCAGATTACATTTAGTACCAAAGCGCATGTCAATGTAAGCAATGTGCGGAGGAACTGATCCATCTTCTTGTGTGTCTGCTAATAGCTTGTCAAGGTCGACACGTTCGCTCCAATATTTGGTTTCCCATTCACGCTTAGATTTATGGCCTTCTCGTTCTTCTTTATAACATTTAGTGCAACTAGCAGGTTCTTCCCCAGCAAGCATCTTAAGTCTAGTGTTTTTCATGTAGTCATTATTCCAACTACTTAGAAAGTCTGTGTGATTTAAGTTAGCAGGTTTGCCGTCGGCATTTTTCAGAATACCAACTTCTCCGCCATGGACTTTATCATTGGTTGCGCCCACTGAGCTGGCATTAGCAGTACAGCACACACGCATATGGCCATTGGGACGAGTGCTTAAATGTACCCATGGCAGGATGCAAAACGTTTTACTTATTTCTTTAGTCATATTATTATTTACTCGTATATTTTATATATTATTTTTATCTGCTCTATTTAATGCACTATCTGGATTTTCTGTACCACAAACCTTTAAACAAGTCTTAAACGGATCATCAGTTACCCAGCTTTGTTCTACTACAGCATACGCAGATTCAATTTGGTCTCGTGGATATGTGATAAACGCATGATCAAATTTGTCTCCCATGAATTCTTTTAGTGCTTCGTAGCGATTCTTGTCAGTGACTAACCAACAACACGGGGTTACTAGTCCTGTAAATTCTATAAAGGCACCAGGAAATTTTTTACAGTAAGGATTTATTTTTGTAGTCATTGAATTCTTTTTCTATTTCATTGAATGGTTTGGTGGTTGCCAACCAGGTATTTTCGTTGGTTTCATCTACTAGACTATGCTGTAGGAAAAATAAATCAAACCCCATAGTTTTACTTAGCTCATAACTTGATTTAATTGTATCTTGATTATAAGAAAATACCAAGTGTTTCCAATATATTTTTGGACCTGCGCCAAGTTGTTTTTTGTATTCGATACAGGTTCTAGCCGCGTTGCTCACATCATCCCATTTAGCGTTTATTCTATATTGGTTAAAATTATCGGGTGTGCCATCTATGCTGAATATTAATGTGTCGTTGGTATTCATCGACGACATCAATGATTGCCACCATTCAGTGCTTTTGCCACTGCCATTGGTATGTATCATGATTACTAAATTAGCATCATTGTTCTTCAGTGACTGAATCAAACCCACAAGATCTTTTGAATATATTGGATCTCCCCAATTGCCACAAAATAATATTCTCTCAGGCTTAGCATCTATTAAGAACTTTTTAAAGTATTCAGTGTCTAGATCAAACATACTTTGAATGTATCTACCACCTACGCTAGTTCTTGCACATTCAGGACATAACAGTCTACATCTGTTAGTTAAGCCCACATGTAAATCTTTAAAATTAAACATATTAAAGTACCTTATAATTTCCAATTGGAAGTTTTTCTAAATTCTTAACACTACAAACTTCTGTGCAACGATAAATTCTATCTTCTTTACCAAACCCATGTTCGGTTGATTTCCAACTTGCCACTAAATCATTGACATAAAATTCATGTTTCAATATATCACTTATACTGTTTTCACTGATATCATTCCATTTATCTGATCCATAAACTTCGTACAAACGTTTGAGTAGTATATCCATTTTACCTTGATCATTTGTAATCAAACCATTTTGCATAAAACAGCAGGGCCATAGTTTGCTGTCAAAACTAATAAAGTACATTTTCTTTTCTTTATTATTACAACATATATCGTTGTTTACTGTGTTTTTTAAGTTGTTATTAATATCAATCAATGATGACACTGGTATATGCCTATCTGCTATAGCGTTTTTACGCTGTTGCACTACATCCAAGCCCAATGATGTAATCAAACTTCTATCATGTCTGCTGGCAAATTGACAAAAACCCATGTTAACACTGAGTTCTTTAGCCTGAGTTATTTGATGCTCATTCCATGGAAATATCAAATATTGCCAAAACGCTCTACCGCCTTCATTGATAAAAGTTTCTGCATTTTCCATGATCTTAGACCATGTGGTGTTTTGCCTATACAAATGGTTGGTGTCTTCTAAACCATCAATGCTGAATTTAAGCATATGATTATAATTCTTTTTTAACACAGCGGCTAATTTTTTCCAATATGCTACATTACGCAAACTGGCATTTGTATGTATTATGATGTTATATCTACCAACTGTGCTGGCAAAATCTAAGAACTCTAGAAATTCAGGATGCATCAGCGGATCGTCGATTGTTCCGCAAAACTCTAATTCTTCTACAGTAGCAAACTCTGGTGCAGTTAAAATCTTTTTAAATACATCAAATGAAATATATTGTTTGTCTGGAATTGAAAACTTCTTATTTAAAAACGTTCTGGCATCAGTTCTAACACAACCTAAACAAAGAGCATTACACATTGAACTTAGTTCAAATTGAAGTTTTGTTGGGCCTGTTAAATAATTATTCATATTTTTACCTTAGGTATCAATACGTCATTGGTACAGGTGCAATATTTAATTGTACATATCTCAGGAACTAACGCTGGCAATCCTTTAAAATCAATGATGTTACCAATTAGTTCGGCTTGGTTACAAGCACTTTTTCTAATATTTCCATAAGCATCAAGTAAGATGTGATTGATACCCATTGTACATTCCCAACCAGTGAAAGTGTTCTTTAAATTATTAACATACTCAACTTCATCTAGATGCTCGACATGTCCATTGTCAAATTCTATAGAATTTTCTCCATAATAGTTATTTTCTGGTGGGGGGAATCCTGTTCCTTTAATTCCTAATCCACTATTAGCTTCTAACCATGCCAATTGTTCATTATTATATTCGTAGCTGGCATCACTTTGCTGACTTTCTCGTTTAAACACTCTACTAGGTTCTAATGTAATATCTTTAAAAGTTTTGAATCTCTCAAAAGCATCCTGTGATTTAGACCACAGTGGCGGATACATAAGTGTAAATACTCCTACATTTGTTTGTGTGCCAATGTATTCGACTTTTTCGAATATACTGTCATCTACACTTTCTGGATGGTAACTGATAGTTACTTTGTAAATTTTTTTAGCATAATCTTTCCACCAATCTAAGCTTCGGCTGCCATTTGTGTTAACATATAAACACCAACCCTTTTCATTACAAAACTCAATGATTGTTTCTAGACTAGGACTAATTGTAGGCTCGCCACCATTTAAAAAGATGTGTACGCTACGGCCGTGTAATTGTTCTGCTAATTTAATTAGAAAATCTTTTATAATTTTCGGATCTTCTAATTTATTTTTTAGAACATTTACTCCACGATGCAACAATTCAGGGCAGTAACTACAGTGATAAGTGCAAAGACTATTAATAGTCCAGTCCAAGACGAATCGATTGACTTCATTGTATATTTTAATAGGGTTCATTATCAAACCATTCTATGTATTCTGGAAAAACTGTTCTCCAGTTCGTATTTCTAATTGAGTCTATGTTAGTTATTGCTTTTCTAAACAATTTAGCATTAGATGTATCATTGGAAATATTAAATTTTAAATTACTATACCAACCGTTGATAAATTTATGACCCACATTACTAGACTTGACATATTCTTCTAACTTAGTTAGTTCTGGTAGAAATCTATGATCTAATATCTCTGTTCTAAAAAACTTTTGATGCGGATAATTGTAATCAAACTTTATATTGTAAGATGAAAAGAATTTAACAAAGTCAACTATATTTACTATGCTAAACGGATTTATTGTTAATCTGATGTTATGTTGATCTGATTTTGAATTATGTATTTTGAAATTATCGACGAAATTACTCCAAACCAATCCTCCCCTAACATATTCAGCACGTTCTTCTAAATTTTCTACGCTAGTAGTTATTAGTAATTTAAGATTATATTTGGACTTTAATTCTTTTACCATTTCATAAAAATGAAGTAAATTATGAATATCAACATTTGTGTTCGTTGATATCGACATTCGTACTGATCTATCTTTGTCTTTTTCACAAAATGTTTGTAATATTGTTTTGATATTTTCATTGAAATTGTCAACAATAAATGGTTCTCCACCAGTGAGGCCAATCTCCATCACCTTCACTGAGCTAGGGATAGAATCGACGAATTGTATAATATGTTCAAAATTTATTACTGGGTCTATTTTTTCTTTAGCCCAAGAGAATATTTCTCCAGTATCATTTTTTACCCAGCTACCGTATCTAGCAATAGAACTGCTTAACGTATAAGTGCAATAGTAACAAGTTTGATTGCATAGCGAGCTGGTTTGTAAATTTAAGTTTATAATGGTAGATGGTATTTGGCGACTAGTTCTCCAGCTAGCTTTTCCGGCTGCCTCTAAATCCCAACAATCTTTACATCTGGCAGTTTTAATTCCCTGTGATAATTCTGTTCTTGCTTTTATTGTTTCAGTGTTATTGCTAAAATAGTTAAAGCCTAATTCTTTTACTTCATTGATGTTTAACTGTATGGGTTCAAATTTGCAACAGTGACTCATTTCCCCGCTGATCAGATTTATATCGTAAGAGTTATATAATTCATTGCATTTAATCGCTGCCATGGATATCTTTCCATTTGACATAATACTCTATGTCTTTACTGGGCACAACAAAATCTGACAACATCAACGGTAATTCAAATCTGTTATTTTCTATTGTATCTATTATTTTATTAGCTAGTATCATATTGTTTTCTTCTGATAAATGACACTTGCGATAGTCAGTGAAGTATTTATCGTCTTTTATGTGACCAAAATTAATGTCATTATTTTTATATTTTTCTACAAAACCTAGACTATGCTGTTCCATAAATTGAACTTCTATTAGACTAGTCTCATCGCCAATATCTTCAACTGAATCGTTGAAACAATTAATAAAAATTGTATTGTTAGTAGATCTCTTAAGTTTGTCAAGCAATGCATAGTGAAATTCTTTTTCTACTTCGTAGTCTTTCCAATAAGCATAGTATGTTACCAGACTAGAATAAACATTTTTTAACAACTCGTAATTCTCAGGAGGGAATTTTTCATTACGCATTTGAAATGTCAATAGAGATGATAAGTTATTATAGCCCGCTCTAGACACATTTTCTTCTAAGAATTTAGAATATAATCTATGTGTTTCTGTAATTAAAAATATGTTTACATCGTATTTGTCATGATGTTCTTGGAACTTTTTGTAACTCCAATAAAAGCTAGTACCTTGTGCGGCATAATTAGTAACTGTATTATATTTTTCTTTAACTACATCAACCCAAGCAGGGCCTTGAATATCTCTAGACTCAATTTCATATGAAGCAAAGCTGTCGCCATATATTGCTATTCTCATTTAAACTGTTCCTCAAATGCATCATGTGTAGTGCCGCAAGTCTTGGCACATACTGCCAGTTTTCCTTCGGCACAGCTATTTTTATTCCAGCTATTAGGGATAATTTCCTGCATAAATTTACCTTCAACAACATGCTTAATGCTATGTTGTTTCAAGTCAAGTGAATCTAAGCCAGCTTCATTGATAGCGTTCCATATTTGACCGCCCTTAGCTTTCCAATACCAAACATACATTTGACCAGCTGTCCAACAACACGGTTGTAAATATCCTTCAGCTGTGACATAAATGCTTTTCTCTTCTGCTACTTTACATTTGATAGGTACAGTGTCCCAATACTTTTCCATGGGCTTTTTCTTTTCTGGATCAGCGGTAAATTTTTGAGCACCAACTCGACCTTTTAATCCATTTACTGTAGTTATGAGATCATTTGGGTTTGTATTATCCTGTCTTTTAGCAATGTTTTCTAAATCTTTAATAGCGGCATTATGATATTTTGGATCAGTGGGCATTGTCAACAACGTAGTAGCAACTCCTTTGCGATTGCCAGCCTGATGGTCTTGTTTAACTTCGCCGCGAGTATTACTAAAAAATCTATTACTCTTTTTAATGTTAAACTTTTCAAAGCCCATCTTAGTTGCTAATGTCTGTGCTTCTTCTACTTGATGTTCATTGTGTGCAAATACAATATAGTCCCAACGTGCTCTGCCGCCCGCATCTATAAATGCCTGAGCATTTTCCATTATCTTAGTCCACACAGTTCCTTGACGATATAAATGATTAGTGTCTTCTAATCCATCTACGCCAAATATAACGTAACCTTTTTTTCCTATTACACCCGCAAGCTTGGCCCACCATTCAGGCTTTTTCATACTGCCATTTGTATGCATACTAAGATTAAGGCTTGAGTTATGTTCTCTAAAATAAGCAAACGCTTCTAATGTATCTGCAGCTACGGCGGGATCACCATAGTTGCCGCACATATACAATCTGTTTAACTGTTTAATAAACTCTACAGGGAATATGTGTTTAATGTCAGCAATGCCGAGTTCTGCGCCGTGTAACAATGGGCTTACTTCGCCCCCATTTAAATTCCTAGCACACATAGGACAAGAGGCATTACATGCTTCTGTCATTTCTAAATGCACAGTGGTAATATCACTGTAATTATACATTATTTTACTCCGTAAAGAGCGTACCTTTTATATTTAGGAAATGTAATTTCTCCGCGATAGTAAATTGTTGTCATTGGATACTTTCTTAAAAAGTCTGGCAACGTTTCGGAGTAATTAATATGCTCTTCAATGGGATCGCTGTTATTTTCGATGAACACAGTTGTACCTGACTTTAATTTGTTAAACCATTCGGTGTCCATATGTTCACTGCTGGTATTGATAACCAAGTCTGCATCTAGAATCTTATCATAGAAGGTTAGATTGTTTTCATGGTCAAAACAATCGTTGATAGATTTATTTTCAACGTAAGCATCTGGATTAATAATTTCTATCAATTCGTTGATACTAGCATCTGGATCAATGCTAAACAATTTGTTATAATTAATGTCTTTAAGATATAGGCTATGATGTGTTAGCCAGCCGCCGATTAATAATACGTTTGTAAAATTTAAGTTAAACTTGGACAAAATTTCAGCCATCCATATCTTACTAAGTACTTGACTTTTAGAAAAAATTATAGGTAATACAACTTCGTAACCTTCATCGATCATTTTAAAAAGTTTACGAATAAATTCATCTTCTGGCCATATAGAATATAAAGTACCAACAATATCTCTTGTAGTGACTTCGTCTAGTGAACATACATTTGTGTAAAAATTTAATCGATCTTCACGGAACGCTACTGGATACTTGTTATAGTCATCGGATATTAAATTTTTAAGAGACCATGGCTTTGATTGTTGATCTGCATATTTTAGATTTATAATATTTCTTATAAATTGCTTTTTTCTTACATCTTGTGTAAAATGAAAATATTTTTCTATTCCAAAAAGCCACGTGATTTTATCTGTGTCCATTTAATCCTATCCATTCTTTAAATTTATCTTCCAACCAAACAAAGTCATTGACTTTCATTGTATCATAGTCTTTGGATGCCCAAAGACATCCTTCTCTGGCGCCCTGTATCGCAAAATATCCATATTGTGTTTCTAATCCTGCTTCGCACCACATTGTTAAACGATCTTGACTTTCCTGGTCATTGTTGTTTTTATTAATGCCTGCGCTGAGTTTGACTGCTTCCCTAAATGCTGTGCGCCATGTACTATATGGTGTGTAATTAAAACGATGTTCGCTGGCCAGTATGTTTAGTTTTATATAACCATCTGCTAGAGTAGTTGTCATATCTGGCTTGTCTAGTCTCTCAGCACTAAAGCAATCTTTGCTAAACAATTTGATACCACCATGACCATACACTAATCCATTAATAGGATTTTTAGCACGAAATACTGCTACATATTTTGGTTTGAGTTCTATTTGTTTATCAAATGTAAATCCGTCTACGATCCAGCAATCGGCATCAACTACATAAAATCTGTCAGTACCACATAAATTAGCAACGTGCTTATGACTTTCAAATATTGTACCCACGCTGGCCACTGCTTCGGCCCATGGTGCAATAGATTGAAGTCTTTCCCAATTCTCATTAAGGTTGTCTTCGTCTGTGTATAGAAAATATACAGGTATATTCATATCAGTACTTGGGTAAAGTAAATCCATATAATGGCAATGCGCTTTGATTTAATAACGCTGGCCAACCTACACCTTTGCCAGGACTGATATTCACATGTTTAAACCATTCACTTTGTTCAGCATCTAACTCCGCTAGCGGCAAGCCTAGACTGTCTTTTAAATCTGTTAATAATTTACGATTATGACTTTCTAGGTATTCCCCATGATTTAAAATTTGAGATTGTTGTTCCCAGAATGTGTTAAACCAATCATAGTCTGCAATTACTGTGTGATCGAAATTTTCTACATATAACTTATATGCCGCTAACCTTGCACCATATATAACCCAGGCACCATTTTCAATGTCTCGACCCACTGTCATCCATATTAACCAACGAGCATAATTAGCGGGATACATTTTATGTTTGAAATCTTCTAATGGAACTTTGTTACCTTGGTCCAGGCCCATCTTAATACCTTCACGGAATCCTGCTCTAAATGATTGCTTGGCACTGGAGTTATTGTGAACAACGCCGTATGTATTATTCATTTGCTTGTAGTTTTCAGGATCCCAGCAAAAGTCTACATTGTTTGTGCCATCTTCAGGGTTGGCAGCTTCATGACTTTTCATATTCATAACATGTTCAGTATACCATAGTTTAACGCCGCCATTGCCGTATACTAATCCATTGACAATATTACGACTACTCCAACTTAATGTAGCTTCTGCGATATCAGGAGTGAGTTCAACGCTTTTAGACCATATAGCTTTGTCTACTTTACAGTCAGCATCTACTGTAAAAAATCTAGGAGCATTTGAAACTCGTCCAGCTTCTTTATGGGCGGCGTCGAACCCTTTAACACCATGAACCCTGCGTATCTGTTGTGCGTTAGGATGATTGTCTAGCAAATATTGAAAGTTTTCATCTGCATTAGGTTCATCGTAACTTAAAAAGACTACAGGGATATCTTTTAATTTTAATAAGGGATTTGGTTCCGTCTTATTAACTTTTATAATTTTATTTCCTAGAGAATTTAGTAAACTCATTTTTCATCCATTCTAAATCATTAATAACACGCAAGGCTTCGACCTTGCCTGTATTTTTTAATCCATAGTTCCTGCCTTGTTTTGCACCGGCTATGGCATACTTACCAAAAGGTTGTTTTGCACCTTTAGTAGTCCATATTTTAAGACGTTGATTACTTTCTTCTACAACACGATTTATAGCTTCGTCGTTATAGTTTAATTTATGCCTTAATTCTTCGTTGGTTAAATTAGAGGCTAGTTTAACACATTCGCGAAAGGCACTGCGCCACGTGCTAAACTCGTCATAGTTAAATTTAGTAATATTACTTACTTGATCAAAGACTTTAATATTTAATCCAAATCCAGTGGTAAAGTCAACTGTGTCTGGATTTTTACTCAGTAAAGATTGCTTAGGTAACAGTTTAACGCCTCCGTGACCGTATGTCAAGTCATTTATAGGATTTATACTATTCCACAAACAGAGACATTCATTTTCTGGAATATCCCACCACTTCTTATATTTACTGGGTGTAAAGAAAAAATCAAAGTCATTTAATATAATTGCATCGCTGTCTACTACATAAAAATTGTTAGTAAGACTACGACGAGCACATTCTTGATGTGCTGCCGTAAAACCAGTTATACCATTGACACGTCGAACATGTGGAACTTTCTCTTTAAGAAGTTCGTAATTTTCGTCAGCGTAAGGTTCGTTGTAACTAAGAAAGAAAACATCTAGCATTATACGAGTATTTAATATTTTTACTCATGATAATACAGGTACATTGTATTTCTTGTAAAAGTCTTTGGCATCTTTAAGATTGTTAACCATTGGCTGACCTTTGATGTTCAAGCTGGTATTCAATAACATTGGACAGCCAGTTTCACTGTACCAATTTTCTAATAGTTTACGGAAGCCCGGGCTGTCATTTTTGCCCACTGTTTGTACACGACTTGTTCCGTCTTTGTGTATGATAGCAGGAAACTCGTCAGGTCGAGTACAACGAGCAACAAACTGCATATATGGACTAGCGGTTATATTTGCGGGCATATCGAAATAGTCATGTACATGTTCTTCTAGGATTGCTGGTGCAAATGGTCTGAATTGCTGTCTTCGCTTGATTGCGTTGACTGTGTCTTTGATTTCGGAACCTCTAGGATCTGCCAATAAGCTTCGGTGCCCAAGAGCACGTGGTCCGAACTCAGCCTTGCCGCTAGCCACTCCCACAATTTTATCTCTTGTAAGTATACTAATAGTTTCATCAACTGGATATTCCTCGCCTATGTTTGTGCCGAGATATGCTCCTGGCCACGTAACTTGCTCGCCAAAGAAAGCGGCCACTGCTCCGACACTACTTCCAGCATCTCCGGGGTTTGGCATAATCCAAACTCGGTCCCAGTCTCCTGTGATTTCACTGTTGGCCACACAGTTAAGAGCACAACCGCCCATTAATACAATGTTCTTGCTGGGCAAGTTTGCTCTAGCCCAACGACTAATACCTTGTAGTATTTCAGTGTACACTTGTTGAGTAGCGGCGGCTAAATCAAATGTATCTTGTTCGCTGAGTAAATCTAAACGCCAATCAGGACAGCCACGATGCAAGTTACGTTTAAACTTAATTTCGGGTCCGTTGATTACACTGAAGAAATCTTCGTATATATCGGCTTTGTATTTGTTGGGGTCACCGTATGCTGCCATGCCCATGAGAATATATTCTTCTTCATTGGGTTTTAATCCTATACGTTGTGTCATAGCACTGAACCAAAGTCCTAGACTATCCGGATAACCTTGTGTATAGACTTTCTTTAAGTCATTGCCCTGACCTTGCCATACAGTAAGAGTTTCAAACTCGCCAATACTGTCAATAACGACAACTGTAGCATCACTTAATCCGCTGGTATAATATCCTGCGGCAGCATGACTTTTGTGATGTTCACCGAAGTGTAAAGATTGTGTTAAATTATATTTTGCAAGATACGTTTTAACATCATTTTCTTTAGTTCTGTCGCCTTGCCCTGCCATAAATTGTCTAGCAGTTTTTAAGTCAGGATTTTCATACCAAACAATTAAGTCTGGTTTTCCATACTGTTCAGCATCCTGTATAATACCTGCACACAAGTCGCCATCGTTTTTAATTCCGCTATATCGTTCGCTGTGTGCCGCAAATTGTAATTGTTTATCGTGCCAAACGCTAACGGCAGCGTCGTGACTGTTGGCACTAATTCCCCAAATATTCATTTGTAAATAAAAGGGTCTCGTCGGCGTAGTTCTTCTAGGCGTTTTTTAAGTTGTTCTTCATATTGCAACTCTTCCTGTGTTTTTTGTTTTTCTTCGACAACAGGTTGTTGGTCGGGTTGTTGATTAGTATTGTTTTCCATAATAATATTTATAGTTTAATTAGCAGAATATAATTCAGGATATTCAACCAACACATGAATACCTTTTTGTTCGGTGGCTGTTTTATAAGCAGTGGAAATGTCTAAGGGGTTTTTTAAATCATAAAACTTAGTGTTTGGGCACATACTTTTAAATTCTTCAAAGTAGCTACCTTTATGTTGATGTCCAGGATCTAAGGGCTTGTCGCTGCCTTTGCCCAATCTAATCAATACATGAGCTTCTTTGCCAGTCATTAATTCAAATTTGTCCAAGTGATTCACTAATTGATTTGTTGCGCTGATAACAAAATCCCATCTTGGATAAAAGCTAACAACTGTTTTGCCGGCCATCGCCAAGCCTAAACTCATACCCATTTGTGTTTCTTCCATTACGGGGAGTTCAATCATTTTGTCCTTAGGCACATTGCCTAATGTTGTGCTCATTGGATTACCTGCGTAAACAATCTGTTGTCCAATAAAAAGAATATTGTCGTTAGCCGCTAGTACTGTCATAGCGGCAGTCAGTGCATCTTTATATGGCGTTAGTTGTGGTGTTGTCATTTTAAATTTCTCTTTCTAAATGTTTTATTATATTGTCTGCTATTACACGATGGCATTTCTTAGATGGGTGAAGATCTCCTGGAGTAACTTCGAACTCATTGACATCCCAATATATAGTAAGTTCAGGGTTAGTGTATCCTCTGAATTGATTATATTTGTCTTCCATCATATGTTCTATGCTAGGATAGTTATTGCCGTTGTAGTCGAATTTAATCATCCTACTTCTCAGCCAATCATCTTGTTCAATATATTTAACAAGGTCCATGGGCCAGCTCATTACATAAACTTTAACACCGTTGTCAGTGAAAGTTTGTAAAAATTCTTTGACATCTTGTATTTCTTTTTTCGTGGCACGATCAATATATTTGTCCAATGTTAAGTTATTGTCTACTAACCATTGCGGAAAGATTGGATTATTCATTACTTCATTATGAGTTACTTCATACAATGAGTCCAACCTAGTAAAGCTTTTTGCTCGCGGCCATTGCGTAAACTGATAAAATACATGACTTACATCTTCATAATTATACGTAGGAGGGGTAGCGGGATGATTACCTTTATTTTTTTCTGGATCTGTTTTATCCATAAAACATCGTCTCCACCAATCATGTATACTATAGCTGGCGCCGCCATTCCATGGTTGGCAAAGTTCAAATGTGTTAAAATGATTTGCCACGAATCTAGGAAATCTAATGGACTTCATATATTCGATATGCGTGTCTTTAACTAGTTCAACTTTGTAGTGATTCAATGGAGGTTCCTCTAGTGTAGACATATTTGAATAATAATACAAACCTTGCCCCCATGTAAAGCTACATCCAGCAAAAATCATTCCCTTAGTAACTGGGCTCTGGCTTTTCATTTATTTCTATTTGGCCAACTAATTTCCCAGTCTTTAAAGTCTGCTGCCAAGCAGTCTACTTTATAGTCCTTACGTCCGCCAACGCTTTCTTGAATTACGTTTTTACTAGTATTACGAATACCATTTAAGCCATGCGTTAATTCTAAGTTGTTGCCATCTTTAATGCCACGACGATAATTGCTTTCGTTGTGCCAAATATGTAAATTCATTTGGCTTACAACTACTATAGCGCGAATAACATCAGCAGTAACTTCTACATCTTTTTCTTCTAGTATTAGTTGAATATCATGTACAATGGCAGAAATTTCTTCACTGTATTCTTGTTTGTGTTCAGGAATAAAAACTTCCTTAAGTTGAACGATGCTTAAACGATCGATCAAATCTCCTAGTGTATGCAAGTATTTTCTCTCAGTCATAAATTTGTAAAGTTCCTGTTATTGAATGGAACAGTCATTTGATATGCACTGATCAATTGCTTGATACCATAGTCCAAATCAAACATCGGTTTCCATCCTAGACTTTCTAACTTAGCGTTAGAAACTATGTAATTTCGTTTGTCGAAATCTTGTTTGAATTCATCTTGCTTAATCACTAATGCAGGAATTTGTTCTTTAATCTTTTCAGCTAATTCTAGTTTACTTATATTTGCTGTACTTAATCCTACATTGTATACTTGGCCGCGACATTTGTCATAATTATCAATCATGAATTCAAATGTACGAGCAATGTCTTGTACATGGATATAGTTACGTTTAAAGTTTGCTTCAAACAATACCATATATCCATCTACCACTGCTTTGTAAACAAAGTCATTGACTAACAAGTCTTGGCGCATACGTGGACTTACACCAAACACAGTGGCAAGTCTTAGAATGACGCCATTACCTTTTTTAAGCACGTAATCTTCTGCGTCGCATTTAGTTTGTGCGTATAAGCTTAATGGCTTAAACGGACTTTCTTCAGTGATAATGTTTTCACTACTTCCATATTGACTATTTGTATTGGGCAATATCAGCATTTGATCATCACGCAACACATCGACGACATTTTTAATTTGTTCGTAGTTAACTTGTACCGTCAATTCTGGATTAGCTTTGCAGGCTGGCATGCCAACAATGGCTGCCAATGGAATAACTACGTCAGCCAAGCCAACTTGCTCAGTTAATAAATCTTTATCCCTGACATCACCTGCAATGAAATGAAATTTAGGTTGTTTAAACAGATGTAATAGACTTGTTTGTTTATACATCAAGTTATCTAATACAGTAACTCGATGTCCTTTAAACAATAAATGTTCAGCTAATATGGATCCGAGATAGCCCGCTCCGCCTGTGATTAAAATTTTCATGGTTTGCTATTTGGATCGTATTGGTCTTTGTTGGTTTTATACCATCTCATTGCATTGTGTAATGCATCGCGTAGTTCGTATTTTGGTTTCCAGCCCAATGCGTTAATTTTCTCTGAACTTAACAATCTCACTGAGATCATGAATGCTTTGTTATTAACATATTCAATGGGATTTTCATTATTATCCAACTCTCTAAGCATGTGAAGCACTTCATTCACTGTATAACCTTTTCCATAGCATACATTATATATATCATACTTGTCAACATTTTCTGCAACAAATACAATGCCGTCTGCCATGTCTTCAACGTGTAGTAAGTCACGAACATCTTTGCCGTCGCCCCATACTGGAATAGGATTTAATCCGTCTGCTACTTTACGAATACTAGCAGGTGTTACGTGACACTTTTCATAGTCAAACTTATCATTGGGACCAAACGCATTACTAGGACGAATGATAACGCATTGCATTGGATTATGAATCTGATTACTGAAAAAATCACATAATGCTTCACTGTAACGCTTCATACCACCCACAGCCTTGTATACTGGAATTAAAGGAGTGCTGTTAATATCAATGCCTTCATGACAATATTCATCACCCATGTCTGGGTATACTGTATTTGAACTAATGAATACAAATTTCTTAACGCCATTGCGCCAGCTATGTTCCATTAAGTTTGTATTCATTTCAATGTTAGGTGTAACATGTAGTAAAGGATTAAATTTAGTGTCCAATGCGTTACTGGTATTTGCCGCGCAATGAATAACAACATCAACGTCTTTACTGACTTTTTCACAGAACTCAGCTGTGCGTAGATCACCATGGTGATTCTCTACTGTTTCCCATCCGTAAAAGTCTTTACGCAATGTTCTGCTATAAGTTGTACTGCGTACATTCTTATAGCCTTTTTCAAATAATGTTCTTAATATGTGGCTGCCAATAAATCCTGAGGCGCCCGTAACTAAAATTTTGTCTGTTTTTTTCATTTTATTTTCCAATATAGTTTTCTATGGTTTTCTTAATACCATCTCGCAATGTAGTTCTGGGTAACATATTATATTTACGTTGCTTATCCGCACTTAGGCAGCGCACAGGGTCGCCATTTGTCTTTGTTTCATCCCAAATAATTTGTTTTTCTTCACCACTGATTTCTTTGTATACATCAATGATAGTTTCAATTGTTTCTTTAATGCTAACTGCTGTACCGCAACCAAAGTTAACAATGTCTTTGACTTCTTTGGTAACTGCGTCAATACTGGCCTGAGCAACATCATCACCAAACACAAAGTCACGGCGAGCACTGCCGTTGCCCCAACATGTAATGCTATTGCCCGGAACATTTTTCAATTTCCAAATGTTAGAACTGATAACTGTGGCATCTTCTGCAAAGTTGTCATTGATACCATAAATGTTACTTGGGCGAATAACTGTCCAATTATCCCAGCCATATTGTACTGTTAGAGATTCCAAGGTTGCTTCGCCCATGCGCTTGGTCCAGCCTGGATACCAGTCATTGCGACTGGGAGTTGTCTTCCAAACATCGTCTTCGTTCATTAGTTCAGCAGGCTGATAAACGCCCACGCTACTTAGATATACAAACCAATCTACTTTAGCATCAAACGCTGCCTTAATCATGTTAGTGTTGAACATTAACATAGGGAACAAATAATCGCAGGGTTGTTTACTACTGCGAGCCGGACTACCTTTAACTCCGGCAATGTGTAACACAATATTAACTTCTTTCTTAAATAACTCTTCGCAGTTATGCAAATAAGTTAAATCGCAGTTAATAAACTCCACTACATTGGAATACTTGTCACATACTTCTTTTAGTTTAGGACTTTGTCTAATGTCCACAGCATATACTTTGCTGGCGCCTTCATGAACGCTTTTTTCAACTGCTGGTACTCCGACTAGGCCACTGGCCCCTGTTACCAATACTACTTTGTTTTCAAATTTCATTTTAAATACCACTTTCTTATATCGTTAAATGTTTTCTCAAATGGGTTATACTCACCAAAAGTCTTTGCATGATTGTGGTTGTATATTAAAACTTCCCTGAGCTGATAATATATATCATGTATTTCACTTAGTGATAACGCCGACAGCCTGGCAATCTCTGATTCGATTAAATTAAGCCGTTGTTTAAAATCAGTGCATTCATCATAAGCTTCGTTGATCAATGGACTAAAAGTTTTAAACCCTAAGTCCCGTAATGTTTTTAATGTGTATGGATTACCAATTACAATAAATGGTTGTAAATTAATAATTGGATGGTGAAATGTTTTTTCACTGATAAAAGGAAACTCGCCGCCGCCATACTCAAATGATGTTTCATTGACAATGTTAATGTATGATTCGGCAAAAAATTCTTTATTGTTATTGTTGAGATCGAAGCCATGCTTTTGATCTATAGGTAAATGAGCAGTATCAATCTCAAGCGGCAATCTAGTGGCTATAGAATCAACCATTGATTCTAGCTCTGGAGATTCTCCTACATAATGCGCTATCGCATTATAGATTTTAAGTTTATCGGTATAATCGTGTAATGCTACAAAACTAAAAATACCATCATCTAGTAGTTTGTACTTGACTGCCATGTATGCACTTAACCAACGATGAGGTCTTTGCATATTCCTATTCATACAAATAAATCTTTTACTGCGAATATATTCTTTGTCTAAATCTTCTGGTTTAACATAGTCAGATTTATAACCCAATGAACCGACTCTGGGATATTCATTGAACTTATCTGCTAGTTGATTCAACACTACATAACCATTTGTTATTTTTATTTTGCTATTGGGATATGCGTCATAATGACTGTTAAATGTATTGCCTGCTATAATGACAATGTTCTTTCCGTCTATTCCGTACTGATTAAAGTATTTTTCTGTTTCTACTAAGTTTTCAGAATGTTCCATTGGATCATGAATCATGTTCAATATCAATTTAATATTACCAGTTTGTAATCCCAACAACACCTTAGGATCTAACGTATCTATAAAGCTATATGTATATTCTACCCCATTCAACATAATTGAATAGTCGGCAAAAATTGAGTTCAATGTAAAGCAAATTTCAACAGGATAGAGATACATTGAGTTATCATATACTATCTCGTCGACAGTGATTATATTGTCAATGCCATTGGTTAGTTTGTAGTAATTATAGAAGTTTTTATGGGCCACGTGCGCCAACCATGTTGTCGAATCGTTTTGTGCTCTTAGATCATCTATTATATCTCCCTGTGATTTTGTTACATCATCATTGAGTTTACCTAATATATAATCATTGACTACTGAAGGCAATCCGTTTATTAAAAACTCGTTGCCTTGATAATTAACATAAGAACCGCTGTAAATTATTTTTATATCGCGATTAAAGTTGTTGAATAAACTCATAAACTATTTTATATGGATTAGTGTCTTTGAAACTTTCAAAGTGGTTTCTATTATGGATTAATATGTCTGTCATTTCATAATATAACTTATGTAATTCTTCTTGACTTAATGCATTTAATTTTAATATTTCAGATTCTATCATTTGCATTCTTTTAAGATAGTCTGTTTCTAGATCATAGCTTTCATCGATATAAGGACTAAAAGTTTTAAAACCTAGACTTTGTAAATGCCTCAATGAACCATAGTCGCCGACAAAAATAAAAGGTTGTAGATTAATAATAGGCCTAAATGTTTTCTCTGAAAAGAAAGGGCCATTTTCTATGGGACCAAAAAAGCTTGTTTCAGACGTAATATGAAAATAAGTATCTGCATACCATTCTTTTTTATTGTTATCAGTGACGAAACCCCTTTTTTGATCAGGTGACAATTGATCAGTATCTATCTCATAGGGTAATAAATTTATCACTGAATTAACTTCACCATCAGAGATTGAATTAGTAGTCAATGACGTTATACTATGTCTAATATGCTCTTCATTGTCTGCTGTATTAACAAAACTATAAATGCTGTTCTTTAATAAATCATGCTTTATTGCCATGTGTGCTAGATAATATCTATGCGTTCTCATTGACCTATTAAAGCATAAGAATTTTTTGGGTCTAATCTTCAACGGATCTAAATCATCTTCACGCATGATATCAGATTCATAGCCCAATGATGTGATTCTAGGAAACTCATTTAATCCTTTGGCCTGCTGTTGTAATGGAAGATTTCCATATGTAAAATTAGCCTTACTGTCAGGAAAATGCTGTTTATGTGTTAATAATTCATTGCCAAATATAACGATCAGGTTGGCGGCACTGATGCCTAATTTTTCCAGTCTCAATTCTATATCATTTACACTGGGTGAGTAATGTCCAGGATCATGCATATTACAGACAACAATTTTTACTTTGTTATTCCGCAAATGATTAATTATCGGCTCTATGATTTCTTCAAATGAATAGCTAACTGTGGTGCCATCTAAATCCACTGACGTAATGTCATTCAATGCATTAATAGATGTTGCTATTTCAATTGGAAATATGTATGTAACATTGTCATCGCCAGGGTCAATTTCATATACTGGTACAACATTGCTTGCTCCGTTGTTGTTTAAGAAATAATAATGGAAATTGCCAAGATTGTAAGCCATGTTCCAGCCAATCTTAGAATCTGCTTTAAGCAGATCTATACAATTATGCGGGTTTAACTCATTGACATCATTGATATATTTTTTATCAATGTGATTCATTACCGATTGCGGTATGCCATTGCTGAAATAAAGTCTCTCACCGTTGGGTTTAGTATATATGTGAGAGTATACTGCTTTTAAAATACGACCCATTTGCCTGTTCCATAATGCGGGAATTTGGATTTGTATTCATACCAAATCACATCTTCAGGAATATCACGTTTGTGATTCCATGTTGCTACTGTGGGTGTATTGGTAGATACTGCGTTATCCTCTACAACAAAATATAGGGGCAAATTAAAGTTTCTAGCATACTTGTGTATTTCATAAAAGACTCCGCTTTCAAAACTCATGTCTCCAATAAAACACCAAACTTTTTCATCACTGCCATTATCTTTGATTGCCTGTGCAACTCCTAGCGCAATAGATAATGTTCCGCCCACAATGGCGCTGGAATAAAATTTATTGTCTAAGTTACATATAGTAATACTTTTACCGGCTAATATATCTTGTTCAATGACTGAAGGATCGATGCCTTTAAGTAGTGCATGGTAATGACTACGCCATGTAGAAAACACCCAATCATCTGTTTTAATTCTCTTAAAAATTTCAATTAACGGCTCTTCGTTGCCGTTTGATAAGTGTACTGGACCACGAATTTTAGCAGTTTCCCAATGGCTTACAATCTTATCCTCAAACGCAATTAAATCTTCTTTGCTTAGAGTAATTGGTCGCACAACTTCATATTTGTCAATGTTTTTAATCATATTTGTCTTTCATCTATCTCTTGCTTGTAACACTGGCTTATCTGTAGGCCATTCAATATTGACTCTCTTGTCGTTCCATTTGAGCACACCTTGATTTTTTTCATCAACATATTCTCCTGGATAAAATAAATTATAATGAAATATACAATCTGTTAACGCATAGTGCCCGTTTGCAAAGCCTGGTGGTATTAACACTTGGTCCCGAGTGGATTCGGAGATTATATAGCTTTCCCATTTGCCATAATTAGGACTTGATTTTCTTACATCAACTAACACAAGATAAATGTCGCCCACCAACGCCTGTACTAATTTCCAAGTTTTTTTATCATAATGTAAGCCACGCAATACGCCTTGATATGATTTGCTAAATCTCCCATGTATATTAATGTCGTTTGGTAATAATTTCATAATGGGATGAGTTTCACTATGGAATGTTGTAAATATTTCTCCTCGATATTCTTTATAAACGCTGGGATGATATATTGGTACATCTGTGCCAAATTTATCTAGATATGAGACATCGAAAGAGTCCCACTGGCGTTGTTTATAATTTTTACCAGTGCTAGTAGTACTGATAGTTTCTGTAGTATTATCAATTGTCATAGTTTCGTCGGTGTTGCTTGTATCATATTCTGTAAATTTAATACCATTTAAGCAATATAATACATCGTTTTGATTTGGGTCAGACATCCTAGTATAACCTAAATTTTTTAATTCATTGTCGAACTCGTGTCTTGTTGTGCCATTTTTATAATGGCCGAATCCAGCGACTTCTACCCATATGCATTTTGGCTTAAAATTTCCCATACTGGTAATAATTTTAAATTCTGCGCCTTCGGCATCGATGTGTAACACATCGGGCGACACATTAAACTTTTGACAAAAGCTTTCTAGTCTATAGCTTTGTACTTCATAGGGATCGCTGTATTTTTTTCCGTGTGATTCAAATGGCACATCTTCAAGTTTAAACATACTGCCTGACCATGGATGCAGATTACCAAATTGAGTAGAAGAAGGATTAAACTGAACTAATCCGTCTATGTCCGAAAATGCATATTTAAAATAGTGAATATTAAATTTGGCAGCAAGTGGTTCATTACTCGCATGCCAATACTCAAACGGTTCAAACGCATATATTTCTGCTGTAGGAATTAATTCTCGAACTTTACGCGACGTATCTAATAAGGCGCATCCTATTTCAAAGAATACAAATTTTTCATTTGGAAAGTTTTCTTTGACCCAATTTAAATTTAAAAAGCTCACGAATTTATTCTTTCATGAAGATACTTAATAAAATCTTCTGTCGTTTTATCAGTTTTATACAATGTCAATAAATGCTCTCTATTATGTACAAGAATATCTTCCATACTCCAATACCAGTCATGTAATTGTTCTTTACTCATGCTACATATTTTTTTAATTTGCTCATAGACCATGGCAACTCTTTTACTAGTATCCTGTTCTACATCATAACTTTCGTCAATGAAACCGCTGAATGTCTTAAAACCCATTTCTCTTAACAGTTGTAATGCTCCGGGAAATGATACAAACAAGAATGGCAAATAATTTGCTATAGGTTTGCATATTTTTTCAGTGACTGATTTGTAGGGTCCGTCGGTATACGTTTCTGTACAGATATAAAAATAAGCATTGTTATATGAAGTGACCTGTGTGTCAGTCCAAGAACTAACGCTATTGAACGTATCAGTGGGTTCATCATTGAGTGACTTTGGTAATCGATTAAGTAGACGTTTTAATTTTTCTTCAGTTAAATTGAATCCATACTTGTTGTTGAATTCACTGAGTATAGTGTCATAATATTTAAAATCTGACAACCAGCTCCAATCGCCAATATCTAATAGATTATCTTCATTCATTGCTAGGGCAAGAGCTACTCGATGTTCTCTGGATCTTCTTATTTTAAACAAGAATGAATTAGGTCTGATTGTATGTCGTGATGAGTCAAATCTTTCTGGGTCAGTTCGGCCTTCTCTTGTTTGCATATAAAAATAGCTGGTATTACTGATGACAAACGGCCAACTTTTAACGATCAACATCTGTTCACTGTCAGTGAACCACGACTTATAAACTTCTTCGGCATTAAATGTATTAAAAGCCAGCACGACTTGACTTTTTGGAATACCGCTGTATTCCAATGAAGTATGTAAATTTTCATAGCTAGATTTGGAAACAAAGTTCTCTTGTGCATAGTCCAAGACAATTAATGCGCGGCCACTTTTTACATCATCTAACGCATCTGCTGACATATATTTCCAAAAGAAATTGCCAGCTATTTTTGTGTTGTTAAAGGCAGCGCCGCAAAAAGCATCTATATGGGGGCTAATTTTTATAGGGTATATGTATTTGTTAGTTCGTCTGCGTCCAAAATATAAACTTTCTTCTGTTGCATCAACTAATTCCATACAGGGGCCTTGATTCAAATGAGTGCCTGGTGCTGTGTTTGGCCACGTACCAAAGCTTTTATCAAACATAAAAGATAATACAGTATCAGTATCTGATCCCATGGGAGATTGTTGTTCAAATATACCACAATCTCTGATCTTAGTTGTATGCATACTGTGCAAATAATTAACTATTCCTAATTCTGTTTGTAGCGCATTTGCTAGCATTGAATTAGGAAATACATAATCGTAAAATAAGGGTAATTGTACTTTATCCATTGTTAATATATGCATAATCGAATTTTGTTCTAAATTCTTTATTAAACTTGTTTTCCATGTTGATTTGACCCGTATAATCGAAATTTCTATTCCACCTGTTTACATTTTTTCTTGTTTTAGTTGTGTTAAATCTAGGAAAAAATTCTTCAATGTATTTAAGATAAACATTCGTACTTGGGTGCCCGTCAACGTGTTGTATATCTTCCCAAAACGGACTATCGTAATATTGATTTTTCTTTTTCCATTCATCCAGAGTAATATCGACATCCAGTGTGTTATATATTTCATCAGCCATTGGTTGAATGAAATAACTGACATTGGCAGTGCCGTCGATATAAGCAGAATTGTCTATGCCCATAACTATATGATGTTTAATGTTTTTTAATATTTGTTTGATTACTTTAACAGCTATCCAGGATTGATATACTGCCCAATCATCGCTCCACATATTTTTAACAAATTCAACAGTAACAGGATCATTGGTATTTTGATTATAAGAATGCAAATCACCTTTTGTTTGCCAATTGGAATTCGGTGGCAGATAACTAAATCTTCCAAACCCAGTTAACATTACAATAACAAAATCAGTATCTGGATTAAAGTTATACGTGTGATTAGCTTCTACTATTTTATTCATGATATAAATGTTAGAGCAGCCTGCACGACCATAATTGTAGTACTCTTCAAAATTTATACCAATTAAATCTGCCCATGTAGCATAAGCATAACTTGTATAACTGCAACCAAAGGCAAAACATCTTTTCATATTAATTTATTTACTAAGGGAAATAATATATCTTTACACCACACATCATAGCCTAGCTGACTTGGATGAAAGCCATCCTGTGCAAAGTATTCTCGATTATATTTAGTTTGTAAACTTTTTCTATTGTCGTGTGATAATAATATTGCGTCATCTTCAGAAACATCAATGAATTTATGTAAGTATTCAAACATGCCCTGAGATATTGTATTTGTATGATCAAACTGTTTGTACAAATAATTTACAATTTCATGATCTTTATGTTTAATAATATCTTCATATACATGCTTCATGAAGAATTGATTAATTAGTTTAATGCCATGTAACTTACAAAAGTTTTGAAGCATAATAATATTCTCTAAACTCGAGTGTGTTTTGCCAACACCATTAACTTCCTTATCCAGCAAATAATGCTGTTGTACAAAGTCTAAATTAGAGTCACTGCCATTAACAGTTAGATACCATCCACCGGATTTATTGTATTTGAATTCTGATCCGTTTTTGGTATAAAATATACCATCACCTTCTATATGATCATTGGTAAGATTCAAAAACTGATCAGTCATTCCACCGTAGAAGTCGGGCCAATCATTGACCATGCGTTCTATTACTAAGGGATTATCGACAAACCAAGATTTTCTGCTGGTTCCACTCCACATCACGACAACTAATATTTTATTTTTATTAATGCCTGATTCAATGGCAGATAATATAGCAGACATTACACGCTTTTGTATAAGCTCTTGTCCACTACTATTTCGACCTGTGTGATTTGTAGTTAAGTTATGATTTTTTGAACGCAATAACTGTGTAATGCCACCTACCCAGCCGTTGTCATCGTCACCGGTACTAAAACTACACCCTCCGGTGATTAAATGCCGAATCATATTAATCTAATATCTCTTAAGAATAATTTTATTTTCCTAGCTAGTTCAGCATGTGCTTCTTCGTTGGGGTGATACCCATCTTTACATTTCATATCTTTTTCTGTGCAATAAACATTGAATATAGATTTATCATGTCCCAATACAAATTTCTTTGTAGGTAGTAATTTAATTAAATTCTTGTATTGATCTTCAAATGGTTCTCTGTCTAAGTAGCCTTCTAAGAACGAGTTAACAAATGCATACTGTATATTTCTAGATTCTAGGAAAGATGATACAAAGATTTGTTGCATGTAATATTCCATTAGGCCTTCATAGTCATTATACATGTGTTCATACCACACATCTTTCATTTTTTTAAGATATGGTTCGTAAGGATCATGACCCAGTAATACATTTTCCCATATTTTCTTTTCTGGAAAATAAACTGCTGTGCGTGAAATACCAGTCCAGGAAAACACAACTAATGTTTTTTCGGGATTAGGTATATCAGCATAATCGTTCAGCAAATTTATTATGCTGAGTTTATTCGATCCGCCTGGTATACCTCTATTGGTCACTGGCGTTTTCATTAATTCACCTAGTTTGGCAGGCCAGGCGTCGCTGTTTGCTACTCCATCGCCAGCTGTAAAGCTGTCTCCATATGCATAAATCTTATCGATCATTTTCCCTATATACTCCTATTTCGGCAAAAGATATTCCGGATTGCTCGACTAATTTAATAATCTCATAATTTTTATTAAGTTCTATACTTTCATACCAATCAGCAATTTCCGGAAAAGTATTAATTATGTTTTTGTTTCTTCTAGCATCATACTGCGAATAGAAACTCTTAAAGTCATGAAACAATGCAGACTTATCATGCGTAGTAGATACATGTCCAGTTTGAACAACTTCTAAATAGTCAATTAGTCTTTTGATACTGGCTTTCTCACCAGCTTCTAAATACTGACTATCTTTGTGTAAATCATACCACGTAGATAGTCTTGATTGAACTTCGTCTTTGAGATCGTTGGGCAATGTAATTGGACTCATGTATGCAGGCCAGCGCAGTATGTTTAGATCCAGATAAGGTCTATTATTGCCGTACTTTGCTTTGAGTTCCAGCATATCGTCCATGAACTCAGTGATACTGAACAAACACAGATTAGATATCGTCATCATGATTGTGACATTTCTAAATTTAGCATTTTCAATAAAGTTAACCAAGTTACTGCGCCATACTTGATAGTCCATGCCATCACGTAGATACTCTGCATGTAAGCCGAAGCTTTCATTACTGGTAAACAAATCAAATTCTCTAACTGGCAGTGTTTTAGTTACTTCAATTAATCGTTCCAGTGCCCTAGGGCTTGATCCAAGATTACTGTTAACCGCAAAGCGGATGTCCACGTATTCATGCTGTTGCATTATTTCAATAAAGCGCCAGAAGTTTTGACTTACTGTGCATTCTCCGCCGGTGATACGTAGCTCTTGTAGGCTCTTAGATAATTCAGGCCACCATTCAAAGAAAGCTTCTACATAAGGATTGTCATCTAAATGTTTTCCATATGCTGTACTCCAAGAACCATCAGTTTGGTATGCGCCACCACCACCACCTTGGGCAATAAAATTCTGGTAAGGTCCATTCTTATTAATGTCCTGACTCCATGCTGTGCTGTAACCTGCGTTACAGTAACTACAAGCAAAATTACATTGTCTATCGAAACTGATCTCTAATGTTTTGAGATTAACATCGTCAGCCCAGTTCATGTCCTGGATCTTTTTAATATCTTCTGCGCTGTATATAATACTTTTATTAATACGATCACTGATATTATCTCTGCCAATGCCTTCTACTTTCCAACAATAGCCGCACTCTGCTGGCTTTTTGCCTTCCAGCATCATCTTACGCATACGCTTTTTATGATCAGTGTTATGTAATGCGCTGGGATTATAACTGATTTCACTGACATCAATTGAATGAGGCAAAGGCAAATGACAACTACCTGTATAGCCTGATCCTAAAAAGATACTGGCGTTATACCATTTGGCCGCGCAAAAGCTAGGACTGATCGAGTTGAGATTCTCATCTCTCCATTTAATTAAGTCATCAGACATCTTTGTTAACTACCTTTTGTTTCATCTCTTTACAGATGTTATAAAATTCTGTGTACTCTGGATATACTTCTAAAAAGTTCGTACCATAGCGACGATCTAAATCATTGACAAAGTCATAGAACTTGGCACGATTTAGTGCAAAATCTTTATTGCCTTCCAAATCATTTTTAGAATTGTAAGTGATATTCAAACATACACGCTTGAACTTTTCCAGCTCGAACTCTTCAAAAGCATGATGCATTTTCCAAGTCTTAACTTGTGTGGTATGATCCGCCATGTAGTTGATACTTGGTATCAAATACTCTTGAATAAGATCTTTACTGGCCCATTGTGCATCTAAGAACGTGGGGTTGCGTAAATAAGGTAAGTCAATGCCATTGATACTAGGATGACTTGTAGTCTTTTTATCTCTATCTGTGTACGACTCTCCTGGCCAAGCAAAGTTAAAACCTGTTTCTTTTTCCCACATTTTTGCAATTGTTGGATTGGGGTTATATTTCTTTCTAAGTTCAAGCTGCCACTCAAATAATTTTTGTATGCTGGAAATACTCAGAATGTTAAACGTAACCATTGTGGTAATTCTAATATTGCCCATTTGCATGATTTGTTCGTAACGCTTGCAGAACTTTTCAAAGTCCAGGCCTGGGCGTAAGTATTCAGCACGTTCACCCCAACCATCGACACTGGTAAAGATAGTTAGTTTCTTAATATAGTTACCACGACTTAAAATCTCAGCACGTTCAATGAACTTGTCCCACAACTTATCAGGTACGCCCAAGTTAGTATTAATACTAAGTTCGAGTTCTGGATTCGGATTATCAATAAACCAATCCATACTTTTATATGTTTCTTTACTTAACAGTGGCTCGCCACCTGTAATACGAAACACATGTAAGTGTTTGTAAGCTTCAGGCCACCATTTCCAAAATGCGTCAATATAAGGATTGAATTCGTTGTTCTTATAACTTAAACTATCTAAGTCGGGTTGCCAGCCCTGTGCCCATACGGTATGATCTGTATTTTCCAACAACTTAACTGGACCATTTTGTTTTAGTTCTTCTACCCACTTGCTACTGTACTCAGGGCCACAGTATACGCATTTAAAGTTACATACATTACTAAAGTCTACTTCGAGATAGCTTGGGTAAAAGTCTTTGTTAGGATCACTGGCTTGAACTTCATCATGCTTTTCTAATGCCCATGGTTCTAAACTCTTGTAGAATCTATCACTGGGACTTTTGTTATCTTCAACACGCCAGCAGTAGTCACATTCACTTGGGCGTTGACCTTCCAACATTTCTTTTCTAGCTTGTTTAAGTATACTGGTATTAAACAATGCTCCTGGATTCTTTTGTATTTCTGCCAATGGAATCTTATGTGGCACTGGATGGTGACAACTGTGTGTCATTCCTGTACCCAGGTGCATGGTAACTTGTGTAAACTTTGCCAAGCAAAAACCTGGACCAGTGCTGTCTAATAGTTCTTTTGTTTTGTCAATATTTGGTCCTGTACGAGCAACTTTATTATCATATCCGATATCCCAATTGATATCGCTGAGTTTCTTTTTCATATTTTGCCTTTAATTTATGCTGTTATCTACTTGGCTCTCTTTGACCAGAGCACCTAACCTTGGAGGGTTAATAAAACTCTCCTTAAACATTCTACTGCCATTGGCATCCAATTCTGCAACCTCTAAGTTTAATTTTGTTCTTAATTCTTGACCGAATTTGTAAATTTCTTTTTTTAGTTTTTCAGAATCATAGTTCCAGCCTGTGGCATTACATCTGCCGCCTTCTCCTTTGAACTGGGGTTGAATACTTTCTTTCCAGAAGTTATCATGCCAGTCAAAGTCTCTACAATCCGTAAAATCAAAACTGTCTTTAGCAAGATTAGTTAAGTAAGCGCCAAGTCTAGTGCCGAACATTGCCCAGGCGCCGTTCTCCACATCGGCTCCAACACTACTCCAAACTAAGAATCTTTTATAATTGCGTTCATGTACTTGTTCTTTTAAACGTCTAGGGTCAACAGTTACACCGCCATTAAGCAACAGCTTAACGCCTTCACGAAATCCTGCTCTATATGCTTGATATGCACTGGCATTATTATGTACATCACAGTAAATATTATTCATTTGGAAATAATAAATGTCCCAACAGAAATCAACTTTTGCTTTTGGATCATCTGCATTTTCGTGAGTACGCATTTGTTCTACTACATGCTTGGGCCACATCTTAATGCCGCCGTTACCGTATACCAATCCGTTGATTGCGTTTTTACCGGCCCAACTGACAATATCATGATGACCAATTTTACTCATATCTAATTCAAGACCAAAGAAATCATCACGAACAATGTTATCTGCATCAATGGTAATGAAGCGATCTGTTTCAGCCACTCTTGCGGCTTCCTTGTGTGCATTATCAAACCCCTTAACACCATGTACACGTTTGGCCCATGGGGCTTTTTCTAATAGGTTTGCATAATTCTTATCTGCATTTGGTTCATCGTAACTTAAAAATACGATATCAAAACTGGTAATAGGTACTGACATTTGCGTCCTCAATATGTAAATGGTGATAATTTGAAATTATCTTAACAGGTGTCTTTGATTTTAATGTTAATTCGACTAGTTTAAAATCATCTAATTCGTTTGTATTTAAAGTTATACTATCTAAAATTTGACTAGGATCATTGCTGTCAAAGACATAAAATGTTATTTCTTTGTCCAAATTAAAATTTTGAGTTCCTCTCATAGCACTTTGAATTTGTAGCTTGTTACCCGTTTGTTTATACACTAATAAAGGTTTAAAACCTACTGTTGCAATCGGAACGTAATACGGCTCTTTATCTATACTAACCTTAAAGTCATGATTATAATGTAAAAATCCTAGATTGTCAAATTTTATATGTTCATTAGGTAACCATTTGCAGGGGAAAGTCTGGGCATGATTGGAAAATAGTTCTTTAATGTTTAATTCGAGTGTATCATACAACCTACTGGGCTCTTTTTTGTCTATACAAAAAATTTCCATTTTATCAGGCATGTTTTCCAATTGAAATTCTGTTGTGTTTTCTTTTGTATATTCTTGCTTAAAATTATCATAGATAAAATTAACGTTGATCTTTTTAGTAATTAAGTCACAATGTAAGTGGATAAAGTTATCTCCATCTGTTTCACCATAGACGTAATCAAATTCCCACCGTCTGCGATCTTGATGCTTGTATAAAATTCTTGATTCTGAATCATGATCATATTTTATTCTTAATTTATGTAATGGTGACTTATTATAAAATATTTCTTTAATAAGGTCGTTTTCTTCAATTTCTAAAGTAGTACGGCGTGGGTCCTCATTGAGAACATTATGTGGAGATACTCCTAATACTTGATATGTTAATTTGTCATACTCAACATAAAATTTACTATTCTTAATTTTTTTCTTTTTAAGAATAGTCTTTTGGATGTCAAATTCATCATCATTGATATTATTCATTTAAATAAATTTTTTTCTTAGGTTAGTCAGTGTGTCGGTGGTTAACCATGCACCAGTGCTATATTTAACTAAACCTAATTGAACATAATTTTCAATTTTTATATCACCTTGATCATTTACCCAATATGATAAAAATTCAGACCATGGTTTTTTTGACCATTGATCGTTAACATAACTATTTTCTCTAATGCTTAGATCAATTAAATTAACAAAGTCAAACTTTGTTATTTTGAGTCCAAGTATTTTGTACATCAATGACATTAACCATTCTGGCCAAATATATTGCGGAAACGGAGGCATGGCATTATTTTCTTTATCTTCAAAAAAATCAATAAATTCATTTTGATTATAATGTGATGAAATTAACACTGCCATGCCAAACACATAGTCACAGCCTTTGTCCTTGTTAAAATATATTGCATCTATTATCGATCCTTCTCCAAAACTTTTTTGTTCAACGGATCCTTCAGTATATAAGGAATAATCTAACAATTCTCCATTAAAATTAGATCTAGTTTTTGGCATAACAATACTGTTCATGCCTCTTAAATTTTCCCATACATCTACGTTGAAGTTAGTTAAAATCTGATCGGGATTAAATGCAATAGTATTTGTATACGGGCTTGCTAATAAAGAATGAAAATACGTCGATGCTATAACCTCAGAAGGTTCTAAATAAATTTCTTGATCGATATACAATAAATATTTTTTTAGATTATCTTCGTGTGCTATAATACTAATAGGCCGTTCTTTGTCAAACAGCCTAATACTCTTGATCAACAGTTCAACCTGTGTCAAGTTTTTTATTTTACAATCAACTATTAAATAGCCTTCATTCATATATCATTTGTTTTATTTTAGGGTAATGTCTTAAAATAGCCATCTTATTCATGACATGGACATTTTCATTTTTAACTCTACTGGCAATGTTTTTCCATAGTTCTTTAGGATCAGGACAAACTAAAATCATATCATTGATTTCTTTGAAGTCTGCTATATCGTCGATTTGTTCACTGAAGCGCATGACTTTACCCGGAAGCTCATGAATTAAATTACCTTGTCTGTGTCCATTTAAAATGTGTACAGCAATACTTACAGCATAGTCGGTTCGAAATAGCACACCCGGGAACTTATATAACCATTTGTAATAGTTATAATTTTCCTTTACGTGTTCCCATACTCCAAAGAATAGCTTGGCTAGTTCGCTGTCGCTTCTCCAGTATACAGCCGTTGACCACCACATGTCGACGCCATCTGGATGTAGTTTCTGTTCCCAAATACGAGGTTTATAATTTCGAACACTCATTGCATGTTTGTACATAGCAACTTCGCTGTCTGTGTCAAAAATAGCATCTAACGTGTCATTGCCAATCAAATAGTCAACGTCGATCATTAATGTTTTGTTATAAGGACTTTTAGCAAAAATACTGTGCTTATTTTTATTATTAAATTGCGTGGTAAATTCATTCCATGGACTGTCACGATGTGTTCGTGTATTACGTTCGTGCGTTACGTTGTCAATGATAATGTGATTAAAAGTTTTAGCCGCGAGATCCGGAGTTAGTTCTGACTGTAATGAATCGAAAGTTGGTTGATCGGTTAACAAAGTTACATGATTGTTATTCATATGCAACTTAACACATCTAGCCGCAACTAATGCTAGTTTTTCATAATCAATTTTTCCGTTGTTATAGGCAATAAGCAATATGCCAGAATCAAATTTACTCATTTAAGCCAACCAACCCTTTAGTGTCCCGTTGTTTTTTAAGCTTTTCATTTTCCACGTAATATTCGTTTAATGCTTCTGTGTAAGCACTGAAAAGTTTTTCGTGGAATTCTTTGATGTCAGTAACCAGTACTGGGTTTTCGTTATCGTCTAAAAATATATAACGCTCAACGTTCATATCCAATAGTTGTTTAACAAAATTAAGTAATTCTATTTTCGCCGTAAACAGTGAACTCATGTAACCAATGGTTAACATAGTGTTCATACGTTGTTTAAGATTCAGCTTTTGGTTGTTTAGTGTTAACCTATAGTTACTAAATTCCAAAGCCGCTTTAAGTTTATCGTCCATCCAGAGCTCCATTATGTGCTATTTTAATTTTATTTATATCACAAAACAGCAATTATGACAAAGTTTAAACAGGTTGTTCCGTGTAATTGTAAAGATCGACGTTGTCGGATATACTTCTCAAAATATCAATTGTTGATTGTACAATGCCTATAATCGAGTTTTTAAGCTGTGACCTCTGAGATTGATTAACATTATATCCATTTCTTGCTAGTTCATTGACCAATTCAACTGTTGCTTGTTCGGCTAATTCGCTAATTGGTGGCAACCCTGAAAAATCAATTCCATAATTAATTTGTGATACACGTAGTGTTGTTCTGGTATATCGTTTGCCATTTTGTATAAAAGAAGTTTGTGTTGTAAATTTAGCAGGTTGTCCTGCTAAACAGACTGCCTGGGTATTTGATCCAATGTAATTATTAATAGCCGAGTTAAAATCATTGACTACGGAATTTAGTCCAGTTGTGATATCTGAATCTGTGATAGTAATCCCGAGTATGCTACCTAAATCTCTAAAACCTTGACGAACTGAGGAATTATTTACAACGTTATTTCTTTCAGTGTTATCTATTAATACATTGGCTTTAGTGATATCACCTATCCATCCTGTAAAGTTACCTCCTTCTACGAATAACGTAAAGTCGCCATTTGATTGTGTCCAATTCATTGTCCTAGTTATGACATTAACAGGAGGGACATAACCACAGGATATACTGTTTAGCGTATCTTCGTTATAACTACCACCTGTGCCATTTGCTTTAGTTACTCTATATGTGTAAGTTCCTTGTATGCATCCTTGACTTAATATTGTACCTGCGGCTGGATACGTAGGGGGAGCAACATACCCACATGTCACACTGTTTAGTGTATCTTCATTATATACGCCGCCCGACCCATTTGCTTTAGTTACTCTGTATGTATAAGTGCCAGGAACACAGCCTTGACTTACAATGGTTCCTGCTGGAGTAAATGAAGTATCGTTAATTGTAATAGGAGCACTTAAATTTCCAATGACTTGGCCGCGAACAGAGTCCTTACGAATTTGAACGGACATCGTTTTCTGACCTTCAGTTAGTTGATCTGAATCGACGATTACAGTAAAACTACCAGTATTGTTGTTAACAATAAACGACCCGCTCTTAGATTCTGCCATATATTTCCTTAACTAATATTAGATGTCCAATATAATGTTGTTCCATTAGGTACATTAGTAGTATTAACTGTAAATGTAACATTACCGCCTTCATTTACACTAGAACTACTTGCCACTGGGCTAGCTGTTGGCACAGGCGGTGTATACGACGAACCTGAATATGTAGGACCGGTAATATTAAATGAAGCAGAGTTGTTTGACTTTGACGTTGCTTTATTACTTTCGACGTACAGAGTATGATTACCAGTAACTGGCGATGTATTGGCGCAACTCAAACGAACGGTTAATATTAATTGTACTGGCCCATCTACATAATTTGAACCGGTTGTTACTACTCTACCGTAAATTCGAATTTTTTGACTACCTGCCCCACTGTTGCCATAGCCGTAGGATCCGTATCCATAGCCGTATCCGTAGCCATATCCGTAGCCATCATAACAATTGCCATAGCCATAGCCATAGCCATAACTATCGCCATAACCATAGCCGCCGCCGGCACGACAGTTAACTGTCAATAGTAATTGATCAGTATCATTTAAATCTTCAAAGCCTTTGCCTTCGCTGATAATATTAGCAGTTGTGGACAATGTATTATCTAAATTAAAGTTAACTGTGCCTAAACGATTATAAACATACGCCCAACTTGTTGCCAAATTATTACCACCATTTGACAATAAATTTAATCTAATAGAACTACCACTGTTAAAATAGTAACGAGCTTTTTCGTAATTATCAAAACCCAAGTTGACAGTATAAGTTAATGTGCCAGAAAAACCAGTAGTATGTGAAACGTTTCCTAATATACCAATGGCGGTTTGTCCTATTGCGGCTATATTTTTCTTAGGATCAATATCTAACAACACGGTGTCTAAGTCTTGCCAAATACTTGCAGTGATCTTTTGACCACTAACAACCCTGTCTAATTCATATTGTCCACCTACATGATCAGAGCTTAAATTGAGACGATCAACAACTTGGTTAACTAATGCGGCACTAACTTTAGTTCCAACGTTTACTGAATTTGCTTCTGCATTTCCCCAGCCATAGGCTTGTAATGCTCGTCTAACTAAGTTAGCAGTTGGTATACTTGTTGGATAATTGTCGGCAAAGACTTTGTTGGTTCTACTAACCAACGCATTATAATCATTCGCTGTAATCTTTTTACCGACTGCTACTACCATTATTTAACGCCTACCGCGACTTCAACTAATCCAACATCCTCTGTGTCTTTTGATCTAATTGCTCTGCCGATAATAGCTGCCGGATCATAATGATCTGCTGCCATACCAACTCCGCTGATATCACTGGGAACAATACGTTGACCTGCTCGAATAGTACCTTTAACTAAACAAGGTACTCGACCTTTTAGTGCAACGGGATAAGCATGTTCTTGCATTTTCATTCTGCTGTTTAATAAAAAGCCAGGGGCTGTACTGATAACACCGAATACTTCATCGTCCCATGCTTTAATTGTTTTTGTGATCTCTTGCTCACCGCCCAACCGAACCAAGGTACCCGGCAATAATGGAGTATCAGCACGATAAATCTCTGCCATGTCCGCAAATTCAGCTTCAACTGTTCTGCCACGCAACTTGAAGTTGCCCCAGGTTTCTTCTCCTACGTCTGCTGTGCCGCTTTGATTTAAATTAATACCCTGGCCTATGTCTGGAAAACCAGCAGCTAAACCTGAATCAGGGCCGCCTGGAGTATATGTACCAGCATCACTGCTCATGACAGCAACAACTATTTTGTTAACAACAAATTGCATTGCAGGGTGAAGGCCACCATTGGTATCAGTGATATTACCAATCTTAATGCCAGTCTTTTTGCCACCGATTAAATCTCTTCCGCCTAATGGACTCCATCCGCCTGCTGTGTAAATATTAATAACTTCGTTGACACTATCATACCATAGTTGACCAATGATAGGGTTTACTAATTTTGTATCTTCTGGCTGGTATGTAGTAAGGCTTCCTGGGCTAGAAAAGTGTTCTAACATTTGAACTAGGTTTTCCGCCATGATTTCGCCGTATCCGGCATAATTCTTACCTATAAGCTTTATAGGTGTGGTTATATCAACTGTTCTATCTGCCAGAATAGTTAATCTAGTGCCGTCTGTTTTAGTTACATCATATGCCATCTATCGAAATTCCTTTAATATAATATTTATCTAATTACATTCTGATGCGTAAAGTATATATTACTTGTATTACGCGATTTGCGGATTTTGTCACAGGACTAAACGCCACGTGACTTAGCAGTAAACCTGTGTTTGATCCAGTTGTACCTCTACTTTTTAATCCTATTTCATTGAAAATTAATTCTCCAGAGTTATTGACTGGCTGATTTTCTTCTAATGTACATGTTACTATTAAATCAGTATACGTTAAGCCTTCGTTGTGCTCAATTGATATATTATTTCTAGTTGTATCATCATTATTCGACTCGTCTAAATCGTCGACGATTTTGTAATATATTGGATTATACAAGTCTGCTAACAGGCCCAATTCCAAATTTTGTTCTACATCTTTAACCGTTGTACTACCAGTTTCGTCAATAACAACCCCGCCATTGCCCATGTGTAATTCATAGATATACTGACTGTTATTTCCCTGCAGCATCCTGGCCACAATTAAACTCATTGTTTCAGAATTTATAGCATTATGTACATCCAACAGCAGTTCTCCCGTGCCAAGATCTACTATCTTAACAAATCCTTCAATGTTTAATTTTATTTGGCTCAGCATGTGTTTTCCTTACATTTATTTAATCTTATATTTAACTATACATTTAATATTAATACACCATTTTCGTAGATCATCAACTCTTCGCTAATTTCCATTGCTACTGGATCGATTACAGTTCTATTAACTGTACCGGCACGTATTTTATCTCTATATGATTTTACTGTATTGTAAAAATTAGTAAGTACAGTGATCTGATCTCGTTGTAAATAGTCGTCTGATTCCAATGTAGAACTAATCAAGTTAACTGGTTCAATTGTACTAGACTTTGCTAGCCAATCTACACCAATTTGTTCGCTCATTACATAGCGGAACATTGTACACATAATTTTACTATAATACTTGGAATATTGCCCAGTGAAAATTTCGTAGCGCAATGAATCCAAAATAGCATTATATACGCTGTTGAGATCATAGTCCCATGGCACTTTATCCCAGCTAATGGTATCCCATGAACTCAAACTCCACGGAGCATACAAGTCACTGGTAAATTCAATTGCTCCTTTGGTTTTATATACAGGAGCAAAACTACCGTCAACATTTTTTTCATATATTGTATAATCACGTATACCTGTGTTGATTTTAATGTAAGCGCCAGCAGTTACCGTAGTTGTATAAATGTCAGCAGTTGACTCTAATACTAAGGAAATTTCTTTAGTAGAGTCAAATGATTCACTTTGATAATCAATGTATTTCCAAAATTTAGGTACGTCAATGATTTCATCGCCAACAACATAAAACTCATTGTTAAGTCTGGTATTGCCCCACGCATCGATATTAGAAATATTGACGTTTACCATTATATCATTCAATTTCTTAATAAACGTTCTTCTTGCTTCTAGTGTGTCATCGAACCAACTTTGAATATATGGACGAACTAAATTACCCAATCTGCCATATGGATGTAGATTAAAAATGTCAGGAACATTTTTTGTTATATTGAAATCTAATGTATTACGTGTCGGATCTATATCTCTGACACTTAAACTTCCGGCTGGTAATACTTGCCACTTAACAGGATTCCATGCTCCAGTGGTAGCCGCTTTGCACACATAGATGTTATCATTATAAGTCGCAATGTCCAAATAGGTATAATTTACAGAAACTTGATAGCCTTGTATTGGAAGTTTTTGCCAGGCATCCGCATTAAATGTTCCTGTAGTTCTATAACGACAAACATAGAAGTATCCATTATACTTGACAAGATCATCTTGCGTATATGTATTGGCAACATTGTAATTTGCGTACTCTGCTTGTCTTCTATAGAAGATGTGTGCGCTTAAACTATCTCGCAGTCTAACATGTAACCACTCAGGAATAGTTTCAACAGTATTATCTTCAGATATAAAAATCCATTGCTGATGCTTTTCATTGCCTTTAGATTTTTTCTTAATCTGTACCACTGTACTTGTATTATTCAAGTACGGCTGAATTCCTTTAAGTATAATGGCGTTATTGCTGATAGGTGCCCACCATGGAATGCCTGCGGCACTAGGATTTAACAAGACTTTGCTTAATTGCTCAGTTGTATATACTCTGGATTGCTTACTTTGTTCTGTAATAACATTTTTATTCTTAACCCAGAAATAGTAAACAGTATATGTTTCCCCATTGGCATAATCTTCTTCTTCGACCCAATGGTAATTATCAGTATTAATTGCGCGGTCAATATAAACTTCGCCAGATGCAACTTGATCAAAGGCAACTAGTCCTTTTTCCACCATTTTATTCCACTGACTAGGAGGTACTGGACTTTTTGTCCATTCATATACATCAGGTAATTTGCCATTGACAGTTGTACCCCAATATTTTTCCTTGGTCAGTTCGTCGCCGCTTTCATAGTCGCTGAACTGAACCGTGCTTATGTCCCACCAACGTTTTCCGATGTATTCTTCATGCCAACCCATGCTGGAGTAGATTGCTTTGTACGTATCAGTTGATCTATTATACTTTGCTGGATCTACACGATTCATAACATCGATGTCATTTTTAAAAACATCCGGTATATACATCTTCTTTGGATCAAATAAATCTAGCTTTGCGACTGTTCTATTTTCCGCGTAATCATAGATAATTAAATGTTCTATATCACTGGGATCTACTGGCATGCTTTCGGATTTTATTGGAGCTCCGTCCCAATCTCTGCTGTCATACACTTCATAATTACCGTAATCGTATGTAGCTTCTTTTTTGTCTAAATTTAGACTGTCATCTATTATAGCTATAGGCCAAGTTGGATTATAACCACTAGGTGTATCAGGCTTTGCCAATGATGTTTGTCCGATGGCATTGGTAAACGGATTGTATTTCTTTTTCCAAGAATAACCATATTCACTAGCATCTAAGCCAGTCGCAAGTATATAGTCATTGTGATTTTTAAATCTAACCGGTTTAAATGTAAATATTTTACCAGTGTAACAATTATCGCCTATTACGGCATTTATAAAGAACTGCGTTTCTTTCGCGGGCCCTACTCCCAGTGATTGTATTTTCCAGATACCGTCAACACCAGTATTAGAAAGACTAGCATTGACAATTAATACATAGTCGCCGACACTTAACTTGTGTGGTTTATTTGTAGTAGCTCTTGCTTTGCTAAAATCATCAGGGCCTGGACAAATTTCCAGTATACTGAGTTCAAGGTCGACGGTCTGTAATACTTGCCATGTACCAGGTTTGAATATACTCATGCCTTCTCCAGATAAATCTGGATTTGGTTTATAGTAATTTCCTACGTATATATTAGGTAAATGTGGTTCATCGATTTGACTAAACTTATCATTATTCTGAGACCATGTGTTTGGACTTACTGTTGTTTTAGCGTAATACAGCTTTCCATTTATTCTAACCTGATCATATTGTTTATAACTAGCACTTTCATTATAAGCGGGTATGTTCCATAGTTCAGAAAAATTATCATATAAATCTGGAAGGTTGTCTAAAGTTTCTACTGATAAGTCAGTGTCGCCTGCAAACAATGGGCCACCTGTTGCCAAGTCTCTGTATGTTCTATCGAATGTATTAAAAGTTAAATCTTTGTTAAATGGTCGATGAACCCATCGCTTGCTGTTATTTTTGAAATATAAAATACTGCCATTGGTTGCTGATGCAGCTTTATCGATGAATTTAACTACTTGAGACGGCTTAGATGGATGACGAATATCACTGGATAGCATTTCAAATTCATAATATTCTATATTTTTTGTATTACCTATTTCGCCCAATCTAACCATGTATTCTTCATAGGGCTTCGATTGAGATTCATCAGTGTGTGTCAAAGGTGCTAGTTTGTTAAAAACTTCAACCGTTCCTTTTGTGTAAGTGATGGCATTCTTAAATAACGTTTCATTTTCTTCTTGTAAGAATAGTTGTCGCAATTCTGGATTCCTATTTAAACCAAATTGTGCTTTACTTGCTTCTATGACATTGCTATCTAAGATGACATTTTCGATGTCTAACAAGTTTCTTCCTTGTTCGGCCATAGTGTCATAGTTAGGGATAATACCAGTTGATGTAATTACATATCCGGGCGCATAATAAGTACCGTCCCAGTCTTGGCTTTTCTTTCCGCCAATTACGAAACTACGTTTAGTTGTACTTTGTTCCGGCAAGAAGTATACATCGTTGAATACGCTGGTAGAATTTAAATGTACTACAGTTTCAAAAGAACTAAATGTTAGCTTAATGCCGTAAATAGATCTGTTGCTATCTTTTGTTTTGATAACAACTCTATTACCATCACTAAAACGATTAACTAATAAATCTTTACTGAATAAAGGTTTATTATTTCTGTCCACACATTGTCCTACATTTTCATTTGTGCCTTCTAGATTATCTAAGTGGCCAACAATGTCTTTAATCACTAATTGATCTGCACCTGGATTTAAATCAATATAGCTACCTGCTGCCAATGGAGCATTGCTCCAGAATACAAATTGTTTGGCACTTAATTGCCAATCTCGAATGTCTCCGCCTTCTGGTTCTTCAAAAACAAATCCAACACTTTCTAAATATTTTCCATAGCCTATTAATAAATCAAACACGTCTTGTCGATTTTTATATCGTTCTCCGTAGTTTTGATAATACAACTCAGAGATATATGTATTCTTTTGTTTAAATGTAACATCGCCTACTGTTATTGCTGTAGTACTACTGTTATCGGCTGGTAAAAAAGCTGGCAAGTAACCGTCTTCAGTGGCAAAGCCAGTAACTGAATAATATTCGCCATCCCATATGATTCTAACTCCGCTGTAGAATATTTCTTTGTCGGGATAATGATTTATAGTTCTAACGTCGTAACTTTCTTCAGGCACAAACAACGTAATACGTTGACTGTTAATGCTGGTGCTTTGAATACGCACATTATCTTTGTTAGTAAAACCATTTAATAAAAATTCTTTTTTAACTTTGATATTATTAAACTTATCAATGACTTCTGCTTTGTAATCTTTGTTGTTTAGTATGCAGAATTCTGAGAATAAACTTTCTATACCACTGGTATAAATTGTTTCTCCATCGACTACTTTTCTATGATAGTCGTGTTCAATATTACCTTGCTGCCAATATAATGTAGTACGATCAAGTTTGTGACCCCATTCATTGACTATCGTCTGTCCTGGTACCCAATTTGTGTTGACATATTGTGCGGGATTACGAAGATACCACATTTTGGCCTTGGCAGCAAGACCCCATTGTGTGTTGTAAAATACATTTTCGTATGGGCTAACTTCACCTGGTAGCCAAGATGCATCGGCGTCCTGGACTATCAGCCACAACCAACTCAATTGATCTGGTGACAATAAATTACCATTGTTATCAATTGGAAAGTTTTGTTCTATAGACAAATCGTTACATTTTGCAAATTTAGGATTAATTACTTTGGTGGTTGGTGTCCCGACATTACCAGTACGCAATGCTTTTTCCAATTCTACTCTTTTAGCTGGATCAGTCCATGAATAGTTAGCGTCCCACCAACCCGGTTTTAATGTGTATCCTAACATTTCCCATGGATGCGTATGAGGGCGATCTGTGTCAAATAAGAATTGATATATCAATCTCCATGAACCTGTTATACTATAAACATCCTCACCAGTGCCTAATTTATATATGTAAGTAAATCCATTGTTAACATCATAGTCGTCATTTGGCATTAAAAACAAATTGTTTTGATTCAGCCATTGTTTAGTCTCGTTCAACATTATTTGTCTAACTGAACCTAGACCTTTGTCAAGTAATCTAAAATAACCAGGAATGCTCTCAATGTAATTTCTAAAGTTATTAATTTTTACATCTCGTGTTATACTACTCCATACTGCTAATTCGTATTCATACATCAGTTGCTCTACAGTATTTGTAGGATAGTCACTGGCATCGACGCCGTCTTCTAAATAGAATTTAGTGCCATCATGGCGATGCATAAAATATTTGCCGGGAGTGGTAGTGTCTTCTAAAATCTCTGGCATATATACTGGCGCTAAACCAATCTTAGCCAAGCTAGCTGGTATTTGAGATTTATATCTACCATACCATTGCTTGATATTAACAATTTTGCCAGCAAAGTCATTACTAAATCGGATCTGTGTATATTCATTCGCTCCAATGGTTAACGTGTAATCAACGTCTCGTTTTAAATAACGTTTATTGTAAGTTAGTTGTAATATTAATTCTTTACCTGCACGATGGGAAATATATTCAAAATTACCAGTGAGATCAAATACTAACTCATTATCAACAGCAAAATCTATTTCTCTATAATTGTCTAGCTTTTCTCCCCAGCCCATCATATTACTGTGAGTCCAGAATGTATTACTATCAGCAGTTGTTACATAAATTCTAGAAATAGCCATTGTCAATAAGTCATGGCTTGAATATGTAGTTTCATTGACCGAGTTGATTACTGCTTCTACTTCTACTTTAAGTTTGTTTAAGAAACTATCATAGTGCTTGCCTTGACGTATTAATAAGTCTCCTAAATCGAATGGCATATTAGTAGAAGCAATTGCAAATTTACTCAGTGGCTCGTTATGCTTTAGCAATGTACCGCCGCCTAAATATGCCGTTTGTAACAGCGAGTCGCTGTCAAAAAATTCTCTGATATTTGTAGAATTTGATTTAACACTCGTGGCATGCTGATATAGACTATAATAATTAATCTCAGATAATTTTTGATTCAATGGATTAACTGTCAATGACATTGGCGCTGTTCTATTTGTTGGCCATGTTACTATACTGTTGACTAGCACTTTATCGCCGGATTTAATTTTTTTGTCAAGAGTATTAGTGGCAATCAACTGTTGATTTGAATCTAATGAACCGTCAGGTAATGTTATGTCAGATATTACATATTCGTAACCATTGAATATAGGATTTGTCTGATCCTTGGCGTATATGTCTTGCAAAAATCTCCACTTGTTAATGGGCTTGACAAGAGCTGTTCTGTACAACGATCCATATTTCCATATTAATTTAGTATTTTCAGCATATAATTCATTGTCGATATAAGATGTTCCGGACAAAATACTGTCGGATAAATCTAATTCTATTATGCCGTTAGCTGTGCCATTATTGATACAATAAGGTTCTTCCAATGGCACTAGCGTTGTAATATTATTAACTATAGACGTCTTAAAGAATGTTATAGTCGCTGGCAAATCATGACACACTACTTTGACCGATCCGCCGGATACCATAGGAATCAGTGATTCAAAGTTGTTATAACCTCTTCTACTAGAAAATTCCACTAACCCATAACCATTTACATCAAAATAAAATCTTAATATCTTTTTAGTATCGTAATATATATGTATTGTAGTAAATCCAGAAGCAATGGGACTTATTTTGCCGGACCATGGTTCTTCCGCTGAACTTTCATATTGTAAATCTTGTGTTTGTTTTGTAAAATTCAATCCTTTTCTATTTTGATAGAAAGGAACTATTCTGCCAGAATAATTATATCCATACGGACCGTTTAATGTAATATTTTCTCCAGTGATTGGATCACTATAAGAATAAGATTCGTCGACATTTGTTATAAATTTTAATTGATTTGGACTAACTGCGCTGGTATTATTTTCATCAATTAAATCAAAATCAATACTACTTACTTTAATATTTTTAGCAAGTACACTATCGTAGATCGTACCATCTTCATAACCCAATATAATCCCGCCATTGAATTGTGTTTCATTCAAATCTTCTAAATTATCTTCGTTGCTTTTAAAGAATTGAGATAATAAGTTTTGATTGGGAGTTGTTTTATTTTGGGCCAAGCGCCATTTATTATTTTTATATATAACTCTGTGATAGCGTAAATCTGTTTTAGCAATAATAAGAGCACCATCATTGTCTACGCTACTATGTACTTTAGTAAATGTAATGCCAGTGCTGACGCCGGTGGCTCGATAAATTCCTTCAGTATCTTCAAATACTATAAGGTCATTATTTTGTATTGTATAACCATATCCATCTTTTAACGTTGTTCTTGGGGGACTTTGATATACATTTTTTGTATATGGTAAAATACTTTTAATTTCTGCTTTAGTGGTACTTGGCCAATTATATATTTTAACTCCTCTTAGAAAGGTAATAATAGGACGTTTAGCTTTATTTTGTACCGTGACAAATTCTTCTAGACTTATATTTAAAAATTTAGCAACAGTTTTAATAGTAGTGATATGATACCAATGATCTATCACTTGCCAATGGTTAGGCTGAGAAGTTTTCTCCTGCGTTATATATTCAGGTTCGCTGGTAACAATCATACTACCGTCCCAAACTTCACTGGCCCATTTAATTGCCGGTGGATCATCAAACTCATTGGTTTTATCCCACGGACGTTTTTTTAGCCAACTATTTGGAATTCTTTTATCTATAGCAGTTGCAGGAAGCAAAGATATGCCATCACCTACGCCATAAACGTAATATAATTTAGGCTCGTTTTCATCTACGGTTTCATATGCTGTATCAACATTACCAGTAAAATACACAGTCATACCATTTTGTAATTCCAATGTTTGACCTGTCAGATCATCAACTACACTGGCAAACGGCCGAGATATAATATTATCAGCAATACTATACTTGTTGGTATTGTTAGGACCCGGATTGGCATGTACACGACATGCTGGCATATCGTTGGCAATCCAGTAAAATAAGTTATAGTCTGTTAATCTTATTGGATTAATTGGTAATTCTAAGACATTAATGTCTTTATCTAACATAACACCATCTTTCAACGGCGAACCTTTAATGGTTAAATAATTTTCAATGTCGATGTAAGAACTCTTACCTAAATAGTTGTCACTGGAATCTGAAATCACAAGCATGTTATTAGCTTGGCTCTCTCGACGAATTTCGTTGCTTTCAACCTTTAAGAATTCTTCTGGCCTATTGCTTGCAGATCTTAGGCCATAAGTTTCTTTAAAAGGCAATAATTGTCCTTTACTAGTCATTACGTCTAGCGTAGAGTCTAACATTTTTTTGTTAGGCTCTGTGTTAAAAATGTTAGGTAGTAATTTATAGTTACTAACTTTTTGTGCTAGTTGTTGATTTGGTTTTTTACTTTGTCTGCTCATCGGCCGATCCTAATGTTGCTGTCAGTGATTTCTGAAATAACTATAATGTCATTTACATTTGCTACGCTAGTAACAACTTCATTCCTATCGGGCTGAATTTGGAACAGCGTACCGAATTTACTTTCTTGGCTTAGTGGTACAATAACCACACTGCTCAAATCTGTACTTAAACTTGTGTGTATGTATGCTGCCAACTCGGTAAAGTAAAAAATTTCTCCGAAGTTAAAGTTGCCCGGAGTAAAAAATTTATCAAGGGCTGCAATAACTTTACTTTTTATTTCACTGTCAGTTAACTTACTCTTAGAATTTTTAACTACTTTAAATTGTGCTTGAAATTCTTGTGAAGCTAACGCACCGAACAACGGCTTAAATTTAACAGGGTGGAATATAATTTCATCTGTCATCATTTTATAACTTAACAGGCCAGCGAAACTATTTCTTAATTCTTCAGTTGTTTGCGGCAACGGTGCTGGTACAGTCACATTGCCTGTTTTCTTCCAAGTATTATAATCATCATTGTAACTCTTTGTCAACACATAAGCATCAATTATATTTGTGAGACTAGGATCCAGTGACTGGTCAATATCAACAGAGTGTTGCCATTTAAATGGCATTTCGTTAATTCCTGGAACTACTTTTCCCGGTAATCCAGCGCCGGGCACTGCTTCACCTGGAATTGGGAACAAATAAGTAAAATCACCTTCATTATAATCAATTAAGGTTAATTTGTTGTCATTAACCACTGAGATAAAATGTTCAGGGTCATCTGGTAAAAAGTCATTGTCCAAGTCCAATGGAGTAACTTTAACTTTGCTATTGTCTGTGTAGCCATCATCATAAACGTAATAGCCACTGATTTTATAAGACTTAGATTCTTGTATTTTATTATTTGCGTCTAATTTCAATAAGCTAATAATGTCTTTGCTTATTGGCGCAAAACTAGGATTAAACGTAGGACTCCAATTGATATTGTAGAATCTAATAAGTTCATCACTACCAAAAATATATTCAAGTTGGCGAATACTAATCTTCCAACCTGCTCCGTCTCGGATACATGCTATTAGCCATTCATTATTATTGCTGGTTCTATTCCAAGTTGATTCGACATCAACAAGATTATTAATTATTGTCCATCTAGGAGTTATGTTATCGAATTTTAATGCAAAGTTTTCTTTTGCATTTAATTTATCGATAATTGTAGCTCTGGTTAAATCATCAAACACTCGTGTAAATGGTGGCAGGATTTCTTTAATTAAATCCATAGATGTTATAGATTTGCTGATTTCAACAGTACCCATACCATTTACTAATAAGCCACTATAAACATAATCTAGATCCTCGATACCTAAACCATCGCCTTTGACATCATATACGTTGGCCCAACGATTGACACCTTCGAATGTTTGTAACCTTAGCACTGAACCCGGACGCAACGAACGCAATTCACCACCGGTGGTAAAGCCTAACTTAACTGGAGCTTCGTTGCCATTGGATTCTGAAATATAACCATTGCTACTATTAGCATCGTTATATGCAACTCTCCAGCGATAGTCTAATACTTTATAAACTTTAGATCCAGCTGTGTGCTTTGCTGATACTGTACCTTGTGCGGCACGTTGAACACCAATGAACTTTGTGCTATTTTGCATGCCAGTGTAAGTAAACAACTCGTTGTCAATCATTAACATACCACCATTGATATCAAGGTTATCATATGGATCATCAGTGTTTGTATGATTAACTATCAATGAACTCAAAATATCATTGACTCCAATTTCATTAGTCAATGTTGTATAGTAAATTGTTTTTCCAATATTAACTGTAGGGAAATAGTTTAAAGCATCATTTCCTGTTACACCAGTCAAGTTTAATTTACCGTAGTAAAAATTCAACAATCCTACATTGCTTAGTTTGCTTTCGATATACTCATCTAATAAATCAACTGTTCTACGAGTGCTGTCATCAGCAACAAATGTATTTTTTACAGCCTCTTCTTTATACAAATATCCGTCATCAGCAAATTCTACCAATGGGCGATTTTTTCCCGTGGGATCTTTTAAATCCACATAACGACTATGTCCGCTGAATGTTCTATTCTCTGCTTTAAGCACTAATACGTCATTGTTCAATGTTGGTAAAAAGCCATTATAGTCGTCGGCAGTGACCATTCTGTTTTTGCTGTAAAATGCTTCTGGTGCATTACGTTTAATTTCATCCACTGATTCAGAAGGCAATCCGGTGACCATGTTGTCCTGCAACTCCATTGTCAATGACAACATCTGACTTTGATTATCCGCATTGCGGTACATTATATCAAACGTAACGTTATTAATTTCTCCGGACTTGACTCTGATAAAATTGTTTTCTGCTGTTCTATACCATACTCGTATATTGCCGGTCGGCACGTTAGTAAATGTTCCATCACCAAATTTAATACTGGTTATGTCAGCATCGCTATATATTACTTCATATAAATCTTTGTTTGCTGATCCGTATTCATTGACCACAATGTTACTGAAGTCCAAATTACTAACACGACTCCATGTCTTAATAACTGATCCATTATCGTCTATGGTCTGTACATAAAAATCTTCTTCACTGACATTGTCGGTCATTGGAATATCTATAACGGTATTGGCTACTGGACTAGTCATCACTTCTATGGTGTTAGAAATATATCCTTGTTTAGCTAAAAAGAAAAAGCCAGTTTTTGTACTGCCAACACCTTTGCCGTCATTTCTGTACATAACGCTAAATGCTGTGTTGTAATCTGGTTCTACCTGAGAAATAATTCCTGCGGTATTAATATCAACGGGCACTAGGTCAAAGTTCAATTGAAATCCATCTACCGTAGCAGGGATAGGAAAATTGACAATAGAATTTGTATTGTTAAAATTATATATTTCGTAGACTGTGCTGTTTATGCTATTTGTTGTTCTTTTGACTGGATTGCCAAATTTATTATTGTCACCAAATGCTGCATTCATAACTCTGATAAATCGTTCGTATTCTAGTTCGCTGGGATCACTGCCCCACTGAATAGTTTTATTAGATAAGTTAATACCGGTACTGTCAAGGATTTGATCACTGCTAACAGCACTTACTACTTTCATGAATCCTTGAGCTGGGCGAACACGCTTGGGTTTATAACTAAGCATACGTGCAATACGCAATACACTTTCACGTTTTTCTGCTGTGTCTAAAATATTTTCCCTGGCGTTTAAATCCATACGGAATGCTAAGTTTTGTCCTACGTAGGCCACTAAGTCAAGTAACGCAATGAATTCACTGTTTTGGATGTAATCATTGTATTCTTCAGGATAGTTAGTTTGCATGTATGTAACCATGCTCTGACGTAACGTGTCAAAATCATAACTAATGAATTCAGCATTTTTAAAGCTGGAATAAACTATACTCCAATCTTCTGCCCCATATAAATTTTCTTGTCTAATTGCTTTTGGCATTACTCTTATCCTTGTAGTCTGCTTACTGCGGTGTCACGATTAAATGTGGCAATAAGCTCAGTTAATGTTGCTGTAGGAACATAATTTAATATAATTGCTACTGTAATAATTTGTGAATCAATGTCTTCTCTGACATCTAATTGTTTTAATTCTAGTCTAGGGTCTTTGGTCAATATTCGTAGCATGTCTTCCTGAATCAACTCAATGATTTGTTCAGACATAGGATCAAACAACAAATCCCAGATTATACTACCAAAATCTGGACTCATGATTCTTTCGCCTTTTCGAGTATATAACTCGTTTAAAAGGTCCTGTTTAGCAAGGTCAATATCATATAATTTGAAGTTGCCCCACTGTTTGTTTACTGTACTAAAGCCTTTAAATTTACGCATACTCATATTTATTATAAAATAATATAAGTAGTTAACGATAGGACACACTATGAACAAAAATGATTGGCAAAAAAGAAATATCCCGGATACCGTTGATATCATTTGTGAAAATAATAGGAAAGCAATGACTGCCAATGTCATTGATATGAACGATAGGCTGTTAATCGCCGCTATACAAGGCGTTAAGATCACACTAGTCAGTCAGCATGAAAATGGCGTTTATGCTGGCAAAATGGGCGGCCTGGATTTAATTTACAAGTCAAAATAAAAGGGGCCTTGCCCCTTTTTATCTTGTTGCTTCTTTTGGTACATCGCTGTACCCTAAATATTCTCCCCAAGCAGGATCTCTTAACGAGTATGGAATGACCATTTTGGCAGCCCTGACCATTTGCCAATAGTTAGGTTCTTTTGGCACTGTTAATGGTTCAATTACTTTGGCGCCTTTTAACCAATTACAAGTACCACAGCAAGTAACAAGATTGCTCCACGAACTGCTGCCGCCTTTGCTTTTTGGTTTAACATGGTCCAGTGTTAAATCTTTGACCTGAAACTGTTCTCCGCAGTATTGGCAAGTATAATTGTCACGGAGATATACCATTCTACGATTAAACAATACTTTTTGGCGTGGTCGAACATAACGTTTAGTCATAACAACACTGGGGACTTTTAATTCCAAATGCTGGCTATGAACGGTCCAATCATCGTATTCCTTGATTACCATGACCTTGTTCAAATAAAGTAACTTGACTGCCAATTGCCAATCAATCACACTGGGAGGCAACATGCTCAACGGAGCACCGTCGTGGTTTAAAACTAATGTATCGCTCATGCTGTAAAAATATTTATTTTTGGTATCAAATAGCACAGATGCTAATAAAAATAATTATACAACATTAAATACATTGTGTCAACAGACATTCTGTAAAGAAAGGAGCTGAAAAATGAACATAGATTCTATAGAGCATCACATACGCACGTTGGACAATCAGCACACCGATATTGCTCGCAAATTAGACGCAATACTTTCCCAAAAAAGTTGGGACGAGTTTGAAGTAGAAGATCTTAAAAAACAAAAGCTTAAATTAAAAGATGAACTATCAATTATGTATCGCAAACGATACGACTTAATGCATGAACACGATTACGATTAACTTTACTCTATCTAGACTAGATTCTGTTATAGAATCTTTAAAAAAACTATCCACTGATTATCATACTAAATCAGTGGATAGTTATCCTTATGAAGTTTATAAAGAACATGATGCAAAAAACTTAGCTTGTTTACAAGCTATAAATTATTTGTCCAATATTAAAGAGTTAAAAGAAATAGAAATTGGTTATACTGGTCATGACTTAAATGTTGAATACCAAACGCAGAGATACAGCCAATTAGAAAAATTTCATTTTATTAGTAATGATGAAGACCGTACAGATCTTTATAAAGCCTTATCAAGCTTACAAACCGAACTAATACAAAACAAGTACAGACGAGAAAATAGCAGATTAATCATGTTTGATGTAGATTTGCCAGAAAATATTGCTAACTTACTTACTACATATGGGTTTATTAAATAGACACAAATTTAATTATATAGTATAATACCTACTTGTCCACAACTTGTAGGTATTTTTATGAATGTAGCAAATTATATACGTAAGTATGCAAAAACGGGTTCAGGTAAAATAGTTATTATTAAAAAAGACAATATTAATAGCACACATAAATGGGTAGAGTATGCGTTAGATATTGTAGATATGTCTGCATTACTAATGCAAACAAATAATTTAAATGACAAATATGCATTAATGGACGCATTAGATACTGCCCAACGTAAAAAAGATTGGCATTATCGTCAAAAAAACTTTCGTTTACAAGATGCCATGCGTATTTTTGAGGCCGCAAAATACATTGCCAAAAAGTAATTGGCACAAATTCACTTTTGTGTTATAATATACACTTGTTCAACAAAGGAGTTACTATGCCTACTTTAACTGCCGCACAAAGCGCACAAATTAATAACACTGAAGTATACACTTTAGATTATGAGGCAGAAGCACTGCAAAGTTACGAGGACACCGGCGAGGACTTAATGGACGAGCTCGAGGTACGTGCAACAAATATTATTTTAGAACAAACAAACTGGGACGCCCGAGAAGATTTAGGTGGCATCACCGTTTATTTCAAAGATAACACTTTAGTTGCATTCTACGATTACGAGCAATTTAAAGGTACCATTTTTAATTGACACATATTCTCTATGCTGTTATAATGATAGCATAGAGAATTTTTATGGAACCAATATGGACAAACCTTGGCAAGTTATCAGCGATTTGGAAATTCATTCCAGTCGCTTAAACAAAGAAGCTATTATTCAAGTTCAAGCAGAAGCAGGCAATAACGAATTTTTCGAAGGCTGTAGGCTAGCACTTGATCCCATGATTACATTTGGGCTTAAACAAATACCGGAGAAAACAGATGAAGATGGCGTTGGCATGGATTGGGATAGTTTTAGTCTCATTATCACTGGCTTTGTTAATCGCAGTCTCACAGGCAACCTTGCACGTGATACCGTTAATAAAATGATGGCCAGTGCCACTAAGGCACAGTGGAATGGTTGGTATCGTCGTATCCTTATCAAGGACCTACGCTGTGGTACCAGTGAAAAAACAATTAACAAGGTTGTGGAAAAGAAATATGATAGTTATAGCATCCCTATTTTTGGTTGTCAGCTTGCTCATGATAGTGCTAATCATGAAAGTAAAGTTACTGGCCAGAGACTTATCGAAGTCAAACTTGATGGGGTTCGTATTATTACTATTGTCCATCCCGACGGCCGTGTTGATCAATTTAGCCGTAATGGTAAAGAACTGGTAAACTTTCCGCATATTAAAAAACAGTTTGCCAGCATCGCAGATTCGTTGCTTGAGCCCTGGGTGTTCGACGGCGAAATTATGAGCAGTAGTTTCCAAGACTTAATGAAGCAGGTACATCGTAAAAGTGATGTTGATGCCAATGATGCTGTACTTCACTTATTTGATTGTATTCCTCTTTGTCATTTCGAACAAGGACAGTGGAATGCTACACAGGAATTCCGTAGCAATCATTTAAAAGAATTTGTAGAACATCATCAGGACTCGTTGCCCAATGTAACAATGGTGGGACAAGAATTAGTTGATTTGGATTCCAACGCAGGTCAACAAAAGTATAAAAAGATTAATGCACTGGCCATCGAAGGCGGCTATGAAGGCATTATGATTAAGGACCCAATGGCTCCTTATGAATGCAAGCGCAGTTATGCTTGGCTAAAACTAAAGCCTTTTATTGAAGTAAGCTTGGAGGTACAAGGTGTCGAAGAAGGAACAGGACGAAATGAAGGACGATTGGGCGCACTCATCTGCGGTGGAGACGACGGAGGGCGGTATATTCAAGTCAATTGCGGTAGTGGGTTCACTGATAACGACCGCATTGATTATTGGAATAATCGTAATAACCTTTTTGGAGCAGTGGTTGAGGTAAGAGCAGATGCTATTACACAGAATCAAGACGGAACGTATAGTTTAAGATTTCCTAGATTTTTACGTTTCCGTGGATTTGAAGCAGGAGAAAAATTATAATGGATAAGAATACAATAGAGTATCTCCGAGAGATTAATAAACACATGGACTATGTTATCACCGACTTAGGTAACGGGCGAGTTCATATCGTCAGTGAATTCCAAAAATTTGATTTTGAATTTGACACTATAAAAGAAGCACTAGCATTCATTACAGATATTAATTAAACTAGGAGGTCGTCTATGAATGAAAAAATGGAAGATCTACTATATAAAGCAGGATTAACTGCCAATGGATGCTGGGATAAAATGGATCATTATGATCAACAAGCCATTGAAAAACTTGCACAATTGATTGTCATTGAATGTGCTAACATCGTAGAAAATGAGGGTCGTTTTTTAAGATACACTACACTGGCAGACAAAATAAGAAATATATATGGGAAATCAAACTGATTACTTTGAACGCATTGGTTATAAACCAACTTGGCACATCGGTGACCGTGTAATTGGCAAGTGGAACAAGATTCCATTTGTTGGTACTGTGGGCAACGATACAAAGATTAATGACATAGAAGGTCCTAGAATTAGTGTGCATTTAGATTTGCCAATAAAGTTTGACAAAAAATATTACTATGTTATAATAGTAAAACACAAGGACATCAAGTCCTTTACATAAACTAAGACTGTCTATGAAAAACTGGCTTCGACATAAATTACATAACTTTATTTTTGCGCCTGACGAACAGCCGACCCCGTATGACAATAGAAAAATGTCTGCTACCTCTCTTGGCAGAGGCAACAATCATATTCATACATTGAGCAATGAAACAGAGCCTTTAAGATTTACAATATACAATGCTTCGGGCGGCAAAATTGTCGAAATTAATCACTACGATCAAAAAACAGATAGACATCATACGAGCCTACACATTATTACCAGTGACGAAGACTTCGGAGAAGAGCTTGGAAAGATTGCCTTTGTCGAGCTCCTTAAAAAAGGATGATATGAAAAATAATATGCTTACTGAAAAAGAAATTGGTTCAATACTTGCCGCACAGTTGATGAGTGCTGTGAGAAATGATGAGTATGCTTATGTAAGTGAAGTCAGCACACATTACTCCCATTTGAAAGACCCGGGCAAAAAGATCATGGCAGAGCTTGTAGAACTAATGTTTAGTAAAGCTGTTGAACTCGATAAACAACGCAGACAACAGGACGCTGAACAACTTGTAATGAATAATCTTAAAAAATGAAATGCACTACTTGTAGACAAGAATATTCGATACTCTGTGATTACAATCAAGGCAGGTGTCCGCATCACAGACCTATAATTAACACTCACTCGATGAGATTTTATAACCTTTTTCAAAGTATTAAAAATGTTTTCAGTCGCAAAAACAAAGATTAAAACTATTCGTCCTGGCGATCCTGATTTTACTATCGTCGACGGATTTATGATGGCCGATAGAGCAGGTTTTGAAATCTCTAACAATATGCCCTACGAATATAAATTGATAATTTATGAATGTCTTAAAAATAAATGGTTAAAGCCTATTGCTCATCAACCGGTACACGAACACTTTATGGAAGAACTAACAAAATGACAAATCCCTTTAAGGATCAAGAAACATTTATGACTGCCTGTGATCAACAGGTCAATACACATTCTGTTTCACAGTATAATATGTATTTGAATCTCATTGACGAAGAACACACCGAACTCAAAGAAGCCATACAAGCAAATGATCAAGTTGAACAACTAGATGCACTGATTGATATCTTAGTTGTTACTATTGGTGCAATCCATAGTGCGGGCTTTGATGGCGAAGGTGCTTGGAAAGAAGTTATGCGAACTAACTTTGCTAAAATTGATCCTACTACCGGAAAAGTTCGTAAACGTGAAGATGGCAAAGTATTAAAACCACAAGGCTGGACTGCACCTGATCTAAGACCATTTGTTTAATATGGCCATGGCGGCTGTTGAATTGCAATAACTTGTGATATGTTGCCAGTAATAACATTAGATTGAATAATAGAATTGGTAGCAAAACTTAAAACAGGTAACGACTCTCCGGTTTGCTTGAAGTAACCACTTCCGGCTGCAAGAACTTGCTGTGGAGTCATTGGATTTCCTGTTTGTTTATTTAATTGCCCTTTGGCAATTTGTTCTTTAATCTGCTTTAATCCGTTTTCCACAACTTGCTCTTCGGTTGCAATTTTTCCATAATCGTTATTAGCCATCATTGCGGCCTCTTGTATTCTTCGTGGTCTATCTCTTTCGTCGGCTGCAATAAAACTTGCAGCTCTATCCCATTCGCCGTTCTTATACATACTGGTTAAATCAATTTTTTCACCTTTAACATAAGCATAACTTGCATCTCCTGTTTGATTTTGAAAACTTATTAAACTATCAAATGCATTTTGTGGAATTGTCGACACTCCTGTTCCTGATAATAATTTTTTAAGACTTCTTTCATTCTTTTTCAAATCATTGCCAAATAATTCGTTGGCCCTTGATGCAGTGATTCCGTTTAATAGGATAGGATCTAATTTATTAGCTGCCACTGTGTCTAATATCTTTGTATTTGATTTTTCTTTTAAACTCTTAGAAAAATCAGCGTCTGTTAATATATTAGATAATTCTTCTCTTTCAGCTTCTGCATTTTGTCTATTTAATTTAGCAGTTTCTTCATCGGGTTCATCTGGACCAGCGGCAGGCTCGTCTGCAATATTACTAGCAAAGCCGCCGCTTTGTCCTTCACCATCATCGTAATTAACAGGAACATATTTGTTATTTTCTTTAATCTTTGCTTGAGCATCTTCACTAGTAACTGCTTCATTTAAAGGAACTTCAGTAGCATCTGCCGGTCTCTTAGAAATAGGGGCTGCCTCTTCATTTGGCTCTGGCTGCCGAGGAGTTTTTGACGGTGCAGGATCGGCTTGCATTTGTTGATTACCTGGGCCTACTGGGCTAATCGAACCGCTGTGACCATGCCATGGTTCGTGTTCTGGTACTGTAGTACATACACTCTCTGTAACGCCTTGATTAACAATTAAAGAATTTAATACAAACGATTCTGTTATAGCGGCATATGGTCCATTCATATGGATAATTCCTGCAGTTTCATAATGAGCAATATTACTATTAATATTACTAGTAGATATACTAGTTATTGTAGTATCAACTCCTGCTAAAGTTTTTACATTTGCTCCAGCTTCGACTTGAATATCGTTGGCTGCTTTAATATTAATGTTTGCACCGGATTCTATATTAATATCTTTATCTGCATAAAAATTTAAATTTTCTTGTGTTCGTATACTAATATCTTTACTTCCGTAAATATGAATTCTGCCGTCGGCACTTAATTCTAACCAGCTTTCACCTGCTTTACTAATAATATAAACGTGGCCGCTGGTATCGTCTAAAAGTAATTGTGTTCCGTTGGTAGTACGAAGTCTAATTAATTTACTATTACCGTCTTTATCTCCATCATCCATTACAAATTGATGTTGACCCGGTGTTAATAATCCAATTACCTTACTTGGAGTTTCTCTGGTAACACTACTAGAGGTTGTTCCCCTTATCGGATCATCTGCCAAGCCTTGTTGAGTTAGAGCATCACTCATTGGTTTATGTTCTACATATTTTTCTAAATCGGCGTCGCTATCTTTTTTATTTTTTGGTGCCGCTGGTTTATTTTCTCCTGACCAAGTATTTTTAGCAGGTATACCAGGAATACTTACTTGTGTGCCACGTTGGAATAAACAAGCAAACCAATACCCTTTGTCTAATTTACCTGCGGCAAAACCAATTAACACTCTTGCTTCTAAGTCCGGAGGTACTGCCCAAAAGCCATAACTTTTCATAGTATCAGAATATTCTTTTACATTAGTACCTTGTTCGTATATACTGGTTGAGCCGCCGAATGGACTAGCATAGCTAACACTAATCCAAGCGGATTCTTCGTCTGGGTCTCCGCCAAACTCTTCTACCCATACTTGCAATCTGCCCATGTTTTGAGTATCGTCGTTGCGTTTAACTACTCCGACATATATACCAGGACTACTAGCAATGCCTTTATTGTTAGTATTTCCTGCATAATTTTGTGGGACTTTTTTCTGTCCTAGTGGATTCATTGGACCTACCATTTAAATATTTCCTCTTTTTGCTTTTTTAGTAATGTAGTCACTGGGTGTGCCTTTCCAATCACTAGGTAATAATAATCTATCCTGGCCTTGCTGGCCAAATGATGGCACGCCTGCACCAAAATTATAATATTCAGTTGTCGCTTTAACGCCTTCATTAAATGAATTATATTTGGTATACGTTCCTGTTTTAACGTCGTAGCCCAAGCCTGCTGGATTATTTACAGCAGCCGGTCCAGGACGCTGAGTATTGTTACGTTTCCAGTCTTCTAAGCCACCGCTACCGCTTTTTTGTAATGCTTCTCCAGTTAGAGTATCAGCAGGATACGGTTTGTAATTTTTAATACCTGCTTCTGCATATGATTCTGCTGTAATTTTATTAGTATGCTCAAAGTGGGCTTTTGTTTCGGCAATATACTGTTCTTTGGCCTGTGCATAAGCGGTTTCTTTATTTAAATTAGGATGATCTTCCATTAGTTTTTTAGCTTTGGCTACAGGATCATTTACAACCGGCGCTGGATTGTCTACTAGTTTGTTTCTATAAATATCTCTGGCATTCATTACTGGCGTAGAAGAATTTATCTCGCCTTCTCCACGTTGTACTCCGGCGGCACCCATAGCATTGTCGCCAGATAAATTATCTAATTGGGCGGCACCCGATCTTTCCTTCTTTGCTTGTTGACGTAACTCATTGACACGATCTGCTTCTCTTTCAGGATCGTTGATCATGTTTTCCATAAACTTTTCAAACGTCAGTTCACCAAAAACGCCCCTAGGTAAAATATAACTAGGTATGGTTAAATCTTTTCTTGCTTTTAATTTTTGTGTCCATTTACCTTCTTTAAATGAGTTAGTTACTCCCCATACTTGATAGATACCAAGTATTTGATCAGTAGTATTGAACAGCATAGTATCATTAGAATCCCAATCTATAGTCGGTGCTTGGCTATTAAAGTAAAATAGGTTTGCGCCTTTATAATTTTGAGCCTGGCCGTAGTCACCCCATGCGTTTACTCTAGTATTCCAATCTTCATCTAAACTAGGTAATGTAGATTCTATTAACTGTTTAATTTGGGCGTCGTTGCTACTGGAAAATTGAATTTTATCTAATTGATCTTTGCCAACTAACATTACATTAGGCATGCCTAACCAATAAGGATCTCCGAAAATTTCCATTTCCATATCAATCAAGTCTCTAGGAGCAAGCAAAACTGTAAAGATTTTTTCCATTAACTTTTCGTTTTCTGCTTTTACAATATCAATATCTTCTCCGATTGCGTCTGGCTCCATTCGTGGTCTTAAACTAGAATAATTAACAGACAAAATTTCATTATAGATTTTTTTAAAATCTATATCTTCTGCAAATTTTGATTTTATTGCCGCAAATAATTCTGATCTGTTGTTAACAGAATTAGTTGGCTTGGCAGCTTTTTCTTTTGCTCGTAATTGATTTTCTTTTTCAAGAATAGAAGCATTAAGAGTTTCTATATATTTTTAGATCGTTTCGTTTCTTGAACTATCTGAACCTTTTCTATTAATTTCTTTAGTGGCGGCGGCAGCACTTTGTCGTAATTCTTTAATTTCTTTTTTTGCGACTCCATTTTTATCATTTTGCACATACGGCGTAGCATCTTTTTTATAATTCTGAGGATTCATTTTTCCTGGTCCAGACACACCTCTATCTGTCCATATAACAGGAAAACTAGGCAAGGCATAACTTTGATTAAATTGCAAATCCACTTTAATGATTTCCGTGTTTAATCCAGTATAATTGTGATAGTATACTTTGCGTAATAAGCCTTCTTGTATATAGTATTTTAACTTTCCAAGTACTTTACTTTTACTGCTTTGTTTATTCAGTATGTCAAGCTCGTCTGGATACTGATACATATTTGGTTGATCTGCTAAGAAAATTAAGAAAATATGTTTAACTGCATAGCGGCCACGAATATAGTCAAAGTTTTTATTAACTGTATAAGTTTCGATTCTAAAAAATTGATATGGCTTGCCCATATTATCTTCTATAATTTTCTTATTAGCTTCGCTACTACCACTAGCACCTGGTTTTTGGCCTTGGCCTTTACCAGGTAATAAATCAGAAACTTCTTTAGTACTCATCAGCACTCGGTTGATCCAAGAAATAATAGTAGTACCTGGACGAGCGGTGATATCCCATTTTTGTTTTCCAAACCAACTGCTACCAAAAGATTCTTTAACTCCGGGATCGGCTTTGCCTTTAGTTGTAAAGGTAAATTTTTCTACATCGGGCTGAACAAGGAAATGATATTCATCGTGAAACGGATCAGATTCTGCTGGATGGGCGCCACCCGGGCTACTAACAGAGCCTGCTTTCTGTCTTGACTCTGCATATTTGTATTCTTTAGTTTCTAATTGAATACTAAGTTGTTCGAAGAATGTTTTAATATTCTCTGCTTTAATTTTTGTAGTGTCTTTAATTGGCTGAACTAGATCGGTTTGACTATGATGATTAGAATGTATAAATTTCAATACATATTCGCTGCCTTTTTCACTGACACTACTTTTAACATCTGTTGCCACTAACATGATTGGCCATATATATTTCATTGGACTATCGACACCAGTCGAACTAATATAATTTTCTGCTAGGATTTCTATCTCTAATAAAAATCTAGCATCTAAGTGATTTTCACAGCCTACTTTGAAAGCTGCCGCTCTGATATAATCAAAGAAGGTAAAGCCCATAGGCTCAAAGATTTTTAAATCTCCGTAGCCATTGTAAGCTAGACTTGTTTGGAAGTTAGGACTTATTAAGTTCTCCCAATTAATTTCACCCATAACAAATCGGCCTGTTGTTGCAGTTTCCGCAATAACTACGCCCATTCTAGGATCAAGATCATTGATGTTTTGTGGATTAATTATAGTTAATCTTGAATAATATGTATCTGCCATTATTAACCGCCGTCGTGTAAAATATGTCTTGGATTTATTAACACACCGACTTCCGATCTCGGCGGTCTAGGTCTTGGATTACTACCTGGACCTGTTTTATTATTTTCTTTTTCTCTTGCTGCTTGTAATTCTGGTAAGGTTTTACCTGGTGGTTGAGCAGGAGTGGTGGTAGGTTTTGCAGGCCTATTTTTATCACTGCTCGGAGTTGATGTTAATAAACTTCCATTATTTTTTTCGAAACTTGCAATATCTGCATCGTCTCTAGGAGGAACAGGTACACCGTTTTTTCTTTTTTCAAAATGAAGATGGGCGCCCGATGTCGAGCCAGTATTTCCGCTATACCCTATTAATTCTCCTTTAGGTATAGTTTCTCCTACTTTATAATTTCCAGGATTATTATCATCTAAATGTCCAAATATATATTCTTTACTAGCATCATTGGGATCTTTAACATATATAGCTTTTCCGTATCCAGTAGAACCACTATCTGTTATTCTAGAAACTTTTAAATTTTGATTAGCGTAAATAGGGCTGCCAACTGGTGCTCGTAAATCTATGCCGGTATGATTCTCACCGCACGTCGGACAAGGTTTTGGTCGTTTGCCGAATTCAGATGTAACGCCAGCCATCAATTAACTCCTGCGAGTTTTTCTAACAATGCTGTATCTCTTGGAACTAGTACTGTTAGTCCTGCTGTAAAATCCCAAATAGGATCTTTAATTAAATCTGCATTAGCCAGTGCAATGATCCACCAATATCTACTAGAACCATATTGCTGGTAACTGAATAAATCTATTCTATTTTCACATTCCATTGGAACAATTACTTGATCTCCGGTACTTGTGGTTAAAATTGGTAGTTTTGCAATATCTAAATAAAATTTACGGTATCTACTATCTCGTAAATAACTTTTGGTATCATACATTATGCCAGAAAAATTTGATACGGCCATAATTAAATGTATCCTTTACTATTTAATTTTCCAGCGGCAAAATCTTGAAGTGTAAAATTATTCACCGTTTTATATATATTTTGTTGCACTAATAATCCTATAGAAATAGTAAAAAATACAGGAAGGTAAATTTCTTTCGGACGTGTTCCGGTGACTACCATCTCCGGTGTATCTATTCTTCTAGGATCATTTAATGCAAAATCAGCGGTACTCTGTCCTGCACCTGCCCCATTTTGATTTATATTATTTGTAGCAATTTCAGGACGTCTTACTGTTTCTAAGTCTTTGTATAGATCACTGTCTGGATCTACTTTTCCTTTAACATAATCTATATCTTCTGGAAATGTCATGTTAAATTTACTAATAACTACCGGTACATTATCAAAGACTTGATTGCCGTAGGCAAAGAAACGTAATATTCTCGGAGGTAATCCTCTATCTGGATCATTTCTGCCATAGTTCATTTTAGTATATGTTCGTAGAAATCGCAAAGCATACGCACTTAAATTAAAATGTTCGCTGGTATGGGCACTGAACTTACAAGTCATATTGATACTGGGATTTTCAGTTCTGCCATAGCCATATGTTTGATAGTTAGTATGGCTCATGGCATAACTATCATATTTGACTTCTTGTCCATATTCAATCTGAGGTGTATACGGGAAATCTAACTTTTTTAGATTGCCAATGGGATTTCTTGGTTGTAAATATACTGTACTCATAACTATATTTATAGTAAAATAATGTATAGTTTTAATGAAAAGACTTGACATCAGTAATAAAAATGTGTTATTATATGTTATGGCAACATCACAAGCAAACCCCTTAGCAAAACAGTACTTGACTAACAAGGAACTACTCAAAGAAATACATTTGAGTAAAAATCGTTATAGCAGTTATTCCTTACCGGAATATGGTGACTACGATTTAATTCTACCCAGTGTAGATAAGATTAATATCAGAACTATTGCTGATGCTAAACGGACCAAGGCATTACGTCTTAGCCAATTAGCATTAGTAGAAGCACAAAAGATTAATCCTAAAACTAAACTAGCAGAAGTAGAAATCGACTATAAAAAAATTCTGAAGACTGATGTAGTCTTTAGAATTATGACACACGATCATGTGCCTTTAGAGCCAGGACGTAAAAAGACTCCTAAGAACAGAGGAGACCATCATAGTAAATGTAATTTTCCTCCATTTCAACATTTTAAATTCAGCACTGAAGATGGTGCAGGTAAAGATGATTTAATCTGCGTAGGCAAGTCGCACTGGAAAGGTGACATGGACACCGGCGAGTTTAGTTTAGAAGGATCGATGACCAATAAACTTGCTAAAAGTTTTATGTTACTCTGCGAACGATACAGCATGAGATTTAACTGGCGTGGCTACACTTATGTAGATGAAATGCGAAGTCAAGCATTACTACAATTATCACAGATAGGACTACAATTCGATGAATCAAAATCGCAGAACCCTTTTGCGTATTATACTGCCGCTATTGACAACAGTTTCACTCGCATCCTTAATATTGAAAAG